CTTGTCTATACAAGTATCCTTTAAAAGCTTTCTTGTAGAATCATTAAGTTTTGATTTTCTCCAAGTTGTTTCATAGTCAGTCTCACGATGAGTTTTTACTTTATTATCATGATAGAAAGTAAAGGTTCTAGACTCACCTGTATCCGATACAATATTATTAATAGTCTGAAAAAGAACAATTGAATTTTTTGCAGGAAGCATATCAAGAATTTCAATAGCTTCTCTAGGATTTGCCCTTGAAAGAAGCATTTTAATACGTCTTTCAAGCATTGAACCACTTGAAGCATAAATTCTCGCAGCTCCTAATACATCACCTTCTGCAAGGAATTTAAGAGCACGTCTATCAGGGGACTGCGCATTTGTTTCATTAGTTACTTTAAGAGTACAGTTAGGAACAGCCTTACGACAAACAGAAACAATTTTATTATAATATTTAGCTTGCTTCTTAGACATTGGACAATGTTTTACATAAGGAATATAAGAAGCAATTTCTTCAAGCTGAGGCTTAATAACAGCCATTCTACGGGAATCACCAAAACACTGCTTAAAACAAGCATTATCTCCAAATTTCTGAATAGAAAGCTTTACAATATCCTTTTTATCTAAAAATCTTGCAAAAGCAATGTCAGATTTAAGAAGGGTAAAAATATTATCTTTGCATTTAATTTCAAAATTTTCTTTAAGAAGACCTTCATTAGTAAGAAGGCCTGCATAATAAAGAGCTGTAAACTCTTCGAGCTCATCTATAGAAAAAGGACGAGTATAAGAACAATAAGATTTTAAAATATTTTCAAGTTGCTGGTAAGCTTCTTCAACATTTAAAATTGTAAAAGTTCTTAGCTTAACCTCATCACCTACAAAGTATTCAGGAAGGTCCTTCTTAAATATTTCAATTCGACCAAGGTCAGTAGCATAAGCAAAATAAGAAACAATCTGTTCAATAATAAGTTCTTCTTTTGTAAAATACTGAGTATCCTGTGGATTTGCATAAAAAGATTTAGGAACTTCTAATTTGAAAACTTCAGAAATATCTTTAATCATATCACTTGTTAACAAATAAGGTTTATCTACCACAATACCAAAGTTAGCAAGTAAATAAGCATTATAAAATTTTGTTTTTTCTGTAACAGCCTCCTGCTCAGAGGTACTTACAAGAAAATGACGAAGAGTTAAAATATTTCTCAATCTTGAATTTACATTAAAATCAAACTGCATAATAATAATCTCCTTAAAAATTTAATATAATAAAAGTATAATATTTTGAACTGACTCTTAACATCGTAATTTTTGGAACGAAATAAGAAATAAGTACAGTCTCTTAAAATATTATACTTTTATAAATATTAGGCTTAGCTTTCTAAAGTCATTTGAGAGTGACAAATCTCATCTAAGGAAATAAGCATAAGCTCTAATTTTTAAGATTAATAAGGCCAAACTACTATTTTACCTATTAAAATTGTTCGAAATAAGTATTGGCTCGAAATTAATCACATTTTATTATACAGTATTAAATTTTAAAAATTTCAAATTTTATAAAATTTATATTTATATTTTTATAAAATCTATATTTATATAAATAAATATATTATAATTTAAATAATTATATATTATTTATTATATATAATTTTATTTTATAAAATTTATAAAACATTTTTAGTTTTATCTTTATCAGGCTGTTTCATATATTACTGCTAAAATAGTTTTTAACTGATCACTTAAAACATTATTTTCTACATTAGTACCGATGCTAGAATATGATGATTGTGCATCATTAGCTGGTCTAACATAAACATAATAGTTCGAGGTAGAACCATCTTCACTTATAAGGCAGGCATCATAAGGTGATGGTACTTTACATGAAGTGAATGCAGTCTTATCTGTAGTTAATGAGTAAGTATTTCTAAATGCCCTATCCTTTGAAGTAATATTATTAAAATTATTTGTGAAATCTACTACTTCTTGATCAGCCAAGCCAGTTACATCACTAGTATGTAAAATAAAGTCACCATAGTTATTTCCAATTAACCAATCATAGACCGGTTTTTTATTTTCTGTGTCTGAGTTAATTGCAGTAGCAAAGGATAGGCTATTAGTAAATGCAAATGCACCTGTAACATTATTTAATATAGAATTGGCAAAAGTAGATTCTAAAAATTTAGAAGTACCATCAGTAATTGCAGGAAGTGAAGATAAAGCAAACATATAAGAAATATCTGTAAGATTATTTTTAACGCTTTCAGCCATAAATGCACGAGTAAGTACACTATTTCCTATAGAAGCATTGAAGTAAAAAGCTCCATTTGCTTTATTAATCCTTAAAGGATTACTAATATTATAATCAAATAATTTTACTGGTATTTTCAGCTGTAAAGGTATACGCTCAATAATTGTCGCATTTGTATTGAAAGCAATATAGTTAGAATAAGATAAGGTATTTAAGTTACTTATACCTATTCGGCTAAAAGCATAGCGTATATCTGTGATATACGGAGCTTTAGCTAACCAATCTACAGGCACAAAGTATCTAGCACAGCTATCTCTGAAAATTTCACCTTCATCTATACCATTTTCTTCCATTATAATATAGTTATCTTGATATTTATAGAAGTGTGGATATACATTACAGAAGTTTCCAGCAATATAATGCTCAAGCGCCATGTCGGTTGGTTTTTCAAAAGTACACGGATATTCTGATGTAATATCTCCTGTTTTTAAAGGAGCTGTACACATGCGAGTACAACCAGCAAACAAGTAGGCAATAGATGATAGTGCTACCGGTAGATTTTTATCTCCATAGAACATATCAGCAGGAATTGGGCCCGTTAAATTACTACAATTCAAGAACATGCCTGTAACTGAACTTAGTTGAGTACAATTAGCTAATAAACCATACTGATTAATATTTACAATTTTATGACTAGGGTCTTTAATATAGTTTTCTAAGCTATATACGTCTGAAGCTGCTGCAAAAAGTTCTTGCCAATTATTGTTATCATAATCAGCAAACTTGTATTTTGAATAGGTAATTTCAGCTGTTGTGCCTTTAATTGTCAAGGTAAGGCTATAGTTAGCATGCTTTTCTACTATATTGCTTTCAAATATTGTATCAGACACATTAAAGTTTTTAATACTTAATTCATTAAGAATAACAGCTTTTGCGGTATTTTCGGCAAGTACACCTAGAGATTCTATACTTGTATCAGGTTCTACATCTAATCTAGCATTAATTGCCTCTTTAACTTTACTATCAAGACTTTTGTTAGTTTGATTTATAAGGCCTTTTGCAATGTTTTCACAGTAGAGTTTGTGTGCTGCGTCCAGTGCTGTTAAATCATTAACTGTAGCTGTTCCAACTCCTATACTGCCACTAAGACTAGTACAACCTGCAAACATATATGAAACATTTGTAAGAGAACCTCTACAGCTATTAAACAAGGTAGCTGGAATAATGCCTCCATATGCTAGTGATGCATCTTGAAAGAATAGACTACTACAATTAGATAAGCTCTTACAGCCTGCAAATAAACTAGAAAATTCAACACTACGTAAGTTTGTACAATTAGCAAACATATATGCAATATTACTAAGGTTATCTTTATTTTTAAACAGATTTGAAGGTAAGCTCTCTATTCCACTTAGCATAAATGTTCCACGAGCAGTTTTTAAAGACTTGGGTAAAATTGATAAATCATCTTCGGGATCAGTTGATATTGAACCTTGTATAGTTTTAACTTTTGTACAGCCAGCAAAAGCATATTCAATGCTCTCCATAGTAGGTGTGGTAGTATTTGCATTAAAGAAATTTAACGGAACTTGTGGAAGTATAGTAGAATCATCAACATCGGTAAATCCTTCAAAGACAGTATTTTCAATAATATTACCTTTAGTATCTACGTTACAAATTAGCTTACTACATGATTTTAAGGATGTACTATTATTAAATAAATTATATGGAAGACTTGTAATTTTGGTATTCATAAATAAACCACCAAGAGTTACGTTTCCAAAACTACTTTGCAGTATTGGAACATAAGTACCACTTCCTACATTTACCAAACCTGTTAACGAAGTGAAAAAGCCATTTGGGATAGAACCAGTTAAATTTTTACATCCGCTAAATAGACCACGAGCTGACCGTAATGCTGTCATTGTGGTAGTACCATCACCAAAAATCAATGGAAGAGTAGTATCAATACCATCAGACATTGTACCGGCAAACATACCATCTATATTCTCAAGTAAAGTCAAATCTGTTAAAATATTGGCAGCTAAACCATTTATTTTAGAGCACTTGTAGAATGCTAAAGAACCACGTACTAACGTTTGTAGGTCTTCAAAGAAACCTTTGAGACCATCATTTACTTCTAAGTTCTTACAGCCATTAAACATGCTTTCTATTGTCTCTACTGGAGCTACTTTATTAAATACATGAGAATTATAGTTTGTAGTTTCCCCAACAATAGTATAATTACTAAGAATACAGTTACTTTTATTCTCAGCATTACTGCCAAGGTTCACACAATTATAAAAAGTATAAGCAGCATTTTTTAACTGAGTCATTTCTTCAAAAATAGTAGAAGGAACGAATTCTAGTTTGGTGCATTCCGAGAAAAGCGCATTTACATCTTGAACACCAGTCATATTAGTAAATGCGTGAGCATAAACTGAGCTAACTTCATTTTCACCTACTGCTTCTACTGTAATAGGAGTTAAATCTAAAGTAGTTAAGTTAGAGCAAGAACGAAAACAGCTAGTAAGTACTTTAACTAGTTTTAGTTTTTCAGTATCTACTCCAAAGAAATCATATGGTATGTTTATTAATTTATTATTACCATAAGCATATAAAGTAAAATCTGGACAATTTGCAGCCACTAGTAACTTAGCTGTTCGAGCAAGTGTTTCTGCTGACAATTGACCACAGCCATAAAAGAAACCATTACCTTTAAGGCCACTTTGAGATTCAAAAGACAGAACATGATCTGGAATTTCTTCAAGCGCAGAACAGCTACTAAAAGTACTAGCTGCGCAATCTGTTTCTATAGTCAATCTACACTCATTATCAAAACTCACTAAATTGCTACATCCACTGAATGTACTTGTTGACGTGGTACAATATGTGAGCTTTTTAATTCTATTTACGGCCGTATTCTTTGTAATTGATAGTGACTTAAGATTTGCCATTGAACTGAAATCATATAGGCCTTCAGCTATTTCATTACCAGTAACAGCTAATGACTTAATAGTTGATTCATTAATGTATAATGTTTCAATCTTAGCTTCATTAGGTAAACGCACAAGACCAAATTTGTTAGCACTGCTTGAGCCGCCCGTTGATTTAAGATTTAAATAGATTAAACTCGTTAGGTCATTTAAATCTAATCCCGTATATTCTGTACTATCCCAAGCAAAATCAAAAATTGGGGCTACTGTATTTACTAGAGATAATGATAATAAACTAGGCAACTTTAAAGATAAAAAAGTAAGATTATTTGAACCATGTAAATTTAATTTTGTGATACCATCACAATTTTCTAATATTAATTTTCGAAGCTGACCATGTGGAATTAATTTATCAAAAGCTGTTTTCACTTTTTTATCAGTGATACTCATATCATCTTCTATTAAAATTTTAGGACAATTTTTAATAGTTAATTCTTTTAAGCGAGTACATTCAGTTAATTTAAGTTTATCTACAGTTAAGTGAGCCGTTCCTTGTACTTCTAAGGCTTCTATATTTGTTTTTGTTAAATCAAGTTTTGTTAAACTTGAACGGGCAGGTAGGAGTAAAGAAGTAATTTTAGAATTTTTTGCAGAAACTTCAACTAAGTCTTTGCAGGCCGATAAATCAATAGTTAAGTTGCGCTCTGAGTCTAATGCGCCTGCATCATCAAAAATAAACTTACGTAAATAACCATTAGGACTTAAAGTTAAATTACTAAGCTTCGCACAGTCAGTCAAATCAAGCTCGGTTAGTCCGGCGCACAGATCTAACAGACATTTAGTTGGGTTAGCATAATGTAAATGGTCTAGCCCAGCAATATTAGCACCACCACTTATTATAACTTCTGCATCACCAGCATCAGAAAGTGCAGGAAGCCATATAAGCACACCTGGATGTAATTCACCATGGAATATATAAGAGTCTTCTGGAGTAACTAGTGTTTTTAAGGATAAGTTTACTGATTGTACAGTAATAGTAATATATTGCGGTCTATGAACACGAATACCACAAGCCACACACCTAGTATTACCTGTAAATTCTTGTGTACCTCCGATTTTATTTGCTTCATCATACTGGTCACCTGGGATATAGCCAATACGTAACTCTGTTTTATTTGCAGTATTATAATCAAAGAAAGAATCTAAGAAAGTAATACGAGCAGTTAAAAAGTCTCTATAACGGTTTTTTCTATTACCACTTATACAATAAAGGTACCTAGAATTATATTCATATTCACCCTCAAGTGTACTCGTAGAGCCATCCTCATTAGTAACCTCTTTTGCAGACTTATAATTCAGATACTTCGCGGCGGCATCTCTGTTATAGAAACGTTCACCAATAACATTTGATGTCATCTTGTCTACATAGTTGCAAATTGCATCAACGCTATATATTCCCTGTCGACGTAATGCTTTGTATATAGTAGCAATTTCATCTCTATAAACCGTACCAAAAGTTTTCCAAAGATTTGAGTTTGAAGTATTATACTGATATCTATTGGAATGCTGATTAGCTACCACAGTATTCCAGTTACTGATAATGTTACTTGCTTGTATATAACCCGCATTTACTAGTTCTCCAGTAAAGCTGTAAGGAGACAATACTTGATTAAGTTCTACTATTTCAGGAATTTTATCCTCACCGGAGTTATTAAGTCCCATCTGGGTATCCATATCATATGGACGTGGATATAATTTATTAAATTTAGAATCAGCTGGATAATCTGTTGTAGGCACGCCAGGACATTTCCAAATATCAAACATAGCATTTTTACCTGCATTATCTACCTGAGCAAATAATAGCATTTGTAAATAGTAGGCTAAACAATATTCTAAGCTAAAGTATTTTTCAAAGTTTGCTTTAAACTTTTGTGTGTCACTTTTAGCACTACTAATCCAGTTTATGGCCCTTTCAATAGAATCATAAGTTTCTTCTAGGTTGTCTTCATCCACAGAAGAAAATCTAGGGGAGAGCGTTGCTTCGAGATATGAATATCTAGTAAAAGGTTTCCATTCTGATTCTTCCTTTTTTTCATCATAGGTATATACCCACAATGTATAAGTACCATCTTTTATTTTTTCAGTAAATGAGGTAAGTGTTTTTACATCATCTGCAATTTCTGGATCATTAAATGATTTACCTTGAGACTTTTCAAATAATACAAGAACTTCTGTATCGCCTCTAATTAAAGCTGCGTAATATTGAGCTATCTCATCAGCGAAGGCTTCAACAAAAGGTACAAAAGCTGCGGCATGCTCGTCAGTATTTGCACTACCTTCATATGAAATACAAGAGAGCCTTACATCTTGATCATTTTTTATAAGGCTTTTATCAGCTTCACTGAAGGCAGAATGCTCATAGTTAACCTCAGCACCACTAATTTCAAATCCTAGCTGTTTACCTTCTTTATCTACATTAAACATATAAGAGCCCGCATAACTCAGTCCGGGTAAATCCTCAAATCTTACAGTAGTTTTAAGAGCCTTTAAGTCTAACTCAGTATTATCTGAGTAGTAAACAACACATGGAAAACCTGCTATCGCATCTCTGTAGATAGACGTGGGTTCTGGATTTTCACTAGTACTTATTTCTGTTCTAATGCTACGAGCGGGACTATAATGTTTAGCAATAGCTTCAGTATTATCTGTGCTATACTTATGATAAGCAGCGATGACACTATCTAAAACAGCATCTTGATAATAACTAGCTGTTGGAGTATTATTTCTGTGTGAATGCTCCATAAAGTCACACTTCAAGGTATAAACACTGCCTGCAGTGTGCCAACCGGTCTGGTCACTCTGGAAAGGTGGTAAAATTTCTTTTTTACTACGTGTTAGAGGGGCACCATCGGAAGCTCTATTCATCTGTTTTACTTTTATTTGATAGTTTTTAACTGGATATGCAAGTGAAGATGTACCCTGTAAATAAACATCAACATCAGTTTCTACAGCTGACCAAAGTAGTTCATTAGGATTGTCTGGATTAGGCATACATGCATACATAGAGCAGTTTACAAGAGAAGTTTTAGAACCATGTTTAATATTATCATTAGAATCCAATACAGTATTTTTTTCTGTAATACTATGCAAATCGGTAAATGTAGTAGGATTTAACTTTTTAGTCCAAGTTTTTTTGTCATTAAGCTTATATTTTGCATTATAGTCAGCCCAACGTGCCTCATCTTCTTCAGAAGCACCTACAACATTTTCAGGGGATAGTTTATTTTTAATAAAGAAAATTTTAGGTAATCCGTCTGTATTTCGGTTTTCTACTATGGCTGCTTCCTCTTCTTCTCTTGTGTATAGATAGTTACAATATACATCCTTGGAAGTTAAAGCTGCCTTGTATACACGTAAAACTTTAAGATCGCACTTACCAGTATTTATTACTTCAAGTGAATCTACTGACAGAGCCGGCTCTACAAAATTAAGACTATTTTCTGCCATCTCACCATTAATAATAAGAGGTGGCATATCTTTAATAGCTGAGTGAATGCTAGACCAGGAAGCCGTATCAATTTTATTAACAGCTACTAGGGTACCATCAAGGTATATGCGAATAGTTGGATAAGGATTTATATCTTCCTGATCGGTAATACCTGACATATTACCATTAATATCAACGTTTGGATTAGAATCAAAGACCGCTACAATGTGATGCCAGGAGTCTCTTGAAAAAGCAACCTGAGCCTCTTCCTGTCCTTTCAGTTTTATATAGGCTTTTTCATTATCGATAAAGAAACCATCTGCGCTACCTGTCTTATTCATTAGCGTAATTATAGCTGAATCTTTATCACCAATATAAGTATTACGAAAATAAGCTTCAATGGAAAAAGCAGGTTTATTGTGTCCTGCTTCTACATTTGACGCAAGCTCTGTCCACGGAGAATAAGGATTTAAAGTACCATCTGCAGCCTTTTTGTACATAACTGCATAAGTATTATAAGATAAGTTTAATCTAGCAACAGGATCGTTTTGTTCAGTACTTTCAATAACACCTGTTTGGCCCTTAATACTATTAAATAATTTTAAACCTAGCTGTGTGCTACCCTCTGAGTCATTCCATCTAGTATTTGAAACTTGGGCTGCTATTGTGTCGGGGATAAGAGTACCAGCAATAAAGTCCGGCTGACCTGCGATACCCGCGTCTGCTATAGTATCAAAATTAAATAATAAATCATCAGTACGATAAAGAGATTCTGTTGATGCTTTTTCTAATTCAAATAATTGATAATAATTTAAAGTATTTTCTACTGGCACATCACCAACAGGGCGAGCTTTAACTTCAACTAAACTCCTTAACTCAGTATGAGGGTCTAGTTTATCCAATGGCCACTCTATTCTATATAAATTCCATAAAGGGGCTTCTATACCATGTGTTACGGTTTCGTCATAATTTTTGGTTGTATTTACGGTTAATTGTACTTTATTTATATCAGCGCAGTCACAGACGGTTTCTGCAGAATTATCAAAAACTCTATTACAAATTTTACAAAAACAATGAGAACCATTACCATTTAAAGCTTCATGGTACAAAGTACCTGTTAATTTTATTGTATTAGTAAAGTTAGCTAACGAAGGAATTGTTGTTTTTGCAATAAAGCTTAACTGACAAGTCTCACGTGTAGATACACGTAGGTCTAAAGCCTTTGTTGCTACAACCGCCAAAGTTTCTGAAGTTAAACGGTCAATGTTTCTTTTTAAAATAGCCGAAGTTATAATTTCAGAATTTGTAGTTAACTCAGGTGTTGTTGATAAAACTAAGCATGTAGCTAAAACATGTGTACCACTTGCAGAGGTCTTAGGTAATGCTAAGCAGCGGTTATCTGTAATACCTTGACCTACTAATAAAGGGCTATCTGAATTTAAACTAATTTGTTCCCATTGATCTAATGTTTCAGTTGAAATACTTGTAGGAATTTCAATGTTAGGCTCGAAAAACTTATATAGCAAATATCCATAGCTATTTAGCTGTCCAATTTTATAAGTGAATTCATATGGATACTCTTGTTCGTCCAAAGTAAACAGTTTACGTTTTTCATCGTCAGACTGAATGGCTGAAAAGCTTATACTGTTACAATAACGTCTAAATTCTAAGAAATTAGTACCCCAAGGAGTTAATGCAATTTTGCCGGCACCATCGGTAACTTCTACTTTGTATAGATAGTCAGCATAGTCTCTGAAGGAGCCTAGCTGTATAACTACCACACCTTTATTCACCTGTTGTGACTGCACAAACTTATAGTTGGACTCTGAGCCGTTTATTTTACGATATACTGTTACAGTACACTGACCTAGCGAAGGGGTATCAATATAAAAAGCTAGTGACAGTTGGTCCCCAAATGCAACAGGTTCTGAAGGAATTGCTGGAGCTATTTCTGCATCCACATCTGTAGACGCATATTTTAATTTAGGCTCAGCGAAAACTCGATTAAATAAAATATCTAAAGCTGTATCAACTTCATGTAGAGATTGTTTCTGATTTTGTTCATCTACATATGAGCCTGAGTACGCAATATCTTTTGCTTCTGCTAGCTCAAATTCGCCAGCAGGCTCAAAAGTATCTAAAATTTTAATTGACATACTATGTTATATCCTTTCTAATTTTAGTTTATAGTTATCTCTACTTGGTCAATTATTTTTTGATTTGACCTATATACGAGATAGTCATTTTCTAATTTAATTTCTAGTTTAGTAAAACCAGCATCAAAACCAGCGCTAGTAAATTTTAAGTTATCTAGCTGACTAATATAATATATATAACCGCCTGGTGCATCTAACTCCTCAGTAATAATTGTGTTATTCTTACGTTCGGATTTTTCAATATCAATAGATGCAACTTTTTCAATATCAGGTGAGCTAAAATCACTTAGTTGAGTAAAAGTAAAATTAACATTTGGACGTACTTGAATGCAGTACTGCGTAGCAGTAACCTTGTCTGGTGAACCTGTTCCTCCTCCGCCTCCACTAAAGAGCTCTAAAGCTCCTGTAAGGTTTAATATATAAGTCTCTAGCAACCCGTCGGCATTTACAGTTACTAACATACCTGGGAAAGCTTGATTGTTTTCTATATAATTTTCTGCTTCTGTTAGCGAGCTAAAGATTAAAGAAGCTGGACAAGCATAGTATTTGCTCTCTATAGTATCTAATCTGGTAGAGTGTTCTTCTACACTAGCGGTCAGCTCAGTAACGTTACCAAATTCTTCCCATTGAGAACCTGTCCATACGTACTCTTTATTTCCATAAATAACTACATCACCTGGTATAGCCTCTACTTCTCGACTATTAAGAATAATTGGATTTGTATTAGGTTCATCACAAACATTGGTAGTAGTAACCCCAATGAAGTCCATTACGTTTGCAACAGTGCTTTTCCAAGACTCTAAATCTGCTACTCGGTCTTCATAGACAGTAAAAATAAGATGATTTACATGTCCGTTTTGTTCCTCAAATTTATCATCTATATAAGAGTTAATGTTATCGGAGAGAGCATAATTAGTTAAAGAATCTAATAAGTCATTAAGTGACTTTTCTAGTTTTGTTAAATCTTTATTTATTGCTGTTATTTTAGTCTCGTTGCTGTTTTTTTCGACTATAAATTGTCCTTTTAAATTATCGAGACTTGCACCATCTTCATCTAACTGATTAGCTAACTTCTGCAGGCTACTATCAGTTGTGGTTAGCTTAGTTTTGAGTTCAGAAATATCTTTGTCTATGATTTCATGTGCGGTGGCTTGAGCCTCTTTAAAAGTAGCTTGAGAACTCACCAATACATCAACGATACTTGAGAGCACTTCAATATCTTTTTGTAAATTAGCTTGATTAGATAATAGTTCAGAATAAAAATCAGTAAGCTTTTTATCAAGTGTATTTATTTTTTCAAGATTACTGCTGATAGCTTTTAAATTTGTTTCTAAATTAGTTTGGTCAGCTTTTGCTAAAAAATCTATTTGTTCATCTATAAAGCTTTCTAACCAAAGTAGCTTTTTACTAAGCTGACTAATATCATCAGTATTCTTCTGTGTACCTAGAGATATATCACTTTGTTCTGCTTTTATAATAGTAGCAGAGTCAACTAATTCAGAGGAAGTTTCCTGTAATATTTTAATCTTTTTATTAATAGTGTCAATATAATTATCTATTCTTATCTGTAGGAGTTCATCTACTTCTTTACCGTCTGAAATTTCTTGTTTCAGTGTCTGTAGGATTGCCAAGATACTAGTTGTATCTGATGAACCTTCATTAGTATTATTGTCCAGTAAGGTTTTTAAGTCTTTAAAATCTTTTAAAATTTCTAGAAGTTGCTCTTTTATCAAGCTTTCTGTAGTAATTGCCCTAGTCTGTTCTTTGGCGATCTGAGCTGAAAGATCAGAGGATACTTTAGATAATTGTGAATTTAGACTATCAGCAACTATATCAAGCTCATTGCTAAGATTTTCTATCGCTGTTTGATACTTTATACGTTCTTCTTGTAACTTAGTCTGAATTTCAGAATAGAGAGCTTTATTACTTGAAGTATTATTTTCAGTTAATTCATCTAAAGCATTATTTAGCTCTTGCTCAGCTTTTTGTGCTCTGGCAACCTCAACTCTTAATTTATCTATAAGCTGATTAAAAGTCTTAGTGCTTTCTTGTGTTATTTTTTGAGATAGCTCAGTTTTAACTCTAGTTGTTGCTGAAAAAAACTCATCAGATGTGCTATTTAAATTATTTTCTAGTTCTTGTTCAGCTTTTTTTGCTCTTAAAGTCTCAGTTGTGAGGTCTTTCTTCAGCTGTGTAAGCGCTTCAGCTGTTAAGGTATTGTCTTGAATAGATGTCTGTGATTCTTGTGCTTTTTCTATCTTGGTTAGTCGCTCCACTAGTCCCTCGATGGCTGTAATAGGATGGGCATCAGAAGCATCTCTGTTATATAGATAGTCATGATTAAATATTTTAGGGCTATCTAAAACATCACCAGTAAGTCCATCATTTTCATCAAAGGAAATATGTCCCTTTATCATTTAAACACCTCATTCATTAATAATAAATTTTGTACGCCCTATTATAGTTGACAAATTAGCTGCTGTTTCTTTAAGACTCTCTTGGCCGGTTTTAGTGCCTTTTTGCAGTTTTAAAGTATAATAATAAACACCCGGTTCCAAATTTATAGTATCTTCTCTTTCAAGAATTATTTTAAAAACATGAATAGGACCTTCTTTAGTATCAATAATATTGGCATCCTCATAAGTGTAACCTCTTAGTATTATGGCATCTTCAAATCTATCATGAGGATTAAGTAATGCAAAATATAATATATCGTCAGGCTTTAACTCGTATACTCCAGTTGCGCGGGATTCATCATAAATTGTCATATTAAAAGAAAAACGATCTCCACGATTCATCATTAAAATTGTATTAGACATTAAAAAACCTCCTTAAATTCTTTTAATTTTTAAGATCATATAATTTAGCATAAAAAGTACTAATATTTAATTTATACTTAATAAAAATAAATAAAACCAAGGCTAATGAAATAGCTCATCAACCTTGGTTTAAAATATTTAATTTTTAATTTATTAGTTACCGAATAAGAATTTTTCTCTTATAGAAATAATGTCGGTTTTATAAGGATATGTTTTTGTTTCTTTATCTCTATCTTTTTGATAAAGCCCTCTACAAAAACCATAAAAATAATTCTCTAATGCTGAAGTTAACATCCCAGTACGAGTAATATAACCACAACGTAAAGTTTGGTCACAAACACCTCTAAGTTTTTTCCAAAGATTATAATAGCCTGTTTTACACTTAGTCATAAAACCAGAGGCATCTTCAAAAACAAAGCCTTCAATATACTCATCATTATACTGATAATTTTCATCTTGAGCTTGCATATACAAAGCTCTAAAGTCTTCCCAAGTATTTAGAACATAAGCTTTTTGCTTTACCGAACATCCTATAATTGTTCCAACCTCATTTAAAACTTCTTCATCTAGTGACTGATATTGAAGAGTATTTTTAATAATATCTAATAAAACTATTTCGCTAGCATCATACTGAATAATATGCGGGTCATGTTCAATGTCTTTAACTTCAAATACTAGTGTAACTGGATGATCACAGTTGTAGTAGCTTCTAAGAAGACTTAAAATAGAATCTCTATAAGGAGCTAATAATTCAGTAAAATATCCTACATAGTCACCTTTATTTGTAGATTTAGACGCTATAAATAAATTATCTTTTTTATAGTCATAAGAGACAATTCCCAAAAATCCATTTTCTTTTAGCCAAGCTTTTACAGGAAATTGTAATTTTTCTTTTAAAGCTATAAACTCGGTTTCTCTAACCTCATTAATTCTGAAAAATTTTTCATACGAACGTGCCATAATCTTATTTTCTTCAGTATCGATAAAAAGACCTCTAGCAAGGATTGTTTGGCTATTCCAATTATGACTGTAAAACGCTTCACGGGTAAAGTTAAAAGAAGATACACCTTCACCTAAGCATTTTTCCTGCACAAATTTATTTTTACGTAGGTACTGAACTGCCTGTTCAATTGTTTCAATTCTAAATTCTTCAGTATTTGTATCTTCTGTGATAGGTTGACAATTATTTATCTCTATGATATTCCAGGTACAATCCTGGTTAAGCTCAACTATTCTAAGCTGACCGCCCATTTCAACAGCACCTTCAAGATTAAATACTCTATCAGCAATTTGTGTTTCGTGCTTTTCAGTATTACGATGCCCATGAATAAGATAAGCATTTTCAGCAGTTTCACGTGTCCAAGTCTCGGCAATAGTAAAATAATCCTTATAGTCACCAATACCTTTTATAAAACCAGAAGCTGGTAAATAAAGCAAATTTTTCTTTAAAGAGGGTATACCACCATGGCATGCCAAAACTTCAAGCCCGTTATAAGTAAAATGAGACATCTGTCTTAGTTTACGGTAAAACATTCTAGCTTTTTTAGCATCAAAACCGCCGTTAATCAATTGCGGCTTTGTCTGATTTTCAAACACTCTAGAAACTGAGGGAGAATCATTTCCATAGTTTCTTAAATGTCTTTCATGATTGCCTTCAAGTAAACATACATTTGGCTTATCCATAATAGAATAAAGCCAATTTAATACTTCAGCATTTTGATTTCCTCGATCGAAGTAGTCACCTAAAAAGATATAGGCAACTTCTGGGTCAAGACCTTCTTTAAAATACTGCATTAAGGTATCATAACAACCATGAATATCACCAATAAAAACAATTTTTTTATAGTCTGACATATCAAAAGGTGTTTCAAGAAGTTGTTCAAATTCATCAGGTTTAAGAACAGGAACACCAGCAGGAACTTTTTGAGTTGCAAACCGAGCATAAATATTTTCAATAGCTTCATTCGGTACCCACTTATATTCTGGTCTCTGCTTATTTTGTTTTATACAAGTTTCAAGAGGCACATCTGAAAAATCAACACAATACATTCTGTAGCGATACTGACTAGCTAACTCTTTATATTGCTGAATATCTTTTGTCTTTGAAGCTGTACCGTCAATAATTGTAAACTCGCCTCTAGACATTCTAAACTCTAAAAGATTAAATAGTGTTTTCCAAGTTTGATTTTCTACTTCCTGATTATGAGCTATTGCATATGTACCATCAGCTTTTAACTCATAAGAGCTGCAAAGTAAACGAATTTCATCTGGACAGAGGGTATAAGCTTCAAGATTGTGCTCTCTAATCCAAGTAGACTTTCCTGCACCAGGAGCTCCACGCAAAATCACAAGAGTTCTCATTATATATTAAGTCTCCTTTCAATAAAATACTTAATATATAATACAATAAAAGAAACTCAGATATTTAGTCATATCTGAGTTTCTCTATTAATTCGATAATTTAATATAAATATCTCCTACTTGACCCTTCGAGTAAATAGATTTAGAGCTATCTGTAGGATCGTCGCTACCATGAAAAATATTTTTACGAGTAGTTGAGCCAGTGCCAGTTCCTGCATAACCATAGATATTTTCAAGATTTCCAAGAGTATCATTTATAGTAGCAATGTTTGTAGTATTAGTACTTATATTTGTGGTATTAGCACCAATTTTCTCTTCAAGTTCAGCATCTTTGGCGGATCTAGTTGATGCTTCTGTTGTATCAGCCTCCTGTAGAGCTGCGATAAGTTCTTGTAATTTACTAAATGTATAATAGTTAATTCCGTCTGTTCCAGTTGCAGCACCTAGCTGACTGGTATACTTTGCATAGTAAACCCCTAAGTCAGTATAAGCGCTACCACTGTCAGTAGGATAACCTAATCTTAGATACCCCGTATCTTTGTTTACCAAAAGAAAATAGTACTTACTTGGAATATTATTTATAGAATTTTCTGCACTATTTGGATATAAGATTACTTTAAAAGGTTCAATAGCTCCGTCGGCATCACCGTCTTCTTTTAATTCTGTGCCGTCCCAGTTTAAAATTGGAAAACCTTTAAGTGCCGAAATCAAAGTTTCTAAACTATTTAGATTTATAGCAGCTTTTTTATTAGCAGAAATATTATTATCTAAATCTTCATTAGGTGCAGATATATCTGGTATGTAAATTGGACCGGTAAAAACACCACCATTACTAGGAACTACTGAAACAGCTTTAGCTGCACTACCATTAAATTCTATAGAATTTAATTCTTGAACATTTTCATCAATTACTGTAGTATCTGTGATAGCGATGCTAGAGTCTAATTTTGATTCATTGATGGTTAATTTATTTTCAACTCTGTTTGCAAGATCAGCATGAAGAGAGTCTGCAGCAGTAAGATCATATTCAGTACCATCCAACTCTATTGTATAATCTAATTTATCTGCCATAGCTTATTCCTCCTCATTTATAATATCCTCAGTCGACTCTGGGATACTTTCTGAATCTTGATTATATTTTAACTTTGAAGTTTTAATAGCAGCTAAACTAACAAGCTCAACACCACAAAAAGAAAAATAAGCTCCAGTTAAAGTTGGACTAATCTCTCTGCTATAAAGAGCCTCTAGAACAAAAGCAGCTCCTGTATAAAGCACTATTAAAGTAATTATTACAACTAACATAATATTAGATACTTTTTTCTTTGAATTTTGATTCATCAATTATCATCTCCTTGTATAATTTAGCCTATCTTTATTTTTGAATTAAATCTTTGCTTAAATAGATATCAAAAATATTATCTCTTAAACATATTGAATTTGAACATTTTGGAAAATCACAATCAAATAGATAGTCTGTCTCTTTTTCTCCTAAAGCCACCCAAGTAGAAACACCTATTTGAAAGTTATCAGTAAATTTCAAGCCGTGCAGGCGTGGAATAATAGAATTAGAGACTGTAGTACCAGGCGTACATTTTTCTTCATATAGAAGTCGATGTTTACCGTTCGATACAAGATAGACAGAGTAGCCACAGTCCTTGTTTTGCTTTGCCCAATAGCCATAAGCATTTTTAGAGGGCAATGTAAAAGAGTAATTAAAGGCGTTGCTAGCTAGCGGTCTTTGCAAAGACTTTAACTTAATATCAGCAACCGACTCTGGCAAAGCCTGCTTAGATTTAAAATAAACTTTATTAAAATTTATTAGGTCTGCAGCGCCGTTTACCGAATATTTAATTCGACACCAAAAAGTATAGTATGAATTTGGAATTAAGTTAGAGACTTCAAATTTAATAGTACTTCTGTCCTCTAACCCATCTTCATCAGCATTTAGGGCCACAGAGCCTTTTCGCTGGTTCCAAAAACCCTCAGTAGGCTTTCCATCGGTCACAAGTGTACTGTTTAGTAAGTCTTCTTCCGTTGCTAATAAATATTCAATACTAGAAATTTGAGAAGCATTTGATCTAAAAACAATTGTAGTTTCTAACTTTTGTGGTGAAGTATTTACCGTTTCATATTTTAAAATTGTAGGTTTACTTTGTTGAACACCTAAACCGCCCGCAGTGGTGCCTCTAATATTAGGAAGATAAATAAAACCTTGAAAAGTATAACTAGATGAACTATACGGCCAAGATAAGGTGGACATATAAAAACGAGTTCCATTATAAGCACTATTTGATGTTCTTATACTTGTTATATTACCACTAGCATCCTTTATTATCTCTTCTACCACAGATACATGACCAGCTCCCCCTGTTTTAGAAGAACAACACATAATAGCACCAAGTTGTGGAACATTTCCTCGTTGGTAGCCGTCTGCAGTATTACCAAACCATTTTCCAGCATTATTTCTTGAAAGGGTAGGTTTCACTTGCATTATTTCATATGCACGTCCCCAAGCATAACCAACACAATTAGGGAGTACAGAACCATTTGCTATATGTATACACTCATTAACTCCTCCTACAGAAACGTGTCGCCAATATTTAGCTGTACTACTAGGGGCTTTTGTTCGAGGAGTAAAAGATAAACCTGCAAAAGTTTCAAAAAACTCTTTAGCTGAGTTTATTCTTCTATTTATATGTGGAGTACCAGGGCGCTCCCAACAGTAGCAAAAGGCTTTTGTTAGCTCTTCTACCTTTTTAATCGGATCTGAGGCAGGCCAGGTATATTGGGAACCTGAATAATTAGCAGTTAGGAATGACTGTAATGAAAAGTCTGAAACAAAGCCGTTTTCTCTGGCACAGTCTGAGTTTGCTATCCACTGAGGGTCCGCGCCAGTTAATTTACAATTTTCACCCGATAGCTCACTCCACAAAAATTCACATTGGTGTTGCAGAGATACTCCATAAGCCTCTATCTGTTTTCTTCTGTCATAAGACCACTGGCAAAGACCGAACCCAATACCACTACCGTGTTCGATTGCATTCACATCCCAGCTACTCTCACCGGTAATATTTCCCATAACAGCACAAACAGACTCCATAGGTAGCTGTTTAGTAAGCAAAAAATTACAAACGTATTTCTGAATTTCTTCTTTTGTCATTTAACGCGACCACCTCGGGATTATAAAGTTTTGAATAAGTATTTTACTAATCTGTTTATTAGCTATTCTGTATAGTCTATCAGTTATTAATGTTTCTGGACATAAAATAATTGGGTTAGTTCTAAGAATTTCCTGAGAATTGGCTACTTTAACTGTGTTACCTTTGGATTTAATACGTACCCAAGTTTGAATGCCTATTTGAATAGTGTCTCTGTGCATACAACGATAATCAATTTTTTGTTGGCTCTCTGTAAGCTTAAAACGCTTGGGTATAAAAGAAAAATCAACTTCCAAAGCATAAGTAGATCCAAGGTCAACCTCTCTAGAAGCAACTACTTTATTATTAACAAAAAGCATTAAGGTATAACCCTTAGTACAGGTAACATCTGTTCTATTTGGCCAAGCTCCCCAAAAGCTTGATGCAGGTAATTTAAAATAGGCTTTAAAAGGTTTATCAGGCGAAGTTAGATCCTTCTCAATATCATAATCTCGGTGTAACACTAAATTAGTTACTGGTTTAGGGTAAGACTGAGGTGTTTTAAACTGCACAATAGCTGACTGTACGACTTCTTCATTTGAACCCCCTGCTGCACCGGCACCTTGAAACTGTATTTTATAAGTAGTATCTAATTCTAAGTTATTAAAGCTGCCTTCAAAACTAAAAGTATTTAAATAAAGTGTCGATACAGCGTCTTCAGAAGCAGCACCAAGGTCATCTAAATCCTCAGTTGAGCCCTCATCACCGCCATCTGAAAGATTTTCTAGATTACTACCCTCTATCGAAAGCGTTTCTATAGTCTTTCCATCTTGGTCAAATAAAATTATTTTTAAGTCTGAGGTGTTCCGGTTTACTGTACCAGTAACTTTTAAATCATACTTATATGTTTTATTAGATAATTTAAGTGAGTCAATCATTGGATTAGATATTTCTAATGGTGCTATATAAGTTTGTCCTAACAAAACAGTATCAAGAGAAAACTTACTATCTGTTATTGTACTTAGTAGAGTTCGTATCTCTTCTGCCGAATAATACCCAGATTCTTTTGCCTTATTATTCACCATTGTTGCGATAGTTTCAAAGCGACTTTGTAAAAATGGACCAGGACATGTAGTACTTGTGAACATATTATGTCGAGTCAAGGTGTCAGTATTTGCATTACCTGTTGCCACTAATACAATACCATATCGTCTACAAATGTCTGTGCATAATGAAATAAGTGCAGACATGGCTTCATTAGAGACAGGCCAGCTGTCATTTACTGCAGAATTAGAAACTTCTATAGTTATAGCTCTACGATCATTTGCACCGTTAGACGAAGTCCAAGCCCGGAAATTTTCAGGCAGCATACAGTAAATAGTACCTGAATTTGTTATAAAATAATTGCAGGACATTTCTCTGGATGGATTTCTTATACAACTACGCATTGAATTTAGGTCATTCATAACACCAGCGCAATGGTGTATTGTTATGCGCGTTATAGCATTGCCGTTTCTGGATGAGTATTTATTATAATTTAATGCAGATGTATCATAAGCTAATCCATCCACACTAGTGACTAATTGTGATACTATCATTTTAGTACTCATAAATTTATATCACCCATTCTGTCAGTTTTTCCAGTAGCCAGTAACTACGAAGTTAAGACTTAATTGTGCTTCTTGCTTATCTACGGGGCCGCCACCCTTTAATATATGATATCTAGCTGTTTGAGTTTTTGTATTATTTTCAGCTGTGGCAGTCCAAACGCCAACAGAAGTGGCAATTTCATCAGGGTCAGATTCATCAGAGTCATCAGAGGAACCTTCAAAAGACATAGTAACAGAAGCTACTTCGACTGGAATAGAAACAAATAAACCTCTCGGATAAGACTGTCTATCCATTTTTTTAGTCCCATTATAGTAAGTTCCTTGATTTTCTCGACCCCAAGGAGTTGAAATATGAGTTGTAAGTTGTAAAGTCCCCCAGCATTCAGATAATCCACTATACCACTTACGATAATACCAAATACCTGACCTGCCACTCTCAATTACGTAATCAGCTTCTGGCTTTCCGTCAAATTGTTGAAAGTATATTTGACCTGCCATATCATCATCAGGGTCTATAGTACCATAAGTAAAAAGAGTTTCATCATCTTTATCTAAGACCTTTCGAGCTCGTGCTCTTAATTCTGAGTCTAATATTTGTTCAGACTCTAAACCACTATTTAAATAAGGGAGCTCTTCCCAAGTATGTTCACCATCACCTACTTTAAGCTTTCTAACCGCTTTATCGTAGCCAGGCTGACCGTCAGCAAGTTTAATATCTTTCCAAGACCCTGGTGTACGTTTTGGAATATAAAATTTAAATCCAAGAATTGAGATTTCTTTTAATTCTACTGAGGTTGTTCCTCGTTTAAATTGAATCATAAATAATTCTCCTAATTTAAAATAAAGTCAGTAGCTTAAATAGCTACTGACTTTATACTAATTATTTTGTTAGCTTAACTGTAGCCTCAATCTGATTTGTAATATAAACTGATAAATCGCCTACAGCAGCTTCTAAATAACGCTTAGCCTCGTCAGTTAATACTTTCATTACTGCTTCATAAGTCATATTAAATGCTTTTTTCTGAGCTTCTTTATCAAAAGCATTTTCTTTTTTCATAGCATCTACATATGTTTGAGTAGTTGCTAAAACTGCATTTGTTACAGTAGTTTCTAACATTTTAAAATACTTTTCAGTAGTATCATTAGCTACTCTGTTTTTTGTATCTTTAATCACACGACATAACCCGAAGATTAAAATCATTGAGAGAGCTGACATAATGGCAGGAGCTACTGTCTGAAAAGCTTGATTCAAAATATCTAACCAATCCATAATTTATCTCCTATTATTTTTTAAAGTTGTCAATAAAGATTTCCGCGAGCTTTCTAAGAACCTTAAGAACAATATCTACGATAAAGTTTACTTTTTTATCTGCATTTTCTTCAGGTACTTCAGGTGTTTCAATTACCGGATCCTGTTCAGGGGTAGGTTTAGACTCAGGTTTTGTCTCAGGTTTAACTTCCACTTCCGGCTTTACTTCTTCTTTTACTTCAAAGTATTTCTTAATATCTGCCTTAGTTACCTTAACAGCCATTAAACCTTTGTAAAGACCGTCAATCTTCTGTCCGTAAGTAAGACCTTTTTTCATAGCCACTTCAGGGTCTGAGCCATCATAACCAGGAACTGCCCATCTACCAGCAAGCTGCTCCCAATAAACTGCAATGCCTCTTGTTACGTATTTGAAGCGTGGGTCTACAATAGTAGCTTCATCTTTAGGAAGAGCGTCTTTACAACCATAAGCATATAAATGTTGGAGCTGAGCTCTTACACCGTCTTCAATAGTAGCAAAGGAAGCGCCACTTGCTCCACCACCGGTTGCACCAAGACCACAATAATTGTGCTGACTAGCTTTTACACTTGAACCTACAAATTTAAACCAGCCGGTTTCTAAGATAGACTGAGCAATAGCTCTCATTGGGTCAATATGATATTCATCAGCAAGTAAGAAAAATGCTTTTGCAATTTCAATATCGAAATCTGGGTTATTTTTCTTAATTGCAATAATAGCACGTGTACAGGCTTCTTCATTAATACCTTCTGTAGCAACGAAGTCATATTCAATAATCTGATGCTTTTCAGGATAATCAAGCTCATAAACTTTCTTAGGTTTAGCTTCTACAGGTTTTTCAGCAGGCTTAGTAGTTGTAGTGGTCGAAGAGGCTGCCGGAGCTTTATAAGCATAAACTTCTTTACCATTCCAATCAAATACTTTATAGCCTTTACCAGCAGACTGACAGCATTCTTTAGCGTTAGTAAGAGAGCTAAATGCGCCCTTCTGTGATTTAGTATCAGCCCAAGAAGTTCTGACTCTATAAAGTTTCTGAACGTTTTTATCTTCGGATTCTTTTATTTTATTTTCAGCAGGATTAATCCAAGCACCGGCTTCTTTGCCTGTTTTATCTGTAGTAATGTTAAACATTCCGTCTACACCATTTGGATACTTAGTAAAGATATAATATGTTCCAGCTTTATATATACCTACACTGTTTTTCTTTGCTTTTGCATCTGCAGCATTTGTGTATTTATTAACCTTAGTAACTAATTTATATGTACTAGCATTAGTTGGTGTGGTAGCTGAGCTGCTAGTAGCTTTTTTCTTTAAGCCGGCTCTTTTTACGATAACATCAACACATGCCTGTGCGCAAGCATAAGCATATTTTTGAGTAAGAATAATTGGTACATCAGTTGTACTATCCATGAAACCAAGCTCAAGTAAAACAGCAGGAGCATATGGCTCTCTACATTCGTGTAAATTCTGTCTAACAAGTGGATTAGAACGATTTCCTTTTAAACCCGTCGCAGCGATAAGTGCATTATACAGTTCTTTCTGCCAGATAAGTGACTCTGCTGACGGAGTAAGATATACATGTGAAGTAATACCGCCACCTTTACCGCCATTAATTCCAGCATTGTGGTGCACTGCGAGGTAAAAATCAGCACCCCATTTATTAGAGGCATCAGATCTTGTTCTAAGAGTTACTTCTTTTTTACCTGTGGTGTCATCAAGTCTTAAGACTTGTATACCGTCATAGTCTTTTAATAAGACTTCGATTCTATCAGCAATTCTGTCATTAAGCCACCACTCACGAGTTTCATTAGGGTCAATAGACTTACTACATCTTTTTCCGGGTGTGTACAGATAATGACCAGCTGATAAAGCTAGTTTAAATGCCATTATACATGTCTCCTTTATTTTTATTATTAGAGGTATTTTACTAATAAAATACCTCTAATTATTATACAATTTTTATTTTTATATTAGTTTTTAAGATTTTTAAGAATCAAAGTACCTAGTAGTACTAAGGTTTCCACCATTATCTACAGTAATTCTATATTTATAGCCATTAGGAGCTCGTAATATTACACCATTTACTACTTCTAGGCTACCTGCATACCAAGCATTACCATCCCAGGTAACAGTGTGAGCATTGGAACGTGCACTTGTACTACTGCCATTACCGATAATATGTAGGTATTTGTTTTCAGTATCTTCAATATTATATCTACCTTGCACATGTTGACAATCACCAGACGCGATAGTACCAACTCCCTCTGCATGAGTTGCTACGGCCTTTGCTTGTGTATTATGGCCTTCAGCGTGAGAATAGACCCCATTCGCCTGGGTACTCTCTCCCTCTGCATGAGCTGCTTTATTAGCTGCAATAGTACTTACCCCTTCAGCGTGCGCACCCTCAGCCCTAGCCTGCGTAGACTGACCTTCAGCATGAGCACAATATTCAGTAGCTTGAGTAGCATCACCCTCTGCATGTGATATTGCACCGCTTGCAATAGTTGCTCTACCTTCTGCATGTGATACATAGCCTTCGGCTTTAGAGCTTTCGCCTTCAGCGTGAGAGTGGTTACCAATAGCTTGAGTGCCATTACCTTCTGCGTGCGAAATTTCTCCTTCTGCAATAGTATTTACACCCTCAGCATGGGTTCCTGTATTTTTTGACTGAGTATTTATACCCTCAGAGTGAGACACATATCCTGAAGCTACAGTAGCGTTACCTTCAGCATGACACTGAGTGCCAGAAGCTATTGTTCCATTTCCTTCTGCGTGAGACTGAACTCCTGAAGCTTCGGTGTTGTCACCTTCGGCATGAGCACAATATTCTATCGCTCTAGTACCAGCACCTTCTGAGTGGGCATTATTACCACTGGCTGTTGTGCTACCACCTTCAGCGTGAGCACTAGTACCGCTTGCTAATGTAAAATTACCTTCTGCGTGTGAATGACTGCCAGAAGAGATAGTATCTACACCCTCTGCATATGATACTATACCAGATGCTAAAGTTCTAACACCTGTAGCGTGTGAAATATAACCAGAAGCATTAGTATCCAATCGGTCTTTAAAATGTTTATCACTAAGTTGATTAATCTTATTAAAGCCTAAAACAGATAATCTTATATTTAAGATACCATCACGAAGATCTTTTGCAAATATGCTAAAAGACCCTGGCTGGTTATAGTCTTCTAAAATTAAGAAAGTCTCTTCGGTATCTGCAAAATTAATACCACGCTGGTCAAAATCAATGATGTCTAATCCTTTAACTAAAGCTATATTTCCTATCCAAGAAACTAAACTTCCGTCACTTAAAGCGTAAGTATGTGCTTGACCTTTGTAAATATTATCACTAATATTTAATTGGTCATCAATATTTAATTGGAAAAATGCTTTATTACCTATACAGTAACCAAGTTCAGAAGAGACTATATCAAATGTTGTTTTATACAATTTGTTTCCCGCACTACTAAATTGTTTATTTTCTAAGGCTAAGAAAGTCTTTGGCTCTTCTATACGACAGGTTATCACTATATTAACACTAAGATCTGGCTTATTATAGAAATCTGTTCCCACATAGTGAAGTCGGTCTCTTCGTGCTTTATCGAAGTAAATACAGCATTTTCCGCTAGTATCTTCTAATAGCTCTTGACCTTCTCGTTTACTCCATAAGTAACCATTACCAAAACCATAAGCAATTTCTTCGCCATCAGCATTTGAAAAGACTTTTACTTTTTGATTTATCAAAGATATTCCATTAATTTCAATGTCATAAGAAACTTCAGGAGATAAGAAAATGGGCTCAATAGCGATTTCATATTGTTCTTTATAGTAATCGTCCTCAGAAACTACCGAAAAAGTATTATCCATTACTACCTGAGTATCTATAATCTTTTCTTTAAAGAAATCATCAGTTTCTAAGAAAATATTACCCTCATCATCTGAAGTAATAGCAGTTAAATCATCGCCATTAAGAGTCACTCCAGCTTTAAAAGTATTATTTTTAAATAAACTGATTGCTGGATTTTGAGTAGCCTTGTTAGCAGCTTCACCAATAGTACCAATATAAATTTCAGCATCATCATGAATATGGTCTATATCTGCTTTTGAATCATCAGAAGGATGAGTATGTTCTACAGGTGCTCTAGTTTCGTCTGTTGGATGCACGTGGTCTGCTCTTGCGACTTCATCAGAAATACCTACTGTTGCTTTACCATTTGCTTTAGGAGCTGACATAGGGTAAACTACGTGAGTGCCATGATTAGCAATTCTATCTTCTACCAGAGCTTTTACGTCTTCCTGTGTATAGAAAGTATCTGTAAAATCAAAAACAAGGTCAGAACCATCTATCATACCCTTTTTAAAAGTAAGAGTCCCCTTATCATATAAGATGTCAGAAGCTTTTGCCCAAGCATAAACATCAGAAGCAGGAGCAGATAACCAGTTTAATTCAGAAAAACTATGTAAACCGTCACCTATTTTCATTAAATAGGTAGAAATGTTCTCAAGTTCTCCAGCTTCATTGACTTTAGGAACTTCTACACATGCAAGTGCAATCTCACCTTTTTTTAGGCGTTTAAAACCTGCTTGGTCTTCAGTAAAGTTAAATTCACTGTTGAGCCATTCAGAAAGACTGTCATTTTTAATAGAAGTACTATTAAGTGCTTTTAATACTAGTTTTTCTTGCTCTTCTACACAGATGTAAACTTCTAAAGTGTCCGAGCAAAGGTACCAGCAGCCAAGTTCTAAAACAACAGAAGCTTTTAAGGAACCATCTAAGTTAAAAAGGTCAGTAGAAAGTCCTGTACGTACTTTAAAGTTTTCATTATTTATCATTTTTTAAAACCTCCTCGTCTATTGGTGCATCAAAAGAGCGATATTTAAGAGTATCAATATGTTTCTCAACTACATTGGTAAGTACCTGATGTGCTTCAGTGTTTTCTTCAATTATTGTAGGAATATCTTCCTTAATTTCTTTAATAGCTCCAGCAAGTTCCTTATCGGTAGCATAAGATTCTAAATCTAATTTCTCTGTAATTATGTCTACATCAGCAGGTTTTAGAGAAGCAAGGTCGATATCGACCTCAACGCCTTCTAAATCTTTTTCTTTACCATATTTATCTCTTACTGTAAATATTAAATTATATTTGGCCATTATTAAATATACCTCCTATAGTCTTTATATATAATATCCTTCAATTAAATAACAATATCTTCCACCAGAACTACTAGTAGAAGCCGTACCGTATAAACTGTTAGCAGCTACAAACTGTACTGCTGTTTTGGCTTCATTAACTGCAAATGTAACACAATGTATTCTATTTCGATTATTTGGGTTAACCGACATATGACCTGCGGTAAAACCAATAGAATTTTTACATCTATCATCTAAATGCATTTCTACAATATGCATTGGTGTTATATTATCATTTCCATCGCCGGCAGCTTTAACATAAAATTTAAGTCTCTTATATGGTGTTAAATCTAAATTATTTAATTGCCAATCTCCCACGTCACTATTTGTCGCTTCAAAACCAGTAGGGTCATCATATATAACTACAGGCATTACTAAGTCATATACAGACTTTACTGCCTCATAAGTAGCTTTAGTGCAAGGCGCATTAAGAAGATTATTTCGACCAGCTTTAATATCTTTATCTAAAAAATCTCCTGTAATCATATATTGAACAGCTATTCCACAGTATTGAGAATCTCCCCAGCTCTCAAGCACAGCTACACTAGCTGGGTCTGTAGGAAGGCTGTCAGGGTCATACACGAATAAGAATAATTTAAGAGTTGAAAGACCATTTCTAAGAAGTGCTGAAAATTCTACATATCGACCGGCAACTGGATCTGGTTCGATATTTCTATGTATTTCTTTATTTAAGATAATCTTAATATTTCCGAAGGTGGCTTCTATCTTACAATTTTCTATAGCCACTATATCAGCATAAGTAAAGTCGCCAGAATCCTTTATATACTGTGTTGTAGCTGGGTCTAGAGTTGCATGAAATAAAGTTACTTTCGTATCTACATAATCTTCAGTGGCTAAGCCTTCTAAGCTTTGATGTTCAGTAAGGTATTCAGGGTGAGTGTGGTCTACATCAGCTTTACCTGATATATCTTGGTGTTCTGTAAGATAACCTTTATTGTTCAACTCACTTTCGGTGACATACTCGTTGTCATTTTCAAGTTGACTGATTTTGGTAGGAATATCAGGTTTGTTTTCTAAACTATCATAGTCAACTTTTTCAAATTTTCCATTTACAGTAAAACCATAAATACTCATTTTATTCCCTCCTTATGTACTTATTCTGCGCCTTCAGGCGAATTGGATGGTACTTCATTATTAGTAACTGCTGTAATTTGATTTTCTTTTAAAGCTTCGATTTTAGCAGTTAAAGCTTCTACTGTATTATTTAAATCTTCAATCTGTTTGATTAAGTCAAATGGACTCATACTTTTATAAACAGTTTCTCTTTCATCTTTAATAATAGAATAAGGGTAAGTACCTTCACCAATTTGAGTGGATACCACAAGCTTAGTATAGGTATAAGGTCCTATACTATACACATATAGGACAAAAGGTTCGCCAGTATCTTCATAAAAAGAACTGTACTCCGATAAACCCATATTACCAACATATATATTATCGTATGCTTTACAAACTCCTGTGTATTCAGTAGCACCTATCTTTATAATATAAGTAGCACCTATTTCTAAATCAGTCCAATCAACACCTGTATAACTAGTGTCTGCTTCACTAGGACTTTTGACAGTAATGGATCCTTCAGCCATAACAGTTGTATCACCAAATGTGCACGAAGAACGTATATACTCCGTTGTAATACCATTTTCGATATCACTTTTAATATTATTTTGAACATCTTCGATATTACTTTTAACATCTTCAAGAGCGGTATATATACTACCTGAAGTTAAAAGATTAGTACTTCCTGCCGTTGGTACTGTATCATAATATAAAGCGTTCTTTGGTAATTTAACGAAATTCTGTACTGTTTCTTTGTTAATTTTATAAATATTTACTTTCGAACCACTTAAATCTTCCGAGCTGGCAATTCTATAAGAGGTGCCAATTGCCGAGTAGAAAGAATATTGAAATTTAACAGTTGAAGTGGTAGGAGAAATTAAATTCAATTCAGATATATAACAGTTATAAATACCTGAACTAGGTGACGTATTTATAGAAATTCCTTCAAATATTAATATATCATTAGTAGGTGTTATAATCTCAACTACAATTGAGCTTGAGCCGTACGCTAACGGTAATAAGAATGGTGTAGGACCATCAGAACTGTTATATGACCACAATGATCCTGAACTACTTAGAGTTGGAATTGTTCCACTACTATAAAATTCTATACTATCATTAATTTCCACACTAGCTGACTTACCAAAGGTACTACATACCACGTTGTTATTAATTTCAATAAAATTATCAGCACTGAGTAACTGATTATCTTCTATTTCTTTAAATAATTTATAACCCTCTTCAGTTTTAATGTATTTTGCCATTAAATCACCACCTCGTATTTCTTGTCAAGATAGTCAAGTCTTTTTTTAATGAATACTTTTAAATTGTCAAAAGTGTTTGTTGTAATGTTAGGAATATAAGGATACGAAAGTATATCTTTAATACGTTCGTCTTCATTAGCAACATTCAAAATCTTTTCAAATTCTGCAATTATAGAAGAATAACTTAAAGCACTTTCCCTCAATTTTACATAACGAGTTTTATAGTCTTCTGTATAGTAAGTTTTAATTAAATTAAGTAATTCACTATATTGGTTTGAATATGTTGTAGGCATCTCATCAGTAGGCGTACCGTCCAGTTTACCAGTTGCTTTCAGACCAAATGTTGAGTCCATATCATATGCACTTAAATACCATTTTTGCATATCATATGTTAAGCACAACATATTATTTGATAACCCATCTACTCCAATAATAACTTCTTGTAAAATAAAGTAATCAATCGCACTTTGAATGTCTAAGTATTGTTCTAATGAAACGGTGTCCTTATCAATAACTGCATTAATAACTCTATTAAAAGAACTTGTTAATATTTCGTTTTCTTCTCCCTCTTCTACCGTCCAAGAAGAATAACCATTCCAAGGAAAATTAAAATTACAAGGATTAATTTTACACTCTTCCTTCCCAAAGTCATTAGCATTTCCTTGTAATACTGCGTGTTTTGAGTTTTTCTTATCCATATTAAACATCCAGGTCTTTTTAGGAATGTTCCAAGTATAGATTCCTTTGTATTCACCATTAGAATAAAGTTTAACAGGAAAACCATCAACAGCTCCCATATTTGGAGAAGCTTTTAATTCTTCAGGTAAAGTATCAAAGTCTTCTCTGTCACGCACAATATTCGCCCACATATTTGCACAAGCAATATTTCTTGCGTGGAGATGATCTGTGTAGTTTGCTTTTAATACATATTTATTATGAGAACCCCAATTCTTGAATGACTTATTTATTGGAATATTAAAATACTCATCATTATATAGTTCAATAGCAAAATTCTTTTTAGGAAATATTGTACTTGACTGTCCTTGTATTTTAACTTTAGCATTTGCTTTGAAAGAGTGAGTTAAAGACGAATACTCAATAACACAAGGAACATTGTTCTTTTGCATTGGAAGTTTTCCAACTATATTAACTGTAGGAATGTCAGCATAGGAAGGTTCAATTATTAATGATTCGGTTTCTTGAACAATCTCTTCTTTAATATCTTTTTTAAATATACTTAATATATTTTTAAGAATATCGACTGTTATAAACATTTAATCACCTTCCTTAACCAGATATAGTTAAACTTCTATAAGTAGAGCGATTATAATAACCAAGAATTATACGTTCAGATACTTGACTACCACTTTGAGTATGTGCAGGAATATATTGATAGTTGTGAACAAAGCTGTTTAAATATGCAACACCATAACCATAACCAACATCGTCCATATATACTCCACTTTCATATATAGACACATACACTTTTGCACCTGTTTCAAATTTTTCCTTCAAAGAAGATGGAGTTATTGGAGTGCCATCTTCATATTCATAACTGGTGATACTTCCGTTCCAGTCGACAGTAATAAAAACTACCTCTCCACCAGAACCTCCAACTTGACTCAAGTCTGGCTTATTCTTAATAAATGAAGGTTTAGTTGCATCTTCTTCATCCCAGTCTGCCTGTTCTTGTCCACCAATAGGTAAGTCACCTATATTCAATTTCTTAATTTCATCTTCAGTTTCAACAATTAAATTCACAGAACTATCTGCTACATCAATTGCTTCAACTTCACTTAATTTTTTATATTCGTATGCCATATATCATATCTCCTTTATTTTATATACAAATAATTTCATTATTTTCTGTTACCAGTATAGTAGTATCATTTAGTAATACTGGTGTTATTAAACCCATTTCGGACATAGTATACATAAGAGTCTCATCATCTACTATATTACTTATATAAGCATTTATAGTCTCACGAGCCACTAAGTCGGGAAAGCTGTCATACTTAGTTTCATTTATTGTTAACGATTTTATTTCACTCATAGTCTACCTCTTCTTAATTTATTGTAATGTCTCCATTATTATCAATTACTTTAGAACTTACTATTGATGCATTACCTGCACCATCATCAGTCACTATACTTACTTCAATATCTGCGATACTTTGCATAATTTCTTGGGTAGTAGCATTCTCTGAAAGACTTACACCTTTTTCTTCTAACGTTGCAATACCTCCTTTATTATAAGATGCGATGTTTTCAGATAATTTGTCTTCAGCATTACCACCGGAGATTTCTAAGGTCTTAGTATAGTCAGCAGCAATAGCTTCAAGTTCACGAATCATTTCGTCTTCTGCTGTTTCTTCATTAAAGCAAAGCACAAGTAGTTCTTCTAGTCTATTTAAAGGTGTTCCTAGCTCTTTAAGCTTATTACTATCGCTAGTCATAATACAAACTAAATATTTTTCTAGTCTGTTTAAGCTATCCCAGTTTTCAATAAGCTCATTTTTTGCTATAGCCTTTAAAAGTAAGTCTAATCTATCATCCATTTAAACTATCCTCCTCAAGTCTAACACCAACAATTTCTAAACCGGATTCATTTTCTCGAAGGGTGCTGCCAGGTTTTTTAACTTTTTTCTGGTAGTCTAAAATTTCTTGGGCAGTTAAAGAACGAATCAAGCAAATTGGTTTTTGTTTTGTTTTATTCTGAACATCAAAAGGCATATTTAAATCTCCTCTTCTTCTACAACAGCTTCTGTACGTACTCGAAGAATTTCACTAAGGATTTGGTCCCGTTCTTCAATAGGCACTAATAAATCTTGTGCTCCATAGTCAACAAAAACTCTGCCGTTATCAGTTAGCTTTTTATAATTAGTCTCAGAGTCTCTTGTATAAGCATTTAAGAGTACTGCAAAATAATAAAAAGCATCTGGTTTTATTTTTTTAGTTTCTTCGGAGGGAATCTTAAAAGTGATTTCACCATTTTCATCTATATCTGATTTACAAGCCCTTAGTAAAAAGGCATAAGGTGAATCTATATGGTCATAATTTTTTATAGCAAAGATAAATTCATCTTTGTCTGTCAAATTGAATACACTAGCATTTATTGCAAAATAAGTATCGCAATTCATAGATACTGTAATATCAGGCATTGTAGCTGAATAATCAGTACAGTAACTAAACATATTAAACCTCCTATACAAGTCAGTAATTTAATTCATCAACTAATTTAGCAATTCTAATATAAAAAGAAAAGCAAATCTAAAACTAGATTTGCTTTTTACAGTTAATTATTTAATTGTTTTTCTTTATAGCACTTCCAACAAAGAGCCTTGTAACGCGAATCTCCACCAATCTCTACTTGGTCGCCTTCTAGCATTACCTGTCCTTTTTCATTTATTCGTGCATTTACTATTGCAGGACGTCCACAGTCACATATATTTTCAAGTTCTATTATACTATCAGCTAGCTCAAATAAACGTTTAGAACCTGGAAATAACTGAGTTAAAAAATCAGTTCTAAGACCATAACATAAAATATTTATATCGACAACACTTAAAATTTCTTTAAACTGCTCTACCTGCTCGGCCGTCAAAAACTGTGCTTCATCACAAATTATCACATCTGGTCGTTTATTTTTAAATTTAAAATATAAATCATAAATATTATCAGACTCAGCTATTGCAACCGCTTCGGCCTTTAAGCCAATTCGTGACTTAATGGTTATAACTTTGTTACCAAATTCATCTTGGGTATCGTCTCGGGTATCTGTAGCAGGTTTTATTAACCAAGATAATTTTCCTTTTTCTTGATATTTAAAATTCATCATTAAAGCATTAGCAGTCTTAGAGCCACCCATAGTTCCAAAATAAAAGAATAATCTACCCATACTACTGTAATTTTGCTCCTTCTCTACCACTTTGCAAGCCGAGTATAACAATACCGCTATGTCTTCCCCAAAGATGAGCCTGAACATAAACAGTTTGCAAATATTTTCTGTAGTCATCCTCTAAAGAAACACTACTTAATTTTTTAAGTTTAATAGAGTCAGCATATTCCGGAGCAGCTGAATCAAATTCCGCAAGATGTTTATTAAGAAATTCTAATACGTCGTTTGTAGAAATATTTTTATAATTTATAAAGAAGTCCTTGTATAGTCCAGCTATTTTAAAGTCTATTTCTGATTCCAGCCAGTATCCCATATTAGTTATCATACGATTAAAATCAGATTTAACAAAAGAGGCTTTATTATTAAGGCTGTTTTCATAAACTTTTTTAGCATTTTTATAGGCATTCGACTTAGCCTCTGCTTTATGATGATAATAAATTTTATTAATTTCCCAATAAAAGCTTTCATCAATGTCGTCTATATGACCCGCAAGTATTCGATTAAGCTTTTTAGGCTCTTTTATGATGCTAGAGTAATAAGCATTTGAAAGACTATCTTTATAGCTTCTTTTAAGGTCTTCTGCATTTTTAATAGCATCAATGTTTATAGAATCTAATATAAGATAGGCATGGTATTTAAAAGGTTTATTATCTACCATAAGTGTATAGCCAACAACATCAAGATCTGGTATTCGAGAATTTTCTGAAGGCTCATATAAATTCTGTTTTGAGAAATATTCTGTTTGTTCACCAAGGTAAACAAACGTATTAGTTTTTGTTTTAACTATATCACCTATAGAGTATTTAACAGTAGTTCTTAATTTTCTAAATTCAGCATCTTTATGACTTTGACTAAATGCTGGCATACTCTCAGTAAAAGCACCTACTCGTTGGCCACCTTGTCTTCCTAGCCAAACTTTAGATTGACATTTACCATTTATAAAAGTATTATACTTAAACATATCTAATAGTAAGTCTGAATTTATACCTATTAAAAATTCTTTTCCATCAGGTGCAACTATCTTAGCAGTCCAAAAACTGAGTTTACCGCCTTGAGACGAGCCATTTGCTGAATCATGTATATAAAAATCAAAACTACCATTTTTATATCTATGAACAATACCCTCTACTCTTTCGTGTTGATAGCCGCCGGTCTCAGTTCTAATATAATTTCCGTCTGCATCTTTTACATATTTGTAAATGGCTGCCCAAGTCTTAGCAGTCTCTAACATTTTAGGACTATCTGTCTGTACTACATAAGCCTGTGAAATAGAATCTTCATTACCATATGGACTATCTGAAGGTAGCTTTTCTACTAAAATTATTTCTTCATTGATTTTTATACCTTGATATTTTTCCAAAATAGTCACCTCAATAAAATAAACTCTCTAATAATATACAATAATTATTAGAGAGTTTTATGAACTTTTATATTTAAATATAAACTTTGAGTATATTTTCTACAACTAAATCATAATCCTCAATACAACCATTAATCTGTTTAAAATCAATATCATACTTTTTGAGAAGCTTTTTAAGATCTTTTGCTACTTTGTCAGATTCTGCTTCACTTTGATGACGGCCAGCAGGATTATACTTTTTAACACGATTAATAAAATAAGTTATATTATAATAACTATTAAATACATCTAAAACCATGTTATTAAAATTTTCTGTAAGCTCTGGATTATTATTATAATAGATACCCAGTAAAAGTGGTGAATCAGTAATAATAACTTTTACTTTACCTCTACATCTAGACTGTTTATAAGCTTGTTTAGCTGTCATATAAAGTTGGTCTTTAAAAGGCCCTGGATTACCTTCCCAAACCTTATCTTTTGCAAACTCAGTTACAAGCTCAGCATTAACACCGGCTGCTTTAAGTTTTGCAAATATGTATGCAGCTCCTGTACTTTTGCCAGCGCCGGGAGCGCCTATTAAATTAATTACAATAGTATTTTCCATATAAATTAACCTCACTTATACTTTACTTTTATCTAAAAGGTCATGCATTTGTTTTAATTCAAAATCTGGAATATGTCCATGCTTAACTAATGCAAAAACTTCTGTAATACTTTTACGCACGGCATTAAAGTCAGAGTCTTTTTCGGTATCTTGAACAGTGGATAAAATATACAAAGAATTAGCTAAACAACGTAATTCATCATAGCTCAACTCCACTACAGCATACCTATAGAACTTATCATCTGCAGCTAAAGACTTTATAAGCATTAATCCACCTCCACAGAGTCATTTGAAAAGTACTTATTTTTAAGCTCTGCATAGCTGACAAGTTCTTTAGGTTTATCAAAAGTAACTGACTGTTTTGGCCCAATGCCTAATTGCTTAAAATAATCTTTTCGATCTACAGGCATATTAATAATACCTGTTTCAATAATTTCTTTAATCCACTTAAATTCACAATCTTTATCGGTTTTAACAGTTATCATTAAAAATCCTCCATTCGTCGTTTTTCTGGGATATAATCCATATCTAATGGGTCTTCTTCACATTCTCGCTCAGTTTTGTAAAAATACCAATCATCATCAAGAGGCGAAATTTCATCATCCCAACGACTACCACCAAGTAATGTTGCCATATAAAAACCTCACTTTACTTTTTAATCTTAAAACCAAGTTCTTTAGCTTTTCGTAAAGCTATTTTAGCTTCATAAAGAGTTAATCCAACTCCTACATTACCAATAAAGTTTTTATCAAATAAATCTTTATCATAAGACATAATAAGATGGTAGCCACTTTCTTTAGAAGCTATATGAAGCACTTGAGTATACTTAAACTCATTAATATAACGTTCATATAAAGCTCCATATTCATTTTCTTTTATCTTCTTAAAGCCTAATTTTGAAAGTCTTTTATCTGCTAGTTTTAACATTTAATATTCACCTCGCCAATCTTTAGGGTTATAAATCATACTTAAAGTTTCTATATCAGCTATTTTGGTACTTAATATACTTTTAATAGTTTCAAGTTCAGATTTAAGCTCAGACTCAGTCTTTGGAAGACTAAGTAAAGGTATGTTATCACGGTCTTCAAGTATTCGTGTTTTTGTTTGAAGCTCTGGTAACAATGAAAGCCTACCTTTTAAAAAATATATTGCAGGATTTTCAGGATCTTGTAGTATAAGATATTCAAGCTTTTTATTAATAAAATTAATTTCTTGTGCTATTTCTAAAGAGTTCATTTACTGTTCTCCTATTTTAATTTTTTATTTTTAACAGCTTTATGTAATCTTCGGCTTCTTTTTCAGTACGGAAAATTATTTTACCAATGCTATCAAAAGAATACCGAGTACCACAAGCAATAAAGGCCCATACCACCTTACCACGTACTTTTTTCTGATTAATTTCGGTAACTGTAACAGCTTTTGGTTTTAATGCTTGAGAATTATAATAACGACCTTCAATGTACCAAAGTACATCACCTACTTGAACTGGAAACTGATTTTTTATTTCTAGGGTTTCTATACTTTTTGTATCATTTTCTATTTTATTAATCTCTACTAATTCAAAAGTAACTAATTCAAGCAGATTATGTTTACCCTTATTCCTATTGAAAATTAAATTAGGGTCTAAGCCAACAGCAGATTTATTATAATAATTAATAGCGTTCTCAGCATTACCTTTTTTATCCCAATACTTTCTTCTGGGATTTGTAATATCTGAAACTAGCTTGCCAGTAACCGTATCTCGGGCCGCATATAAAAAGATTTTTTCTTGTTCACTCATATTAGTCTCTCCTATTCCATAAGCTTTCTGCTTGTTTTCTAAGATTTTCATTATGTTCTACGTCATATCTATGCTCATCGCTCTTATATAAAACTCTTGGACCATATGAATTACAGTCCCAACAGTACATCGATGCATGATATGCTTTTTTAAATTGTAAAGTTGTTGATTTTATAGAATACCTAATATCAGAGCCACCACAATAAGGGCAAGGGCGTAAACCGCCTGCTTCAACTTGCTCCTCTGATTTTGTGCTAGCTAAATATTGTTCGTAACCTGAAATAATCTCACTGAGCGTTCTAGGTGTATAGTTCATCCAAGGGTGCATACAACCTACATTATACATATTACAAGGTCTATCATATAAAGCCTTTATTTCAAATTTATCATTTTCCATCATATTATGTTCAAAACTGATATGAGTATGTCCACATAGATGGAACCAGCCATAAAAATGATTTTTAAAACAAGGAATCGGATAGTGACACAAAATTACTTTTCGTCCATTATCATAGACCTCATCCATATCTTTTATGTACTTAAAATAGCTACGAAATTCAGCATCACGACAATCATCATGATTTCCTTTTATCAGTATTTTAGTGCCTTTTAAGCTTTTAAGTATTTCGATAGCTTTCTGTGTATTACACCAAAACATATCCCCCAAAATATATACAGTGTCCTCATCTGTAACAGTGTTATTCCAATTTTTAATAATGGCTTCATCCATATCTTTAATTGACGTGAAAGGTCTATTGTCAAAACTGATACAATTTTTATGACTAATATGTAAATCACTAATATAAAAAATTTTTCCCATATTAAACTCCTTAAGAAAGACAGTCTATATTGACTATAATAGCTTTAATAAAATATTCTTCTGCTACCTTATCTAAATAAGCTTCAAGTTTCTGTTCATTTTTCTTATTTAGTTCAATCTGCTCAGCTGTATAAGTGTTAAAGGCATTTTCCAAGCAAATACAAGGTGAATAATTAAATTTTTCACAAAGCTCATCACAGTTATCATCATAATAACGTTCTTTGAAGCTATCTCGATCTGTATAATATCGGTCTTTATAAGCTGTATATTCTCCAGAATAGCTATCTCCGAACTGCCCTAGCCAACGACAATAACCATCATCAAAAACAATTTCACTATCAACCAAAGGAACTACAGGTAAGGTAGGGTTTTCTTGCACTAATTTCAATAATTCAGAATATCTAGATATATTACTCATTTAGGATTCCTCAAATCTTTCTTATATATTAATTTATATTGGTCTATTAAAAGATTGACTAAAATATTTTGTGCCTCCAGTTCTTTAGAAAGCTTGTTATACTTATTACATTCTTTATCAATAAGCTTTAACCAACGTTTTTCTATTGCAAGCTCAATAGAATGCTTAACTAATTGTTGTAACTGGTTAATAAAATCTTTTATCATACTTTCGACCTCGTTTCTGAGTTAATTATCTCAGTTAGTTCTCGAATAGCCCCTACTACTGAAGAAATAAAATCTAAATCTGGAGCATTTATAGCAGAAGACTCCTTAAAGTTTTTATTTGCTCGCGAAATTAAGTCCTCAGATAGTAAAATTAAATTATCTCTAGATGTTCTAAGTCTTATAATACGCTCTTCATTATTCACTTTAAATCAACTCCAAAATAAATTTATACTACTATTTATTATACATTTTATTTCTTATAATTCTTGCACTTAAAAAGATAAAAGCTAGAAATTACCTAAAAATAGTTAATTTCTAGCTTTTATTTAATGTTTAATCTAAAAAAGTTTTATACAGGTCGGCTTTAGTTCGTTCTAAAGCCTTATCAATAATAGCTTTGGTTCGGTCTACCCTAGAGGCTTTTAACCATTTGTCTTTAAATAACTTTTGTTTTTCATTATAAGTAGTCTCAGAGGTGTCACCAGACTTATACCAATCAAAATAATGAATTAGTTCAAAAACATCCCAAACAAGCTCGCTAATCTCAAGGTCATTGAAAACATTAATAGGAGCACTTGAATAGTCAAAAATTTCATTTTTTAATGATTGGTCTTGATAATTAAAATGTCCACCGCTAATTGTAGCTCACTCCTCTCGATCATTAACTAAACTAAAATAGTTATGATTTCTGATATTTGAATCTTGACTAATATCTTTACTTGTTAACTTTGTACTGTAAGTAATTGTTAAATCACTATTCTTACAAGGACAAGTGCTAACCCAGGGAGCTAATCCACGACCACATACGGGGCATATCCAACCTTTATCTATTCCAAAGGCTTGAGGCACAGGCATTTCACAAGTAGAAGGTCTATAGACTAAATCATTAATGCTAAATCCACATTTAGAACAAATATAATGTCCCCCTGTAGTACCACTCATGGAAGCTCCACAACGCATACAAACCATTAAAATCACCTCCTGTCTAAATATTGAGTATTTAACCACATTTTAATAATTTCTTTATCATCTGGAATGTCTAATAGATTTGGAAAATATTTGCAGTTTTGGTGAACTTCACAATAAGCACATTTAGCTTTTCGTTGGCTTCCAAAATAACTCTGCATACCTAAATCTTCATAAGCAACCTCTAGACTTTCACAATTTTTACAATACGTGCTATCCCACCATTGCATCCAAGGTGAATCATCAAAATTACTATATCGTGCAAGCCAATCAGTTAGCTGATCAATATTTAAAGACATAAAGTTTTCAAACTGTGTCATAGTAAGGTCTCCTTACTTAAATAACGATTCCACTCGTCTTGGAAAGAGATATGTTTTTCATCACAGTGTACTCCCTCGGTTTCAGAGTTAATAATGAAATAAGGTTTAAAAGTAATCCATTCACCTATATCATGTCTAACTCGATCTTTCCAACAATAATCACAAAAAGAAGCAATATAGCTATGAGTTTCATATGTAGCTGGACGCCCACATACAACACAAACATATTGAGCCATATGTTCATATTTACTTATTATTTGATCTATTTTTACAGAAGAATTTTGAGTATAACAACAAAGCTTATTAAATTTTTCTTTTACCTGTAAAAAGTAAAATTTATCTAATAAATTTTCTTCAACTAAAATAAGTTTAATATCATGACACATCTGCAAAAACAATTTATACCAACCTGGAGGAATTTCTAACTGGAGATTTGTACAATCAAAGTCAGTTCGTATATTACCTTTAGAATCTCGTGGTAGTAAAAATGGAAACTCATTATATATTTTATAAAAATTTTTTTGACGTTCAGATAACTTATCATAATTAAAAGACATTTTAAAATTACTCCTAATTAAATCATTTTTCAGCTTTATTTAAAAGTGCTGCTCTAATATTTTTATACATCATCTCAGCACCTTCTCTGAAGCCTTTCATGTAGGCATTTAACTCAGTTTGCTTCAAATTCTGCATCTTAGTGGCTTCATTAGAAACATAAATATCTATATCATCAAGTTTTTTAATATCTAACATATTTGTCATATCCTTTTAATTTATTTCAGTAATATTTATTGATTAACTATTATAGACTTCTTGTGCAAGGTCTTTAATAAAACCGTCAAGTTCTGCATCACTAATAGCCCACTTACTATCAAAAGCATTTACTCGTACTAAGTCAGCTTTTGTTGTAATTTGTTCTACTAGCTCTCGCATTCCCTCTAACTTAGCTTTCCCTAAAGCCAATTGAGCAAATGCTACACAAGCATCTTTTTCAGAGTCGACAATATTATTTAAAAGAGAAAGTCTATTACATTCTTCTTTTAACTTTAAGATCTCAATATCCTTATCTTCTATTACCTGCTGTAGACTTTTTACCTGGTCAAATGCACTTTTATACTTATTTTTATATGACTGAATACTACATTTGGCATCAAGAAGCTCTCGTTCGGAATCAAGTTCATCTAAGTGATTATCTAACTCACAAATTAGCGATATAATAGCTTTAGGAGAAAACCAAGTATTTTTATTTTTAGTGGTTATCATATAACCATCATTACTAATAATACAGCCATATTTAGCTTTTAACTCCTGAACAAGCTCAGATAGTATTGGATTTTTAATATGTGTTTCAATCAATAGAGGCTCTTGGCTTTCAGCATCCAATCTTATTTTGGGAAAAAAACTACATTTAATCTCTTTGCCCTCGCAGGAACATTTAGTAGTTGCATTCATACATTTTAAACATGTTTTATCAGAACTATAAAATTGACAGCTCATAATCATCTCCACTATTCTTTACTTTTTAAAATTTGATTTTCGGCTAGTAGCTTTTCAATAATATCCGCAGCCTCTAACATTAAATATTTACCACAAAAAATATCTTCATAAGACCTTAAAAGTTTAATGACTTCTTCAGGTGTTCTCATTAAAGCTTACCTCCTAGTCTTTGAATAACGCTTGTAAAGAGTTTAAACTGTTAGTAGCTGAATTTATATAATATAAAACCATTTTCATTCTATTGCAATATTTGCAAGATTGTTTAACACTCTCAGGTGCTACACATTTATTTGTTTTATAATAAGTACAAAGTTCAAAATCACAGGATTCATTAGTTTTAAACATTAGATCCTCCTATTTTAATTATTTTGCATAAAAGCATGTAAATGGACTAAACTCAACAATTCCCCAAAAAGGACTTTTTATATTAGGTTTTTCGAGACTAAAAGAATCTTCTATAACTCTCATTAAAAAACCTTTCGCATGGCTACCATCGTAGTCAGTATAAGAAATCTTTTGCTTTTCTAAATGTTGTTTAACTATGAGAGCAATAATACCTACATCAAAATCAAAAGGAAATTCATTCCAGCCTTCTTCAAGGGACCCATAAGACCAGCCTAAACAATAACGACCATCATCTGTTATTTGATAAGTGCACTTTGCTGGTGAGTCCTTCCGAGTAAAACTTTTTTGATACCCTGAATAATTAAAAGCAAATTCAATGGCTGCCTGTACTTGATCTAAAGAACCGCTAAGTTCCAAAACTTGATTACTTGTAAACATCATAACTAATATATACTCCTCTAATTAATCTTTTAATACTAATCTTATTAAAGCTTCGGCTTCTTCAATAGTAAAAAGTGCATATTCTTTCCAACCCTTACCACCACAAACTGAACATTCTTCTACAACCTCTTGTGCAATTCCTCTATCACTATCGGGATCTTCTGAAGTAACTTTGTAATAAGTTATATGACCTACGCCACCACAAGAATTACAAGTTTTTTGAATACGTTCCATTAATCCACCTCGTCTTCATAGTTGTCCATATCAGCAATAATACTATTAATTCTTTTTACAATATTAATTAAAGATTCTTTGCTACCTTTTTCTAATTCAATAAAATCAGGCAGAAATAAAAGAGTATTATTAGGAAAAGCCTTCCTAAAACAATTATATTGATGTTGTAAATTTTCAGCTTTCGCTTCTCTAATATTTTTATACTTAGCTATTATTACATCTCCAGGTTTTGGCGAGATAGTAGAAAACTCTACTGAAAAGTCTTTCATAGTTTTCCTCCTCAATCAAGCACTTCGGCAATCAAATAATCAACTCGATAACCAAAAATCTCAGGTTTATATTCAATAGGATCTAAATATCTATTTATATAATCCTGGGCTGCCTCTGATGTTTTAAAAATTAAGTGTTCTCTAACTTCTTCTTCGGCTTTATGATGTTTAAAATAATTACCGTCAGCATCTTTACACAAATAATGAAAACCGTCTGAAACAGGCACAATATTATAAAAATCTTTTATTTTTGAAAAATCAGTACTCGACATAATTCTTTGTCCACCTTTTCCTTTTAGTATTTCCTATAGATTTTATATAGTGCTTATACCACTTACATTTTTTATTTTTACGACAAGTAAGATAGTCACAGTATGAGCATTCTTTTACTGTGACTCTAGAAAAATTATTATTCTTCATTTTCTACTTTTTCTGAGTAACCACACATTTTCCAGCCTAAGCTGTCAACCCAGTTACCAAACATATCTGAACAAGCTTCCCAATCAATATGAGGAGGAGTTTCAATAACATAAGATAACTTAGTTAAATTAGTACCCTTTACCGGCAAAAATCTAACACACTTTTCAGGCTCACGTGTATAACAACCTTCATTACCATTCTGACAAGTCATATATGCTACACATTTTTTCTTTTTTAAACTCATATTAAGGCTCCCTTGATTCATCTTTCGGCTCTCTGCCTAAGGTAAATAACCAAATAATAAAACAATAAATAGCTTCACAACTTTTAATTAAGAAGCAAAAAGGACTAATAATACTTAAAGCTATAAAAGTAATCCAAGCACCTGGCCAATTAAAATTTTTTTCTTTATAAAAATATCTAGGAGTAAGATCCGGTTTAGCTTTTGAAGCTCTAGAAAATTCCCAAAGAGTCATAAATAGCACTAATAGTGTTATTGCAATAATCAAAAATGCTTTAAATAAAGTCATAATTAGCTCTCCTCTTTTTTATATGCAAATTTATCCATAAGGTCATTTAAATACCAACTTGGATAGTTTTTAATAAGCTCTTCAACAGTAAGACCTTCTCGTTGCAGTTTTACTCCGAACCAATCATTTTCTTTTACTCGACCACAAATCTCACAAACTTTGGCTTTTGATACTGTAGTATGCTTTCTTATATAAGGTCCCTGCCAAGTAGTATGCAAAGCAACTTCAATATACTTATGTTTATGATTTGCTCTAGGCTGTCCTTTTGCCTTAGATTTCTTTTTATGCTTAGGTATATCAGATTCAAAATAAAAAGGCATCTATCTCACTCCTAATATAAATCTTCTGAATACAATTCTGATTGATTATGGTCTTCCCAATAATATCTTTGAGTAGCTGTACATTGACCACAATCTTTTATGTGCTTAAAAGCTTCTGTTCTATTAAGAAACTCACCTTTATGATTAATAAAGCCTTCAGCTACTACTTTATATTTTTTCTGCGCTTGATATCCAAGGTCCCTTAATATTTCATAGCCCTTTCCATGTCGCCAACAAGGAAGAATTGAAGTATAAGGCAAGCCCTCAACTTGAATTTCTAAAGCTGCACAAATAATCATAATAATTCACCTAATTAAATATTAATTTTTGCATAAATATCACAATATGTGTTGTCAAAGCAGTCATCAGACCTCTCTAAAAACCATGACTGCTTAGCCAATTCAGGACCGTCAAAATATTCCCAATTTGCACCACCAATACGAGCATGAATATACAAGATACCCTCTTTACCTGCATATTTATTCCACATATTAAACTGATGTAATATCTGATTTTTTCTAACTTCAGTCTGTTCTAAAAGAATAGCTTTTTTGTCTTCTGAAAGCTTATCCCAGCGCACTGCAGTATATGTAGTAGGGTCTTCTTCATCGCTTACAAGAAAATAGTTACAAAGCTTGTCAGTTTCTGCATTATGAACAATTAAATCACCTTTTGGGTCCCAGAAAGGCTTTGTTCTACAAAGTTCTTCGCAAGCTCGAACTTCACATGCTTCTAACAACTTTTTAATTTCTTTTTGGGTATATGGTTCACAGTCTTTTGTTAAACGATAACCTCTTAATCTAGGAACTTTGATATTGTTAGCTTCAGCAATCTTACCTAAATCATCTATTTGTAAATATGCACCTAAATCCATTAAAAAACCTCCTTAAAAAATCTCAGTCCAGTTATTTCGTATCAAAACATTTCTCATGTTTTGGACACCTACAGGATTCATTGAATGAAATTTAAATTTTATTTTATCTACGCTTTCTGCAAAAGCTGTATTTCTTCTTGAAAGACGTTCAAGTTCATTCATAATTACTATGCAATCCCCACCAAAAGAGTAGCCCATATCGTGGTCAAGGTCTAGTACTGAAATTTTTTCAATATTAGACACTATAAATCTAAGTGCTGCATTTGTAGAATCAAAACCTTTATAACCTTCAGGTGTAGGTCTCTGGTCATCTACCCAAATTTTCATATTAACCAAATCTCCTTCATTATTAGAATGCGCTCTATTAAATAATTGTCTTTGTGCAAAAAACATATCTATTAAATCTTTTAAATTAGAATATATACTTATATTATTATCTCTTCCCCAAAATAAGCTCATTAAGCATTCTCCCATACATAATTTATAAAAGGATCCCAATTTAATAGAAGCTGCTCATAAATATCAATTTTTCTAGCTACTGTAAGTGGCACAGCAACTCTATAAGGTTGGATACCCCACTGTTGCTTTTCAAAATCCACAGATTTTTTTAAGTCTTCTAACCTAGTCACTTCAACATATGCAGGCCAAGAAGTAAGGCTAATTTCATATTCACTTCGACTCCAATATTGGTACTTAAGCTTAGCTTTGAATTTCTCAGCAAACTCGGCTTTATTAATTGACTCGTGCATTAGCTTATCAATAATTTCTTGCCAATAGCCACCTTTAAAAATATCATAAGCAATGATAGTTTTTTTGGCTGTATCTTCAAGCCAGACATTCCAAGATAACATAATAAACTCCTATAAAATTCTATATAAATATAATACGACATCCAAAGTGCAATTTTTGCACTTTGGATGTCACTTTAAATGTCACCTTAAAAATTATTCACAAAAAGGACAATCATCTTCAATTAATATGTAGGTCCCTTCAGAAAAAAACATTGACTGCCCGTCTTCTGTCTTTATTTCGAGACCTGTTGAGTTGTCATACCACTTGTCCACATCTAAACAACCTGAATAGTGATAAGTGTCGACGTGAACTTTATTATACTCATAAGAGCCTAAACCCATTGATACGTTACAACCAGTGAAAAGTGCTACAATAAGAATAAGCACTAAAATAATACCTAAAAATCTTTTCATGTTATTGATTACCTTTCTTTATTATTAATAACTTCACCACGTAAAACCCAATTCATATCTGAAAGAGCATGTAAAGAACATAAGAAATTACCTTTATTTCCTGCTATAATAAAACAACCGCCTAAATAAGTAACAAAGCCATCTCTTAAATCAAATAACTCTTTTACATCATCATTAAGTTTTATAAAGTCATTTTCAAACACTGGCACTCCGTTTTTATCTTTTATGCCAGTATGCTCAGATAATGAATCTGGGTCAACCAAGTATTCTACAAATATAGATTCTTCACTATTCCAAAAACGAATTAATACATAATTATCCTGAAATATAGGTGAACCATATACTAGCTCATTATTATCTGTACGTCTAGCACGATATAATCTACGTTGCATAATATCACCTCCCTATTAAATAAGCTTACGTCCACATTTAGGACAAAAGTCTACAGGAGTTTCTACAACATTACCTTCCTCGTCAGCAAGTTCACAAATGATAGACCATAGAGTGGGGGAATATTCACGTAAATACATAGTAGTATTATTACCATTAGGTACTAAAAGCTCTTGAGTACCCTCGTCCACTAAGTAAAAAGAAGGATGAATTTTGTAGTTAGGACAACTACCATCAATATTTTCACCACAATACTCGCACATATAGCTAAATCACTCTTCTCCAATAAAAATAAGGTTATCTATGTAATCCCTTCCGGATTCTTTAAAAATAGGAATATCAGTATCAATTACCCAAGAGGTTCTTGCAGCTCTTACTGTGCCAGAAGGGTGAGATTCACAATTAGCAGTATTTATTTGAGCTTTTTTAATACAGCAACTACCTCTTTTACAATCAACTGGAAAATCATTCCAATTAATATGTTTCTGAGTCATTAACATATCTTGAATATCATTACAAGACTTATTTTGTAGTTCTTTGTATGAAAAATTAGCTTGGCCTACCATTTGAATACTATTTCGAGTTGCATCAAGCTGTCTCCAATAAATAAGATTAGCTACTTCTTCTTTTGGAATGTTAAAAACTCTAGCATCAAACATGGCACCTTTTTCGATAGCTTTATAAAGAGCATTCATATAATTATTATGGGATTTTTGAATTTCAACACTCTGAGGTGTCATCCCAGACTTCCAAGCAAGATCATAAGACTTTACTCTATCTGTGAAAATTTTATTAAAAGCCATGGTAGCCATACTACTCGCAATACTACACATTTTCTGAACTTCATAGTCAAACCAGGCAGAAGAAGTAAGCTTTTTATAGTCTACTAAAATTAAAGTAATTTCATCTGACTGTGCATAGCCTAAAACACAACCCTGAATATTTTCGCATAGATACTTCATAGTCTCTTGCATAGACCGCATTAAAATATCATCAAAAGGTTTCGCAAAGCCTCTGGTAAAGGTATGAAAAGCCTTACCATCAATTCTAATAGCAACAGGCATACGACGTACTAGTCTGGTTTTCGGCACTTGCTCATAAAAAGACTTCATTCTTGTGCCAAGGTCATCATGTATTGGCATAATCTGCCTCCTTTACTGAATTTTTATTTCGAAGTACTGCTATTTCAGCAGTGAGAGCTTCTATTTGTTTAGTTTTATCTCGATTTTTCTTACTTAATCGCTGTCTCTGTCTCTTTTGAGTATGTTTACTAGCCTTTAGAATTTTAATCATATCAGCAGCAAGTTTACAATCTGAAAAAACTTTTTCAAAATCTTGCGTTTTTCCTTGTTCATAATTTTCAATATGCTGATAAAGACGCTCAACTAGTTCTTCAGCTTTAATCATTATAATAACCTCTCTTATAAATATAAATTACATGATATAATACGGTAAATATTTAGGTTATCTTAGAAAATTTTCTAAGATAACCCATAAAATAATTTATCCAGCATCATATAAAGTGGTTACATTTTGAGCGAGGCTGGCTCGAGAATTGGTAATATTAAAATCAGTACCAATTTCAAATTTGGGTCTAAAATCACCATCTCCGTCGGAATAAAAAGAGACTATTTCAGAATGCCCCACATTTCCACAATGCTCCATATATTTTAACATTGAACAAAAATGGTCTATCCAACGCTCTTCCATAGTTACTTCTATACTAAAAGTCTTATCTGCCATTTAAACCTCCAATTCTATTCTCTGCACATATAAAAAAGTCATTATCAAGTTCTATACCAATAAAATTTCGATTAGACTCAAGACAAGCCACTCCTGTGGTACCACTACCCATAAATGGGTCTAAAATGAGGCAACCTTCATTAGAATGCTTTAGCACTAGCTCCTTAATTAACGCTAACGGTTTCTGCGTAGGATGTATAGTACGCTCTTTACCATGGCAAATAGGATAGAAAAAAGTATCATATGATTCCTGTTCAGGTATATAATACTCACCTGTGTCATATTCTGAATTAAAAATAGGCTTAGACTTTTTTACAAAAGATACAAAAAATTCTTTACCATTCGATAAGTAATTAAGTTTTGAATTAATAGGTACTGGATTAGTTTTATTCCAACAACCAAGTCTAGGTTGTTTAAAACCAATAAGCTCTGCAGCTTCTTTTAATTCCTGCATCTTCCAAAAATCATAGAACATTATAAGAGAACCGCTAGGTTTAAGCTTTTTAAAAAATATATGTAAAAGAACTTCTAACTCAAGAGGTTCTTTATCCCAATCACCAAAGTCTGTTTTATAACCACCAAATTTAGTTAGACATTCTGCAGAAGTGTTCTCATTACAATTAGCAAAACCACTTTTTTTACTTATAATATAAGGTGGGTCTGTCAAAATTAAATCAATGCTATTATCAGGAATTTCTGCTAATAATTCAACGCAGTCCCCTTGTAAAAGTTTATACATACTTTCATTTACCTTTCAAATTTTGAGCTTGTACAGGTGTAGTTACTATTATACGAGAATCATATTCATATTCACCAGAACCAAGAAGCTTTCTAACCTCAGCTTCAGTTATAACTGTTTTATTATAAAGAATCGTCATAGTTCTTTCAGTTCCTGTCACTAATTCACCGCTAGAAGTATAGCAACCCGTTTCAAAGTCGATTCGCATAATATTATCTAAATATGACATAAATAAACCTCTAACTTACTTAAAATTTATAGTAGAAAAACAACAACCCTGTGATGAATAAAGCTTTTCAGTATCAAGATCTTTTAGAGGGCATGAAATAGTAGAATTAGCTACTTTAACAGCTTTCTCTGAAATTTTTTTAGCTAGACACTGCTTAGCAATTTCTTTATCTGTAAAAATAATTGAATCTAAAGCAGTATCATAAAAATCTGACCACTTTTGACCAAAGGCATCGATACTGTGAATAACCGGGCCAGAACCGTAATCTTTTACATCCAACACGATTTGACTATTTATAAAATTCTTCTTACCTGCATAACTGAGACAAGGTCTATATATAATATCACCAAATTCTAACATTTTAAAAGACCTCTCAAGCTATCTTTTTCTGGTAACCGAGCTTATCTCCAATAAAAGTAAGAATAGGTTTACCATATGGAGCATAGTTATTTTCGTACATATCTTCAATCTTACTATAAAGCTCATCGTCAATAAGCCAAGCCCATGCTGCAAAATGACGAATACTTCTATCTGCTGAAAGACCTCTGCAACCATCAGCTTTATCCCAAGCAAAAGAAAGATAATCAAACATCTTATCCTTTATGTCATCATCAGTTTTAAGTCTAAGCGCTTCCCACTCTTCTTCCGCAGTTGATTTATTAAGAAAGCTCTCGTGAAGGTATTCTTTAGCCACCTCAAAAGGAAGTACTTCAATAAGGTCATCTACTCCAAAACCAAATACGTCATGTTCAAAACCTGTTTTAATCTTATCTTTAATTTCTTTAACACTTTTCATATTTATTCCTACCTTTAATAAATTTTTGAAAAATCAGCAGTTCTACTAGCTGAGTCTAAAGCACTATCCTCAAGAACAGCAGAATCAATAAATCGATTTTCTTGTGTCTCTAAATTAATATTTTTTTCTTCAAGTGCAGCAGTAAGCTTTTTAACTTTTTTAGTAAGAGCATCATTTTCAGTAGCAAGATCAGCAATTTTAAGTATCTGATTATCTATGATTTTTTCTTTAGCTTCAATGTCCTCTTCCAGCTGACAAATATAATTAAATAAATCTGCTTGAGAATTAATATTTTTTAAATTAGTTACTAAAGACATATTTAATCCTCCTCATTATAAATTTGTTTAAATTGTCTATCTTTTCCACAACCTGTATAGGCACCGGCAGAAGTTATATTATAAGTAAAATTAGCATAAAGCCTAAAATACTTATTACAGGTTCTACAAGAACAATCAATAATGTATTTACCAGTGCTGTCCTCATTAAAATTGCATTCATCAGTATTATACATATAGCAATCGTCACTGCCACAGTGAGGACAAATCATAACATCGTCTACAGTTTTCATATTAAAAAATCTCCTTCCCAGTTTTCAGTTTGTGAGGCTGTCTGACAAAAATCTCGAGACAAAGCTTCCTCAGCTTTTCTAAGGTCTTTTTTAAATTGTTCTTCTGTTTTGTTATAAAACTCCAAATTAAGCTTTATAAAATCTAACCAATCTGGCTGAATATCTTCAGGATAAGCACCCGCAAAAGAGATATAATCTACTAAAGTATCGTAAGGTTCCACGCCAGCATTAAGACAATCAGCACAATAGGCAAAAGAAATAGCACCAAGCATAGAACAAGCTACAAAAACTTCTTTTTCTTTTCCACAACAGCTACAAGGTCTTATATCAGGCATATTTTTAACCTCCCTAAAAATAAAGTCGTTATTATAATATACATTATAATAACGACTTTTTTAACACTTTTAATAATTATTTTATTTCAACAAGATAAATTTGGCCTAAAAGTTCAGTTTCACAAGTGCCTATATAAATAACCTCATTGGCTAAAATTACATTAGATAAGGTACAAATTTGAAAAGCTCTTATTTTTCCATAAGTTTCGTTAGCATCAATTAAAGCTGTCATAATAAGCTTATCTGATGCTTCTCTTAAAGCAACAATTTGAGCATCCTCAGGCAAAAGCAAAGTCTGTGGTGTAACAGTTAAATCTAAAATATAGTCATTAAAAGTTTTAAGCATTATTTCTTACAGCCTCCTAATTTCTGTGAGCATTCACGACATCGAGTACAAGTTTTTCGACAGTCATTAATAAAGTATCTAAAGTCTGACGCAGCATCTGCTACAGAATTATGGTCAGCTAATAAGATTTTACTTTTAGCTTTACCTACCTCGCAGTCTTCATAACACTTATGTATAAATAAGTTATCGGTCATAAAGCTTATCCTCTTTCCTGCTTAGCTAAAAAAGCATTAATTCTATCAGCTTCCGCTTGTGCTGAATCTTTATTACCATGTACAAAATGTATACCATAAGGCACTTCAGGTACAAAACGATTTAAAGTTGGATAGGTACTTTCATAATAAAAATCACCTAAGCCAGTCCAATATCTAATAAGTCCAGTACGAGGATCTCTGTCTACCTGGACAAGTTCTATAGGTCTATCTTTTACCTTATACCTCTGAACAGATTTTCGATGTACTCCAGCTCCTCCGCATTCAGGACATGCTGAAAGCACTTCGCCTCTTTTAGCACAGGATTTACACACAACCTTTTTAATTTCATCTGTACTAGTTAAAACATATACACTAAACATATAAAGTACTCCTCATTATATAAATTTATATTATAATATACAATAAGAGGTTTGATAAATTAATACCAAACCTCTTACAAATTAACTATATTTAATTTTAAATAATTGATCAGTCTTCAACAACTTCAAAGTCTTCTATAGCATCTGCCTCTTGTTCAATTTCAGGTGCTTCTTCAGGAGCTTCTTCAGATACATCTTCAGCAGTTTCAAAAGGTGCAACTATACCGATAATTTTATAGCCAGCGGTTTCTTCACAATACTGACAAGTTTCTTCTACGTTAACAAGATCAGTAGCCTCATCTATAGCAACATCTGTTTCTGCTTTAATAACAAGAGCTCCACATTTGTCACACTCTAAGATAAGCTGTCTAGGTTCTTCAGTCTCTTCATCTGCAGGTATTTCTTCAGAATCTTCTGTAAGAGCTTCCTCTGCTGGTTTTGCTTCAGTTTCAACAGAAGCAGGTTCAGACATAACTTCCTCAGTAAGTTCTTCTTTAACTTCTGACTCAAGACCTTCGTCATAAATTGCATTAAGGTCTTCAAATACACTCATAAAATAACTCATTTTAGTAATCTCCTTAAAATTTAATTTTTTATTTATACCGGTTTTATATTTCCGGATACTCGATAATTTTTACCATTCCAAATAAGTTTATCTACTTCATACTGTTGTCCCGCAGTAGTTCTTAAATTATTTGGGAATGCTACATTTGCTTCTCCATTTACTCCATCATCAGCACGAGCTCTGAGTTTGTGAGCTTTTCTATCATAAACAATAGTTACAATATTACCAGTACTTGCCTGATTTTGAGTAGACGAATACGCAGCAGACTGATTTGTAGAGGTACTAGGTACAGCTTTCCAGCTAATATTGGAAGGTTTACCATTAAAATTTCCTTCATTTAAATCTGTTGCACCATCATCGCAGACTGGACAATAACCTCCATCGGTCAAGGGAGAGTCGCATAAAGAACATTTAGCACGAGATCTTTCTTTAGCTAACTCACGTTCAGCAGCTGCCATTTCAGCTTTTGTTCTTTCATTATCAATTTTCTTTAATGTATTGTTTAAAATACAATATAGCTGTCTATTAGAATATTTATCAAAGTTATAATTATAACCCAGCCTAGTCAGCTCAGCAATAAGATATTCTCTATCTGAAAAATCCTGTTCCTGTAGAGTCGTCTTCTTTTTTATGTACTCAGGTATCTCGGATGTAAGAATTACTTTTGCATCAGCATATTCAGGCTTATCCAACAAAAAGTCGTCTAGCTCGGCCTCAGTAAGCTCTGTATCAAGGCCTTTAAAGAGCTTCCATTCGTCATTAAGCATTACAATTAGCGCATACGGCATTGAACGTCCTTCATCTAATGGTTGCTGACTTAAAAGTAAGCTCTCAGAATTTATTTGGTCCAGCTTATCAAAAGCCTCAATAAAATTCATATATGCACCTACTTATTATTTAAAGTTTAATCAAATAATTTAGCAGTTATTTTAAAATAAAAAAGATAATTCATAAATATTATGAATTATCTTTTTTAGCCTTAGCTTTATCTACTTGCTCAAAGAAAAATATAACCTTATGCTCGTGAGGAACCACTAAATGGTAGTCTAAACCAACTTTATATATGTAATTATCTCTAAAAAGCTTTGCAGGTATTTCTTCAATCATCTGTCTGAAAGTTTCTAACGAATGTGCACGCTTATAGTGATTACATCTTCTACAAGAAGGCATGTAGTTCTCAAAGCATTCAATTTCTTCTTCTGTATATTTTTTAAAACGTTCACGCTGCTTAGGAATAAGATGGTCTAACTGCATATCTTTATATTGGATTTCTTTTCCACAATAAGCACAATGACCATAATATTTATTATAAACTTTTTCTCTAGTCTTTTTTGAAATTGTTTTAGCCATCTAGCAATCTCCTGTTAAAAAAGTATCCATTTATAATCATATACTCTTTTATAAGAACTATGGTTACCCGGATCTTGTAATCTACGTACTCTTTTATTAGACATTTTTCTTAACCGTTTTGTATAACCCGGTGTATTAGAAGCATGATATTTATAATAGTATCCGCGTTCCTCATCATACCACACTCCACTACAATATTTAGTTTTAGTTTGATTATATGTTTTACGTAAACGCTTTTTACGATTCTGTGCTTGCTTATAAGCCAAGTTTATCAACACCTTTTATTTTGACATTTTTGCAAAAGCTATTAAAGCATCATCTTGTGAAGAAAATACAGTTTTGCCCCAAGTGAATGTTTTATTGAAATCTTTATGGTCTCTTAGTTTTATTTGAACACTACGAGTTGTAAAACCAACCATTTGAACTATATCCTTACCTACACGCAAAGGCTTACCATTATAACGTTCTATATACCAAACAGGATCTCCTGGAAAGCAAGGAAATTCATATTTAATCACACTGCTCCTCCTCTATATAATGAATACTATTAGTACGCCCCTTTAACTTATAAAACTGTTTAACTGCTCCAGCTGCCGACCTAGCAGTAACTAAAATATTCAAACGTTTATGGTCTTCTGTATAATAAGTAATTTCAAAAACTTTCTTAGGTTCAAGAGTTCCTAAAACTATACAAAAAACGGCAATAGCTACTGAAAGCAATACAACAAATAACATTAATAAAATAACTTCCAACATTAACCTTCATCTCCTAAATAACATCCTGTACGAAGCTCTCGCGTTTCGTATTCTTGACGATAACGACATTTACAGCAAGCTATCCAAGATGTTTTCGGCAAATAGAGATTATTATATAATTTACCTGCCTGTTTTGTAGAAAGATGAGGTCTCTGAGCTTGCTGTAAATGATTTATTATACTCGGGTCAAGGCCAAGCAAAGAACATAAAGGCTTAACTGAGGCTTTATTCAATAAAACTTTAAAAAGATTTAACATAGCTGCAACCCTCCGAAGTTACAATTTTCTCAATCCCAGCATTATTTATCATGCGAGCGCAGATAGGACAAGGTATAGCTTCAATTTCTTTTCCATTTTCTTCACCGTAGAGATAGATAGTTGCGCCGAGCATTTCGGATCTAGCTGCTGATATGATAGCATTCTGTTCTGCATGTACACTTCTGCACTCACTATAATCACCAGTACCATGTGCTGCATTTAATCTATGACATACACCAAGGTCACAGCAATTTGTTTCACCCCTGGGAGCTCCATTATAACCAGTGCTTACAATTTCTTTATTATTAACTATAACGGCACCATATTGTCTACGTAAACAAGAGGACCTCTTGCTCACAGCTTTGGCTATATTAAGATAATATTCATCTATAGACATTCTACTCATTTTCTAATCCTCCAAAGGTTCATAGTTACTTTCAAATAAGCTAGGCCTATAAGGGTAAAAATGCTGAGTACCCGGAACTTGGACAACATAATCGCCCTCATCCACTCGTACCGGTCCTTTAAAAGTCGTTACTGAAACAACGATTCTGCCATCTTCCTCTGTAGTATGATGCAATGCAGACCCAACAAAGGTCTCTAGGTCATCTATGTTATTACCTAACCACTGAACAGCTTCAACAACCTCAAGTTTCTTTTTATATTTCATGTATTATAAGCCTCCAAAAATTTTATCTATTTATTATACGGTAAATAAAAAAGAGATTATTAAGAAAGTTCTTAATAATCTCTAAGTTTTTTACCACTGTATCATAAGCCACATAAAAATAAAACGAACACGGTACCTATCCAAGCTTTCATCATATCCTGAGTTATTCTGAAAAAATGGATTTGTATACCACTTTTTCCAGGGCTTATTAGTGTCTTCATAAAAATCACTCCAGCTTGAATCGCACTTACCAGCAAATTGAATACAAAAACGAATGCCATCACGGCCACCAATAGTTCTTAACCCCATCCAGTAATAAGGTTTAAAGCTCTTAAAAAAATCAAACATTTTAATAGCCTCCTTTTAATAACTTTTTATTGGATTATGACCTTTACTGCAAAGAGTAATACCAGTTAATTCAGCATCCTTATCCATATACTCATAAATCTTTAATTCAAAAAATCGTTTCATTCGAGGAATAATAATTTCTTCCCAATAGGTACTCAAAGGTTTAGCTAACTGAACTACTAAAATATTACGATCTTCCTTGTGCATAGCTTCCCAATCAATTTCATAAAAAGTAAGCTGCTCCCAGTCATCTACATCTTGAAAAGTTTCAAATAGATAATCACGCAAAAGCTCATAAGAATCTAAAGCATCTTCAAAAGATACTACTTCATCTGAATTAAAAACCTCTTTCCAGAACATCGCACGTTCCTTATCTGCAAAATCAATATTCATTTGAACATCATCGAGAATACCCAAAGCATAACCAAGAAATTCTCTCTCAAAATTACCCCAATATGAATTACATTCGATTTCAAGGGTATAAGGAATGTTTGGCTTACTATTTCGTAAAGTTTTAAGTTTTTTTCCAAATTTATAATGACTAGGAACAGTTTGATAACCTGCACCAACGCCTAAAGTATCTCGCCAAATTTGATGACTTTTATATACCATAACTACATGCTCTCTTTCTCTCTTTATTTATTATAACTAAACTCTGATTTTACTATTTCATCTATATAACCCGAACCTTGACAATGGGGGCACTGACATAAAGGTTTATTAATAGTCTCCATCAAACCTTCTAACCATGTATCAACCTTTTCCTTCAGTTCCGTCTCGCTATTAGCACAGAGTTCAGGAATAACTGAATAGTTATTATACTTAGACTGATCATGAGTCATTTCAAATATAAGTTTCTCTTCATATTTTTTAATAGTAGTATGAATTTTATTTCGTTCTTTCTTAGTTCTAGCAAAAATATTATGATAAGAAATAGTTTCTGGCTCGATTAAAGGAACAAGCTTTTTTACTTCAAAACAAAAATCATAATTAGAAGTAATTTTTGCAACAGAATTATCAATATTTTCTAAAATATGCTGGCGAGTCAAATCATACATCTGCTTAGAAGAAAGCTTACAAGGTCTTTCTGAAAGAAGTATAGCAGGAAAAATCATCTTATCAAGCAATTGATGCTGAACATCAATGTTTTTAATAGAATAAGTCACATCTGAATAATTACGACGTGTTATTGCTTTATAATCCATTTTAGCTGGAAAAACATAGTTATCTATCTCACAAACCACTTGAAGCTCGCAATCAACCTCCTCTAAATGAGGAGGTGCTTCCTCATAAGCAAATCTATACAAGCTTTCAATGACAGCAGCGTTATACTTATCATTTTCATCATAAGGGATAATACTAGGCATTTTATCAGATTCTAATGACTTATCAACTAACTCATAACGTTTATTTAGCATACCACCAGGAACTTCTTTTTGCACAATAGTTGGGTACTGCTCGATAAAGAACCAGTTTGGATAAAAGGTTGCTGAAGGTGTCTTACCGTCAAAAAACATTTTTTCAATCTTAGGCTTGTGATAATTATAATCATATCCACTAGTAGCGGTACAATCTGAAATAAAACATCCCTTATCTGTTTTTACACACAAAATAGTTAAAGTGTCCTTAGATATAGAATTTATACTTTTAGACATATAGATTTCTCCTCCTTTAATCTCCTTTACCATCATCAAGCTCAATAGCTCTTTTAACTTCAGTCATAAGATCAATAATACAGTCAACCATATCTAGTGCTCTTTCTTTGTTATGGTGAATCATATAATTACTCTTGGAGTCAAACAATACAATCAAACCTTCAAGGCTGTGTTTTGAAATATTTAAATTAATTTTAACATTTGCTATTTGATTTTGTTTCATTATTTAAAATCCTTTCTTAATTAAGATCCCAAGCAGAATTATACTGACTACAGGCTTCTAATTCACTCCAAATCTGTCTAGAAAGATCTTTTACTTCCGGATGCTTTGAAATTAAAGACCAAATAATTTTAACTTCAGCAGGTGTAAAAAAATCATAAATATTATTAAACCATTTTACTAAAGTTTCATTAGTCCCTTTAGGAAATACAAACTTAGTCTTAGAAGGATCATCTGAACTTAAGAAGCCGAACCAATAACCAAGAAAACGCTCATTTTCAGTACTTTCACGTTCTTTTAAATGTTCAGTTTTAATACCACCTAAAGCTTCTGCAATAGAACAAAGCTCTCTATCAAATCTTGGATAGCTAGCGCTACCTGCATATTTAAAATCCATTCCCATAATAAGTCTCCTTTTTAAAATAAAAAATTCTGTTAGTATATAATACAACTAACAGAATTGATATTTAACACATTAATTAATTTTTATTTAAATTTTTAAATAGCTTTATTGAGCTCTAAAACTTGTTTTAAGACACGTTTCTTTTACTAACTGATTTACACTCAGCAAATGTAAACAAAGAATCTAAGCTAGTTTATTTATTAGTTACAATATTATATTTAAACTCATAGTCCTTTACTTCATCATTATTTTCTGAATGCCAAATTTCTTTCCAACGCTGAGAAAATCTTACTTGTTCTATACAAGAGGTTTGACATTTCTTACAATTCCAGTAATTATCATAATTACCTTTAAAATTAATATCTTTATCATCTAAATACATCTCAGACCCACACTCGCGGCATAGAATCTTACCTGATGCGTTAGTAAGCTTTTTTATAGCCTCTTCTGCTAGCTTTCTGTCGCAAAAAGTAGATTTTCCAAAAGTATAAAAAGGTATAGGATAATATTCACAATGACCTTCTGGTGAAACACGTTGTTCAATAATTTCAAGAGCTTGACCAATACGCTGTCTAATTTCTACTATAACACCTTCACCAAGTATCCAGTTATTAGGACCCTTTTCAAGTATTCTATATACCGTAGAACCAACTTTACAAGGGGGTACTATCATACCTTCTTCAAAAAGATAATCAGCGAGCTTTTCAATAGCTTGAGGCATCCAGGTCTCTTTAAGTGTAGAATGCCAGACAGGAAAATTATTTAAAGTCTCTAAAAGTTGCGTTTTTTCGTGCTCAGTCATATAAATCACCTTTCTGTGTTTACCATTTTAATATAATCTCATAACTATCAAAATTGTCTTGTTTAGAAATTTTTAGGTCTAAATCAGTTGTACTAAATCCAAGTTTTTCAAATTCAGAAATAAAACTTTGATAATAAATCTCAGGTATAACATTACCCGGAATAAATAAAGTTGTATGATTGTGAGTAGTGCTCCCAATAGCCATTGAACAATGTGGTTTAATTAAAGATATATAATATATTCTTTTGTTATAAAAAATATTTAGCTGTTCTTTAATATATTCCATATGCTTTTGAATATCCTGCATAGATAAATAAGTATTCGCTCTATGACTAAGTTCTTCTTTAAAAGTCATTTTTAATACCTCACATTTTATTTAAAACTTTTTCAGCTTTAATCTTAGATAAGAACACATTTACTCCGAAAGTATAGACTTCCCAAAACCTAATATTATGATCAACTAAAATCGGTTTTATGCCCTCTTTAGTAATAGTAATATATTTTATAATATCAGTTTCAAGCTTACCTGTTTCTCTATCTATATAATACAGCATATCACCCGGTTTAAAGGGCACAAAAGTAATATTTTTATTTAAAATATGCTCTGCCATCACCTCAGCCCCACGATAGGTAATATAAGGAGTCATAAGAGAATCACACTCGGCATAAGCAGAATAAATAAGTTCAATTAATTTACTTTTACTTTCTTCTTTAATCAAACCAGTCATCATTAACCTCCGATTTTAAAGCTTCAACCTCACGTATTGTTTCCTCATAAATCTTATCAGCCTGGAGTTTATCTAAAAAAACTCTAGTACCAATATCTTTTAAAGTATAGTCACCAACAGAACCTTTTCTAGACATACGAAACTTCCAAGACCTATCTGCTTTTTGCTGTATCATCGAAACTTTGCCTTCAACAAGCTCAACTTTACCACCATAGTAAGTAATAACTCGCCAAATAGGCTGACCTATATAAACAGGTAACTGAGTATACTGATCTTTATGTTTGAATCCTGTAGAACATTCTTCTACTGTCATATCTGTCTCCTCTGTTATATGATAACCACAAGCTTCATAACAAAGACAATCCTTACAAGTAATCATTTTATCAGTCCTTTTAAAAAATTCTTCAATCTAGTTTTTAAAATACACCAAGTAGTAGGCTCAAAGTGAGCCAGACTGTGAGATAGACATTCATCCCAAAAAGAACAAGGCTCTACAACAGGTGTGCCAGCATTCAGACACCAACGACAATTATCACAACACTTATTATAATCCATATTTTAATCCTCAAAAGGTATATGGACCGTCTTTATAATGTCAGCTTTATAACCTGCATAGAAAGAACTACGCGATTTTTTATAAGCTTCAATATCTTTTAATAAATGCTTATAAAAAAATCTACCCTTATTAATAGGTACAAAATCATAGTTTTCAAAAGCTTTTGCTATATATTTATAACCTTGTTTTTCAATATGAATTTGTCTTTTAAGTTCAGAGCAGTCTCCGTGCTCTTCATACATTAATCCTGTTATTAAAGTTGGCATTTTTAAATACTCCTCAGTTTATTTTTCATTTTTCAGCTTCTATTTTCGCACCACAAGCATAGCAGTAATTAATACCCGCCAGTAAACGATCATCATATCCAGCTAGACAGTTAGAGCAGTGTGTAATATGATTTTGGCTTTCAATATAAGCCTGTTTATCTATTTCAGTAAACCAAGGTGCAAAACCTTCTGCATGTGCATTATCTGCAGGCAATTTACCTGTCCAATGAGCAGTCGGTACTTTTGAACAAGCGAGCTGAGTGGCTAAATTCATAACCTGTTTAGTAAGTCTTTCTATCTCAGCTGCAGCATCAATACCATCAAGATTCCACCTATATCTACAACCCTCAAACCAAGGAGATCCTACTCCCTCGCATCTTTGCGTACCACAATTAGAGCAATAAGTTTCTGTAAACTGCTTCTCATTCATTTTTATCATTCCTTTCAAAAGCATCGCAAGCTTCTGTACAAGCATAACATAAATGACCTAATACAAAAATACGGCCCTGTTCCTTTTCTTTAGGTGTAGGATGTGAAATATCACAACATAAATTCCAATCACCGCCACCTAAAAAATGCTTACACTGACCACAAGTATCCATTTTTAATCACCTTCATAACTTATACACATTTTAGCACCACACTTAGAGCAATAATTACAATCTGACCAGTCCCAATGCCCGCATTCTGAACAATGAGCATCACCATCATGTTCTGAGCAAGAGGCTTTAATCCACCTACCACAAACTTTTGTTTCTAGCTGAGGCTTAATATGTTTTAAAGACTCCAAAAGCTCTTTAGGCATTCTAATCTCTGCTGATTTAAGGCCGCTCATGTCTGCACCACAGTTAGGACAAAATCTATAAGTGCTATTCGAAGACTCTTTACAATTAGAGCAAATAACTAACTTAAACATTGGATTTGGGCATTCCTCATCTGTCTCTAACCTCCAACTACCGTAAGTCACTGGTTTAACCGACACTTCACACACTTTTTCAAGATCCTCTTTTGTAATAAAGGTGGTTTCTGAAAAACCTCCATCAAGAATATAGGAAGTATATTCAAGATTATCAATATTTACATATCTAGCCATGTTATCTTCCTTTCTGGCGCATTTTGTTTAAACCTATAACAGATAAAGTTATATTACGTATTTCATCCCACCTAGATTTAAAAGCTTCTGGAAACTCAATAGGAGGAGTATTCTTAAGCTGATCTATAATACCAAGCATATTAGGTATTACCATCATATCAGTATATTCTAAATCTGGTAGGTCTGGAAAGTTAAGATTTTTGGCGTGAAACGAAAAATTCTCTCGCATACGTATTTCTAATTTTGCAACACCATTATCTACAGTAATATAATGATTTTCATCCATATATAGGTACTGCCAAAGAATAGGTATTTCGTCTAAAGCAAATAAGTTATTTACAATTCGCATTTAACCGTCCTCCTTCATAATCGCACCACAATTTAAACAACGTTTAGTTTTAACAAAATTATCATTAATATCTACTGTTGCTGCATGATGACATTTAGAACATCTATACACCTTACCCTGAACTTCCTCCCAATAGCCACAGTCAAAAACTTGAGATGATTCAACTACTGGAGCGCTTTCTATAATATTTCGTGCCCAGCAAAGACCTTTATAAATAGGTTTATTTATACGCCAATTTGTATCATCGTCAGTTTCTAACTCCACTTGAGCCTTAGCTATTTCACTTATAATTAAATCTAAATCTACAAATTTTGCCATAATTATTCTACCTTTCGTTGATATAATATAATACAGTATAATTCTAATAGGAATTACAAAATAAAAAGAATCTGATATTTATTTATCAGATTCTTTTCCTTATTAATCCCAACTTTGAAGCACTACATCAAAGCCGCATATTTGTAATAAGTCCTCATAACCTTTGCAGCTGCTATTATAAAAAGTATGAGTGCTTAAATAATGTTGTCTTCTATCTGAAAACTCATCTTTAGGAATAATATAGCCACAACCTACATACCTATCAACACTGATAGTATAATACTCAGACTCTAAATCAGCCAAATCGTCCCAATCTCTTATTAACTTAGCCATTGGTTACCTCCTTGATCATCTTAGCTCCGCATCTAGGACAAAAGTCTGCTACCTGTTTATGATACCAAGAAGTAGTTTTACCACAAGCAGTACACATAAAAGGTACATATTTACCGTCTCCGCAAACAACCCACTCACCATGTTTTACTTCTTGCACATCTGCTGCAGGAACATTTTTAATATCTTCACACAAAACAGCTTCATCCCAAAATTCTTCAGTGAAATCAAATCCACTCATTCTGCGTTTATGATTAAGTATAAGTTGACGATCAACAAATTCTTTCATTACTACCGAGTCCTCCCAACTGTACATAACCAGTAAAACCAATAGCCAATAGCAAATATAGGACAAAGTAGATTAAAAAATATTGTTACCATAGCACAGCCAAATTTATTTACACCTAACATTTCATAAATTTCACTAGGGTTGAAAATCTCACATATTTCATTAGCATCTTTACTATAAGGAATAACCATTAAAGCAACAAAACCTAGAAAATTCCAAGCAAGTATAATAGCTACAATACAACCAACACTAATCATTTACAGACTCTCCTTTCATTAAAGAACCACAATTTGAACAATAAGGTGTTAAGTTATCAAAATGACCACAGTTATTGCCCACCGAAGCAGAATGTCCACAAAAACTACAGGCATAGTCACTTCCTAATAATCCTTTATGAACAAGCTTCCATTTACCTGTTATTTTATCAGCTGAATTAAATTGCAATTTAGAAATTCGGTTAATGGCATCTTCAGGGGTATGACCATCCCATTCAGGTGCCATAGCAAGTTCTTGTACTTTAAACAAATCCCAGTAAGGCTCAATATCAAAATGATAAGTTGCATAGCCTTCTGGTGTACTTATACCGACTACAAACATTCCAGGGAACATATCACCAGTACTATGTAATTTACTCTTCCAAGATTTATCTGGCATAGAATTACAAATTACTGAAAAAAGTACTGCTCTGTGATGATAGAGTTCATTAAAAGTATGGAAGCCATCAGACACTTCTCCCATACCTTCTATTGGCACCTCGACAACTCTTACAGGCTTACGAGCAAGTATAATATTATCACGTATATCAATCACAGTTCCTGCTGCTATATGACACTGTACGCTACCATCATCTACATAGATTTTTATTAACTCATCTAGTTCAGAAACAACACTGTCTCTTTCTATAAATTGTTTCTCCATGTTTTCCATAGAAGGTGCTTCTCGATATTCTTTCGCCATACTGTCTTCTATACCTTTTTTATAACCGTTTTTATAAGCTAACTCAGTAGCCATATAACCATTCATATTATTCCTCACTTTCAATTTCAATAGAATCAAGTTCAAGCTTTTCAAAGTTAGTTAGATAAGTATCCCACTTAGACTCATCCCACTTCTGAGTAAAGTCCTGCATAGTAAAAGGTTTATCATAGTTACAGAACATAAGTCCCTGATAAACTTCAGGCAGTGCTTTTACTAATCTTGCATAATCAGGACGTTCTAACTTATCAGCTATACTTCTACAGGCGGCTGCGAGCTTATTACCTATATTAATAAACAAGTTCATCTGTGCTTTAAGATTAAATAATTCATCTTTATATTCTGAGGCATAGCAAAGAAATTCTTCTACCTCATTTGTAATAATAACTCTAATAAGATGCTTTCTATTAATTACGTTATTATTACGCGCATAATGAGCCATAACATAAGCAGGAGACTTTACCTTTACTCTATTAAACCACGCATCAGCAACTACAAAACCTTCCTCAGTCCAGCTAAACTTTTCAGCAGCATTGATACAATCTTCCAAAGTTCTAAGTGGGAATACTTTAGGTCTACAAAATTCAGATACACTACATCGTTTCATTTCAGGGGCAGTACAGAAAAATTCTTCCCCAGTAAACTTATCTCTAGCTCCAAGAAAATAAATAGCAGGCTCATCATAAGGAATAACAACTCTATTATAAGGTCCAACCAATTCAAACATATAAGTGAGATTAGGATTTAAATCAAGAAGAAATTCAGTAAAAGTATTAAAATAATCATATACGGTATCTTTGAAATATTCCCCAAAGCTTTCATACTTAATGTCTCCAAGAGTTGCTTTATAAGCATCAATAGTGCCATTGGTAGAAATATGCCATTTGTTATCATACCACACCTTAATTAAAGAACCGTCTATTTTTTCAGTGACAAAAGCAGTACTCCAATCTATTTCAGGTACATAAGATTCGCCATAGTTTCCGAACTTATTAAAAGCCCAACAAACAGGGTTTTCCCACACACCAGTTCTGAATATAATACCACGGGCTTCCTGTACTATCTTTAAATTAAAGTCAGACTCTATCTGGTCATAATTAAAGATTATATAGTCTCCGTCTTTTTTAATCTTAAGACAGTAAGGTTCTACTTGAAGAAGCTCTTCCCAGTTATCATGTTCCGCACAAAATTTTCCGATTTCAGTATTATACATAAAACTAGCCTCCAAAAATAATAAACTCTACTGATCTATAATACAGCATCAGTAGAGTTATTTTCTATAATTTATTTAAAGTCTTCCTATTAAATTCAATCATTATTCTATTACGTCTACTTCCTCATTAGTTTCAAATTCATATACAAATAAATCATCAGTCACCTTTTTTTCTGCAGCTTCTTTGGTTGTAAATACATCTTTACCCAAAATACCATCAACCTCAAAGCCATTAGCTATTTTAAATTTACAAGTAAACTGATAATCTGGCCCTTCTTCAACCAACAAGTGTTTACTAATAATAGAAACCACTTCGCCTATGTGTACTGTACCATCAGCTGCTATATACCAAATATTATTTGGAATAAAAAGAAGTCGTCCATTTTCTTCAGCATCTTCATATGTGGCAAGCTTATCAAGAGCTCTCTGAATATCAATATCATCCTTGATAGTTATAATAGTTTTAGTTAATCTTTCCATAATTTAAACCTTTCTTGCTATTTAATTTAAACAACCTCTGGAGTAGGTCTCGGTACAAAACAGTTGTCTTTATGATTCTGTAGTTCTTTGAGGATCTCAATATCCTTAGCAATAAGAATACAGCCATGTCCTGCTAGGTTAATAGCAAGAAGTCTTGGATTGTTCTTATTAAACATGGTTACAGTACCAGGTGCGTCAGTGATAAGCTTAGGAAGAAGCTTATAAATTTCTTCTACTTCTTCAAGAGCACCACACGGTACAGGATTTTTAGTACGCATCATTATCGCATCATTGATACCTGTAGTATCTACATAACAATGTGCATGAATCATGTAGTTAGCCCAAGGGAATAATCTATAAAGTCTAAGCTGTACTGGAGTGTCTACAGAAGGTTTTGCTTCACCGAAGTATCTAGTTCTGGATTCTTTATCTAAATAAGTGGGAACAAAACTTGCTGCACCAATGTCTGACTTATCTACATTTCTTCTACTAACATAAATAATACCATTCTGACCTCTGAATGAGGGAAAACCATTCTGGCATCTGAAACTCATATTACCTAAGAACCTTTCAGTGCCTCTTGCTGGTCTGATAAGATTATGAAAGATGTCTGCACAGCTATGAGCAAAATTGAAAAACTCTGTTTCCTCTGGTACTACAGGAGCTTCTGTATCAGTATCTGGGAAAGAAGATACTCTAGTAAACTTAGTAAGTTTATCAATACGATTCATCATATTATTTACCATGCTCGTTACTTCTAATCCGTCGTAGAATACATTGCCGAGTGGATCAAACACCATCATATTAAACTTATTTTCTTTCTTAGAAAATTCAATAGTGAGATTAGCTTTAATAGCAAGGGCCCTACTAATCAGTTCAGCAAATGTATACTTTTCATTATCATTACGCTTAGAAGTAATAAGAATACATTTAGGATTAAGTGACTTAACATCACGAACTTTTACTTCATCATTAGACACATTCGCAAACCAGAATACTACATCATAGTCTACTACAGAAGGCCAAATAACCTGATGAAGATTAGCTACCTCGCCACCATTAAATGCTGTAACATCAAATCTAGTATCTTTAACAATCTCATCTAACATGCTGTTAATCAGCCCAGAAGGTCTACCACCTTCACGGTCAAAAGTACCACCTACTAATAATGTCTTAATCATTATTCAAATCACCATCCTTAACAGAGATATTATGGTCTTTACAGAACTGAGCGAACTGTTCTCCGGTAAGACGCTCTAGAATTTTATTCATCTTCCAGGTATGCACATATTCTATAAATATTCTACCTGTGGGTAAATGACTAACATCCCACCCCTTAGCTTTTGCAATCTCTACAGATTCATCATAAGGAACGACTCTCTGCCAGCCAGAGAAATCTTCACCCCAGCCACTATGCTCTTTAAGTGCTTTTGCAGTAAGTCTAGCTATCTCCTGATCAACCTCAGACTCGTCACAAAAACCTGAAGCACTGGAGAATAAATAAATATTGCGTCTCTCTGATACTGGTTTACTCCAAGGAAACTTCTTATGTGTATAAGTGCTCTCACCTTCAAGTAAGAAACCTTTACGAAATTCTACTAACATAGTATCCTCCTTTAATCATCTAAATTGCTGAGTAAAGCTTTTCGCTCATTACCCATAGGATGCTTCTGTTTACGATCTTCTATAAACTGAATTGCTTCAAGTCTATTCTTACATTTGATTCTAGCTGTTGGGGCCAAAAGGCCGTTAAGGTAGGTTTCGTCTTGACACATATGCCATTGATATGGTGTCATCTCCATACACCACCAACAACCACCATTAGTACCATCAGCTTCTCCAAAAGACTTACAAGTAATATATCTTTCATCTGGATACACATAATGCCGTCTACACCAAGTAAGCGTTTCTGGTCTTGTAATATTATTAGTTATCTTAACTTCTAAAGGTTTCATACTTAAACAATTCCTTCCTTATTAAATATCATTTTAGCAGTGCACTTAGGACAAGCATGCCACCTGTATCCTACTACCTTACCTAGCTCACCATTAGAACCATTACCTATTTCTAATGCTTTATAATTTTCTATAAGAAAACCACAATTAGAACATTCGACCCAAGTAAAGTCATTACGGTCTTTTCTGGATTTCCAAGTAGCAACTTTAGGTTTATACCAGCCACCCTCTTCAGATAACCACCAAGCCTGCATTTCGTACGTATCAAAGTCATTTGAATTACACTGCACATATCTTAAATCATCGGCAAGTTCTTTAAGTACGTCATTATTCATTTTGACACTTCCTTAGCTAAATCTAAACCTAAACAAATAACAGGTAAGTCTTTTACAGCATCATTAACAGCACAGACACCTGCGTAGAAAGTTTCTCCTGAGTGCATGTATCCAGGTTCATTAAACATTTCTAAAAGTAATTTATTTAAGTCTTCAAGTTTAATATACTCTTCCATGTTTAATCCTTTCTACTCGGACAGTCCTTACAACTAGCCTTAGTGCACTCGCCACAGAAAGTTCCATCCGGAGCAAAACCTATACCGTCTGTGTGCACACCACCAAGTTCATCTACTATATAATAGTCATAAGCTTTTTCATTAGTACTCATATTTTATACCTCATTGATAATTCACTATATTAAAATATAAAATGCCAAATAGACTTAATAGTTATTTTCCATTTATGCTTCTTAGGAAAGTACTCATATCCATTTAAATAAAGCTTATCATTAATAGTTGTTAGATTAAGTCTATTCTTGTTAAACCTCGGCGGATTAGGAATCTTCTTTCCATTATACATACACTGATTATTAGCTATATAAAAACCATTACATCCATGACTATATGCCATACTTCACAACTCCTAACTTAAAGCGCACCTGTATCTATCTGAAGCACTCCACAAACAGGACAAGCATACTGGTTAATTTTTTCTATCCTATCTGACTCCCAGCATCCACTTACTACATGTAGCAAAGGGCCTTCGAATTTGACAAAAGGCTTCTCTTCATTATCTACCTGTTTTTCATAATCATAGTAATGAGTATAAGTATATCCGCAAACACTGCAAGTGCAGGTCTCATAGTTGTTCTCATGATCAAAATTAGTTTTCATAATCTTACTCCTCGACTTATAAATAACTTAGCCATTGCAATAAATTTGCGTTGTTTAAGATTTTTAATGCTGTCTTTGGTTAGCATATTCATCATCTCCGATAAATATAAAAATAAACTCTACTGTTATTATACAACCAATAGAGTTTAAATTTAACAAAGTTCTATTAAATTTTATTCTCAGTTTAGATACTCACTAAACACTTCTATAATATCATCATTAGAAGTATAGCTTTCAGCAAAGGTCACAGAGTACGCTCTCTTACCCTCGGGTGAAATAACTACCCTAGTATATTCAGTATAGTCAACGTCATCAGACCACGCATAAATGATATTACCCTCATCATCTTTATAGTAGTTATTATTATAGTAACTAATGTCATTTAAGAGTGTTGCTACATCTTCTATTCGTTTACCATTAAATTTGCTATAGTTCATTAACGTCACTCCAATCTAATAGTTCCTGTTTAAGCTTTTCTTTCTCTTCTCTAAGTTCATTTAAAGAAATCTGCCAGTGCTTCGCATCTAGACATTTAATACTTCTAGTAGCAAGAGAATCATAACGTTCAAGCAGTTCTAGTATTCTATTTGTTTCGAGCATAATAGATGTCACCTCGTTATATATTCTTTGCTACCTGGTCATATTTAGAATAAGCTTCTTCTATATTCTTACAAGACCAAGTACTGGTGTTTATCTCGTTATTAGTCCAACCCCCACAATATTGTTCGGTGGATATAACAAGATAGTTAGTATCAGTAAACTCAAGTAATACTGCAGAACTATATATCATACATTCGTTACCAGTTCGTTCAACATGTTTCTCTTTAAGTATTTTCATTATAACCCTCCTTATCCGAAAGCATAGTTTCCGAAGTTATCTGCTAATCTTCCGATTGGTTCATACTGCATAGTATTTATATTCCACTTAAAGAACCAGCGATCAACAGCGATAGGATAAAGACCTGGTTCTATATATTCTACTACTGCGTAAGTGTATATAGTTTCCCAAAGGTCACACTGATTATTTAAAACAACATTAAAAGCTTGTTCTCTACTGGAGTAATATCCAACTGTACGTAAGGTTCCCATATCCGGAAATCCTCGACTATCTATAGTATATTGAGTAAATGTAGTTATAAAGTACATTAGTTATCCTCCTCTGCTTTACCATAATAAGTAACTAAGTATTCATACAAACCTTCCGGGGTGGATACATCATACTTAGAGGTACTTCCGTCTTTTTCTATTACCGTAATAATCTTATCATCTGGTCCACTCTCATATAACCACCAGCCGAAGATACCGTCTTCCTCATGACATTCACTTACATCTACTAAGATTTCTTCGTAAGTAGTCATCAGGTTATCTCTATACTTACATGCCGGGAAATCAAAGAAAGGTCTGAGTGCTTCTTGAAAACGATCCTGTTCTTCCTTAGCTTCTTTAAAACTATTTAGATAGTTAATAAACTTTTCTTTACTTATTAACATTATAAGTCACCATCCATTCTGGCACCGCAATGACAATAGGGTTCCTCTCGGTCTTCGACTCGTCCACACAAAGAGCATCGGAATTTAGTTGGTGTATTTCTTATTATCATAGTAGTACCTAATACATGAGAACCGGTTTGTTCATACTCTGCCGGTATCCACTTTCCTTCTTTAAATAAAGGATACTTAATTATCTGACCATAGTACTGACGAGCTATCTGTGTAGCTCCTAGAAAATCTTTATACTCTATCTGACAGGATTTAGGGGCTTTAGTAACCACAGTACCAATTACAAAGTTTCTATACTTCGGTTCTTCAAGGATAACCTTATCCCCTATTTCTATCTTGTTCTTTAAGAAGTCTGTATCAAAATATTCTACTGGCTTTTTCATATGTAAGTAATCTCCTAATAAAATGAGTAGTGTATCACTGGCTTACGCAATTCAATCCCGCAGTTAGGACAGAAATTAGGTAACTTATTTATAACATCCTGCGGTGTTTCTTTACTACCATAAGTACGTCTAACAGTAGGATGCTTGTAACCACACTTAGAACAAGTAGCATCTTCTATACGTTTATCATGGTTACCAATCCAGCCATCCCAGAGTTCCCACTTACCGCGGTTATCTATACACATACTATCACACTTACCGTCTGCGGTAATCTCTACATAGGAACTATCTTTACAGAAACCCTGGTCATTCTTAGCACAGTCTAATACTTGGCATCGCATACATATTACCTCCTACCTTTAGTTTACTACAATATCTAACGAATACAGAGGTATATAACGAACCATGTTAGTATTATTCTTTTTTGTATATTTAGAACTATAATGTCGATTCTGATTATTCTGTGCGATAGTTACGTGATTAAGATTACTTCTACTAGCATTATAATGATCACCGTCATTATGATCTATAACCTTACCTGGAACTATTCCCATGATAAGTTTATGTAGCTGAAGATTGACTTTTTCTCCGGCACTATCTGGAATATTAGTATGTGGGTAATCCATTCTGGGATCTGAGTTACTACGAGACCAGCGATAGCTATAAAGTCTAAGTGTATAGAAATCAGCTAAATCTACTTTTACCTCTTTACCGTATTTCTTATCGTTAATTAAAATATAAGCATAAGAACCTAACTTAGTATGTTCAATTCTATACGCATTCTGAGCATTAAAGTCATAGCAGTAATCCTTAGGATCGCGACCGAGATTTGCTACTTCATCCTTTAACTTTGTTCTTGTCATTATTTCATCTCCTATAAAAAAATAAAACTCTACTAATATAATACAATTAGTAGAGTTTAAATTTAATATGTTATTTTAAGATTACACTATTATATACTCTCATTACTTCTCGTACTGAGACTCCTTAATAACCTTTGCTCCGCACTTAGAACAGTAGTTTTCCATGCACGCTAGTTCACCACAGTTAGAACAAATATGTCTAGATCCTACATGTAAAGTTCTAGTAGCTTCTGGTACTCTTCTGTATCCTTCATCATATAGATAACTAGCAAGTAAGGCATACTTACGGCCGTCTTGGATATTATAGTTACCTATAGCTCTAGCTAATTCAGTTACTTGTTCAGTCTTGTTATTCATCATAACTATCTCCTCATCCTTTTCTATATAGTCCAAAAGTAATAAGCTTTAGTAACCTATACTTTCTACAGGTACCTTGGTAAGCTTTACACACTATGTTATTACATCTGTTACAGATCATAAATCCTGACTCCTTAGTAGTTAGTAATAATAACTTCAGTACCGGTTCGACCAGAACCGTTTCGGTTAATACTTCTTCTAACATATACTGTTTCTATCTTATAGTCTTTATATAGTTCACGGATCAGAGGAGTGTCATGATTAGTAAGCATACAGTAACATCCTCGACTATCTAGTTCTTTAAACAGATTCGAAAGCCGCACATGATCATCATGACTGAATCCTTCTTTAGTGTAGTCAGTAAAAGAAGTAGGAGTGATTGGCACATATGGACTATCGAAGAATACAAAGTCTTCTTTACCAGCATTCTTTACTGCGTCTACATAATCACCGCATGAGATATGTACTGACTGAAGTCTACTAGAAAGTTCACGTAGATGATCCGGATCCGCTGACCAACCAGAAAGCTTTCCGTTAAAGGGAACATTAAACTCGCCTTTCTTATTGACTCTGTACAGTCCATTAAAACAGTGTTTGTTTAGATAGATAAATCGTGCGGCTTGTTGTGCTGTATCTGTACCAAGCTCTTCGTTAAAGTATCTTCGTACTTCATAGTAGTAATCCTTCGGTTCTGACCAGACTTCATGTTGATTATCATAAGTAGTTAAGAACTTAATGACTTTCTCTGGTTGATACTTTACCTGAAGGTACATATTAATAAGTTCCGGATTAATGTCATTGAGTACTGCTTCAGTGGGATTTATATCCAGCAGAACCGCAGCACCGCCGCAGAAAGGTTCGTAGTAAGTATTAAACTTCTGAGGAAGTCTTTCTCTTATCTTATTTAATAGCTGGGTCTTCCCACCCGGCCACTTAATTATAGGTTTCATCACATGTCTCCTTTACAGGAATATAAAATTACTTTATATTATACAGTATCTCTGAGATTAGTTTTAGAAATAAATAAAAAGGATCCGGTTCTGCCGGATCCTAAAAGTTAATTATACTTAGTGAAGTCAATTCCAGTTAGTTGTTTTCCTATACCGTCTATAATCCTAGAACGAATCTTAGGATGCAGGAGTGGTAGGATCACGCCACATACTAGAATCACTATCCAATACTTATGTTTCATCTCGTATGCCTTTCATATGTAAGACTAACTATTAATACTGATCTCCGTACTCGTCGAAATAGTCTTTCTTAATCTGTCTAATGATCGCATCATCGCTTGTTCCGGAATAGTCAGGAAGGAACTCATCACTGTATACATCTGTAAGCTTTGCTAACTCTGCAGTAATTTCAGTAATAGCTTTCTGACGATCAGAAGGATTAAGATTAGGATAAGCAGTGTCTACTGCTGCTTCAATAAGCTCTGCCACTTCATCACTGTAAACAGTACCTTCGCCATAGACTGTATCCATAAAACTAGCATCGTTATAAAGGTCTGTTGCTACATCTACATAAGAACCAGCTTCTACAGGTTTTACAGAATTACGTTCTACTGGAGCACGATCTAGAACAGGTGATTCAGTAAGAGAGCTCATCTTAGACATTTCCTCTTTAAGAATGTCTCTGATCATTTCTCTAAGTTCACTTTTCTTCATCAGGTCTAACCTACTTTCTTATTAATATTATTTATATAAAAAATTAACTGTACAATTTCTCGTACAGTTAATTTAGCATATTATTATATTGGCGTAAATAATAGTTTAATTAGAAAAGTCTTTTTATACCACCGAAAGAAAAACTGATTACGACATCACCGAATTCAGAGAAGTAAGGAGTAGTTTCATTCCACACATAAGCAAAGGCATAGAACTGTGTTGCACCTTTTTCTGAGAGCACTTTCCCGACATCACTTATATCTTTCGGCACGCAAAGCATAGACCAGGTCTGACCTATATCAGTAAGCTCATGAGTAATAGCATAGACTAGACATCCAGACTGCTGTTCTACTTCTTTAATCTTATTCCAGAGTTTCTCTTCCTGGTCAGCATAGAAGCCAGCATAGTTCTCAAAGAAACATGGGATACCAGCTTTAGATTTAAACTTCCGGATATAGGGTTTATAGATATTAAGTTTTTCAAGACATTCAACTGCGACAGCCTTCTGAGGTTCCATAGGTGTAATAGACATTAGTTAATTCCTCCCTTATTTCAAATTAAGCAACAAATCTCTCTGCTTTGCTAATAGCATTCATACAGAGCATGTACAGATCCTCTTTATTTTTAGTATTAAGTATGTAACCATAGAATCTTGGCTTTGCTCTATAATAGTAGTCTGCCGGACGTATAATGTCTGCAACAGCTTTCATCATATCAGCATGAGAGACTTCAGGATCTTCGAGCAGCTGGTTTAAAGTATCCAGATTCTCAACTAAATAATAGGTATAACATTTATCATCTAATGTAAGATTTATAGTCATTAATGATTTAACCTCCTCAATTTAAAATGGTTCTACGTCAGTATTAACCTCAAGTATCTCTACTAACGTACCGGAATACTTGGGTGTATCCGAAACTTCCAGTACTTTAAACCGAGTAGGATAAAGTCTAGAACTATCATGTTTTTTAATCCTGAAGCACTGTCCTTCGCTTAGGTCTAATTCAGATTTAAACTCAAGCTGATCATTCCAGTGGCTAGATTCTAAAAGATAGTATTTCATATGTAACCTCCTTATTCTTCATAGATATATCTTGGGTCTTCAAACTGGTCATTGAAATCGATTGCGTCTAAGAGCATATCGAGATCCTCACACTGCAGCATCGTATCAAAGTTGTCAAGCATAGTTAATCCTCCTCAATTTTTTCTACAGAAATAATCTTATAATCACAGTCTTTACCAAGGCCGTAGATTCTCTTACATTCTTCTATTGAAGACACGCTACAGCATTGCTGATTCCAGCGACCATTTGTATATTGGTCACGGTATTCAAAAACAATTTTTAACATAGCTTCCTCCTAAATTATTTTATATAAATATTATATCATATTTTAAAATAAAATTAAATAGTCAATCTTACCAATATTTAGTTATTTATTCTGGTAAATTTGTTAGATATAAAAATTAACCATAGGCCTTTTGCTTATGGTTAATTTATCTTACTCTTTAATTTTTAAATAATACCAAGCTTCTTAAACTCGCTGATAAGTCCGAATCTCTTACCAATGTGTGTAAAGAACTTAGAAACGCCTTCAAGCTCTGCAGGTGCAGGCTGAGCAGTTTTCATCCAGTTTGCCCACATAGTAGCAAGAGTACGATAAGCATCCTGTCGGGTGTTGTAATATCTTACATACTTACTCATCTTAATTACCTCCTATATTATTTTGTTTCCTATATATTATACAGTACAAACTTACTTGGTTTAACAATTTTTAGAAAAAAGAAGAAGCTACGCATAACACGTAGCTTCAGATAAAAAGAAAATAGGAGGAAAGAAAACATCCAAGAGAGAAAGGAGGGAGGTGAAAATCATTGTCAAAGGAGGACTTGAAAATGAAAGATGTTTTATTTTCTTTTTATATTATATAATACAATAAAACTATTTGTAATTTAACATATTAATTAAAATTAATAGGGATAGCAGGTATAAAATTTTTAGTTAAAATGAAAGAAAAGGGAGGTAAAAACATTTATAACTTTCAAACAAAATTGTCTACGCAAACAAAAACAAATGTATTATAAAGGGAGGAATTTTTATGAAAAAAAAAACAAATATAAAACCTGCTATCCCTATATACAAACAGGTCGGAGGGGGTGATGACCTGTACTATATTATACAGTACTAGCTTTTAAAATTTAATACTTTTATAAAAAAAATTCAAGAGCAGGATTATTACCCTGCTCCCTACTCTTATTTATGAACTTAGAAAAGTTTAGTACAACTTGCGACTGTAGTGTACTGACCTCTGTACTGCTCCTGAAAATTATGCAGAGCCTGCTGACGACAGTCTGCTTCTATTAAAGCAACTCCACATCCACCGCTTCGAGCTAAGTCAGTTCCTACTGGCGGGTTATAAACAACCTTCCAAGTTTCTAATGGACCATAGTATGCACCAAATGCCATTTAAATCACTCCCTCTATATATTATATGTAACTTTACTGATTTGATTCCTGATCTGAGAACTCTTTTTGAATTCTTTCCCACTCACAAAGAATAAACTCAGCAAGCTGGGCAGGGTCATCTTCGAGTTCAATAGCAACACAAGGGCCTGCAGGTTCCTCTTCATTAACATCCCAAGGCTCTACAAGGTTATCAAAGTTTACATCAGGGTCTGCTTCGTTACAGACTATTTTAATACTCATAGCATAAGACGGATTGCTTTTACTGATATGAAGAAGGTCGTTAAATCCTTCTGAGAAACCATCACTCCAACCCCCTACGATGTTAAACGCATAAGGTTTAGTGTTAGGAAAATAGAATATCCCGTCTTCATCATTTTCTGCTTTCTTTTTTAAGTCAGCTATCCAAGCTGTTAACTGTTCTAACATTAGAGTTACCTCCTAACCATTTCTTTTTTAGATTCAATTCTATTTAAACATTTTTCTTTAAGATATTCTCTTACACCAAAGAGAACAAAGGCGAAAGCAATTACAAGACCTGAGAGTACAGACTGAACAAGACATTGTAATATAGTAATATGATTTTGCTCACAAGCACCCACAGAACCATAGATTGCAAAGGCACCACCAAGGCATAAGATTATGATTAAACCTTTAAGAATAGAAAGAATAATTTTTTCTGATTTTAACATATGTAACATCCTTTATAATATGTATTTTATAAGTTGTCTCTCACTAACTTACATTTATATTATAACATGATTTACCATATTTGTAAATAGCTTTTTGAAAAATTTTTAAATTTTTTTTCATTCAGTTTTCAACCGGTCGTTAAACCAGTCATACTTCTCAGCCAGCTTATCATAGTTCTCGATCCAGTTGCAGAGAATGTCGGAAGCTTCTTTTTCTGAAAGTTTAAAAGCTTCTACTAAGTAAATAGATGCACCCCACATGTTGCACACGCCGGTTCTACGAAGTGCTTCAAGAAACTTATAATACTTTTCCCAGTCGTCTCTGATAGGATACTTATCTTCTTTGTTTACCATACAGAAGCTTCTCCCTTCTCTACATTCTCTCTGAGTTCAAGAAGCATTTCTGTGTATACCTCGAGGTCAGTGATATTCTCGTCGAACATCTGTGCTTCCTCTTCGGTAGTACTACCCTGCTTCCAAACTTCATTATTAGTAATGTTACCTTTAACATCTTCAAGCTCACGGTCGATCATCGCAAGCATTCTTATTTTAATCATCTCAGTCATAGTTATTCTCCCTTCACTTCATCAAGCCAACAGTTACAGTTATAACAGTCACAGCCGGTTACATTGCGATTAAGATACTTACAGAAGAAGTCACTATCATCCTCACCCGGCATACCATGAACACACTGCTCACGCTTCATTAGAATAGTGTCAGTAAAAGCAAAGTCATCATCTGATGCACCAAGCACACCCATTTCTCTGAGTTCATCAGCAGAACAGTCATGATAAGTTACATCAATATCTATTTCTTCTGCTATATCTGGGTCAAAGCAACTTGCATCAGCATCGACAGTTACGTCAAACTGAGTTCCGCCGTTTGCTTCACAATCTTCGATCATAAGTACGAGTGCTGTAAGAAACTCTGCTTTATTATCAAACTTCTGACCTGAGCCATTATCTGTACCAATATAAAATTTCATACTATTTCCTCCTCACTTAAATAAAGAAATCAAAGTGTTCTACAATATCATCTTCCATAGAAACAGTAAAAGAACTGTCATCAGGATAGACAACACAAATCTGACCAAAAGCCGTGGGTGTTGCATCAAGAACTTTATTTACGTCATCTTCATTTCTGCAAAGGTTGAAGCATCTACGTAAATCAGAAATATGCTGAATAGGTTTACTTAAAAGCATATCGAGTGTAACCGCATCGTCTCTTGTGAGATCGATATATTCACTCATTTCCTTAGTAAGTTCATAATCCAATACTTCATCATAATAGCCACCGTCAACCATAGTTCCAAGGGCTCTAAGGTTTGCAGTATTGCTATTGCCACTCACGTTTTTAGTAGAGATTGCACCGCCATTAAAGGTAACAATAAGATATTCTCTATAATAAATCTTACCGTTTTCAGCATCACGTTTATAAACTTCATAGTCTACAGAAACTACCGTAGTACCGTTAGGGTGCACTTCAAAAGCTTTACTCAAGTTTTTAATGAACTCTCTTTTCTCTTTAAACATAATAATTTTTTCTTCTGTTGTCATCATAATAAAATCCTCATTTCTCTAAGTTATTCTATGTTTATATTATATCACATTCGGCAAAATTTGTAAATAGTTTTTATAAAAATTTATTTTTTTATTTAGCCCCAACCAGCTACTACTTTACAATGAAGAGTAACTTTACCATTACCATCAACCTTAGCTATGCAGTTAACAAGCTCTCCCGGAACTAACTTATTATCTACGTGCAACCGAACCACTCTAAAATCATGAGTATTATTGATTAAGCATTCAGTAAAAGAATAAACTTCAATTGTTGCCATAGCATCGGTCCAAGAAGTAGGAGCTTCTACGTGTTCATTCCAGTCTATGAGTTTACCATGGTTATCCCAATAGTAATTCACTTTAACATTAACTCCCCACCAAGCACCCAGAGTTTCACGTTTCTCATTTGTGCGTGTAACTTTTAATGTATCATTCATATATTAAATCCTCCAAAAATTTTAACTCCTGTTTATCTTTCTATTTATATTATATCGCATTCGGTAAAAAATGTAAACCGACATACTGCACAAAGTATGTCGGTTTATTTATATGTATTTATTAAGTATTATTGTATGGTTAAATTTCGTCAAGAAAGACTTCATTTGCTTTGCACATCTCTTCGACATCATCTTCAGACATCCACTTAAGACACATGGTCACGACATCTTTAGCAGAGATCATGTCGTCTTCTATTAGCTCAAGAAGTTTGTTAGTATTTTTTCTAGTTTCCATATTAGTTCCTCCTTGCACAGTTTGTATAGACAATCTTATTTACATCTACGTTATCTTCAGGCATATAAGCCGCCTCAACACAACAGTACTTAGCAGTAAGTTCTTTAGCTTTTTCCACTGCAGTCTTTTTAGTAGGGGCGGATAAGTAAGGATACAAGTCATCTTTAGTATCACCTACAAAAACAACATAAGGATTAGAAGTAACAGGTGTAACACAACCTTCTGTAAACCAACCATCATCTTCAAGACCTTCAAACTTATAACAAGGTTTACCATAGTATCGCTGATCCACAACCTTTACAATCCTGCCTGCGAGTGTTGTAAGTCCGCAAGAAGCAGTAGGATGAAACTTATTCTTAAACTGTACTGTGTCACCTATGTTATATTTATAATTAACGTTACCCATTTTATATAGCCTCCTCAATCTTCGTCTTCAAAATCTATATAGTCTTCAAGGTCTTCTTTACAAGTAACAGGTGTTGGGGTTTCACAAGTACCCATACTGTAATCATATAGATAGTAATCATTATAGGCTTCACCACTTTCCCAAACAGCTCTGAGAACGTGTATTGACATATAGATATTGTCATCATCAATTTTAGTTTTTGCAAACTCAAGTAACATATCTTCTGTAGTAAGGTCATTTACATTTTCATTTGCATATTCAAGAACCTCATCTAATGTCATATTTTCAAATTCTGCTTTTGTCATAATTGTCTTCCTCTCTGTTAGTTTATGTTTATATTATATCATATTTTAATTCAAAAGTAAACAGATAAAGTGCACGGAGTTGCCAAAAATTTCCGTGCACTTTTAGTTATGTATTTAAGCTGTGAGGCCTTCTTCGAAAATTACAAGGTACTGATTAGGTATACATCTCTTGATCTGTTCAAGGTCTTGGGTCTTGCTAAACTTAAAACCGTAGTTGTCTACCAAATCCCAAATGAAAGAAGTATTAGCAATAGCTTTTCCAGTAGAGCTGAGATACTGACTTAAGAAAGATGGAATGTTATCAACCTTACGAAGTGTTGCTTTGAAACCAAATGTCCACTGCATTGAATTACCGTTGCAGGTTCTCTTTTTAGAGTCTACAACTCTTGCATTGTGATCAGTACCAAAATGTCTAACAAAAGCAGGTTCAAGATAATCAGGAAGAGCGGCGGTTACTGAACCAACGTGTGCGGCTAACCAACCAAGAGCAAAGTAGAAGTCATCATCCTGAGTTAAAGAAGCCTGTGCACGTTTTGACATTGCGTCAAAGTCTCTTATAGACTTTGTTTTAAGAGCTTCATATCTTTCGGCTGCTTTCTTTTCAGCTTCTGCTTTTTGCATTGCAGCTTTCTGGAGCTGTCTGGCAGACTCAGCAAAATCTTTTTTCTGTTTTGTTAATTCAGTATGTAAAGAATAAACTTTATTATAAGTATCTATAACTTCAGGGTCTGCAAATCTATTAAAGCGACCGTTTGTAATAATATGATTAAGTGAAAAGCGTTTGGTAATGCCACTCTGAAAAGCTATAGTAATTATAATGTTATCTATTGTTGTACCAGTAGCTTCAGTTACTATGCCGTCACCACAGTCGTGCGTAGAAATGATTTTTTTATTTTTTACGCTTTTAATAAGTACGTCAGCTATTTCAGCTTCTACTTTATCATATTCTTGATTGAAAGACTCTAAGGTAAGTTCACAACCATCTACCAAATTTTTAATTGTTTCATAAGTTTTCATAATATGTAACCTCTCTTATTTTATTTTTTCTTTCTCTCTTTGTAACTTCTTCTCTTTGTTACATCCATATTATAACACATCTGGTAGAATTTGTAAATACTTTTTTGACAATTTTTGACATTAAATAACACACAAAGATATAATAAAAAACCTGTGTAATTCTATACACAGGTTTTAATAATTTATTAATTTAATAATCAGCTTCTGTTTTATCAGGTCGATAATCTTTAAACACTGGGAAACGAAGACTCTCACCACCATCAGCATTAGTAGTTTCTTCGAAGTACTGGATCTCACAAATATTACCAAGCCATTCATCTTGGTTGTTCCAAATCTCAGTTCTAAGTATATCAGAAAAACCTGATCCTACCTTAACGATGTTACCATTCTTGTAACGAACTAAGATAGCTCCAAGAGTTCCTGCAAGTCTGCCGGTACCTTCTTCGAAACCTACAATCTCAAGATCCAGAGTAGACATCTTCTTTACTTTAAGAAGATAGTTGGTTCTCTTAAACTCATAAGGAGCGAGAGTAAGATTAATCATAATACCTTCCTGCTTGTCAGCAATAGCTTCGTCAAGATACTTAAGAATCATTTCAGTATCCTCACCCTGATAAAGTACAGGAAGTAACTCGAAGTAGGTAAGATCACGCGGTCCAAAGATCATATTGAGTGCTCTTCTTCTTTCTTCCCATACACGATCACATCTCTGATTTCTGAACTCTTCAGCAAGCATAGCATCAAACACGATCATCTTAAGTCCGTGTTTCTCACCATCAGAACGAGTGATCTTCATTGCCTGTTTGTAAGCTGTTTTAGAAGGAATACCTTCGTTCTCAAGGAGAGTAATCTCACCATCAAGACAAAGACCATCAGGAAGCTTCTCTGCCATTTCCTGTTCAAGGTCTACTAAACCTTCATACTTCTGACCTGCGCGTGTGTAGAAGGATACCTTGCCATCTTCCTTGAGTGCGATAATACGACCGCCGTCGATTTTAGTAGTAAGAGCAAAAGTCTTACCTTCCACATACTCAGGTTTGTCGAAGTACTTATTCGCCAACTGAACATTAAAGGTTGGGATAAGGTCAGGAATTTCCTTATTGATAGTCTTGGCGTCACACCCGATAGAAAGATCTTTACAAATAAGTGATTTAAGGAGCTCAGCAAGTTCGGTCGAAGAAACCGCTGCTGCGTTTACAAAGCACTGGCACTCTAAGATTTCTGCAATGGTTCCAGTATTATGCTGTTCAAGATAATCGAATAACTCGAACACAGTTCTAGACCTTGGTACATAGGAAGAAGCTGAAAGAATCTGCTTGCACAACTTCTTAGTTGATATACCATAAACTCTGTAAGGGTCGAGAGCAATCTGAAGATACTTCTTAATTACTTCATCATCCTTATACTTTCGCAGAACCTCCTGCTTATACTTACGAGAGTTGCTCTGAAGAATCTCATCGTAGAATATTTTAAAAGACTCAAGTGTTTTCATACTGTAACCTTCTTTCCATCTGCATAAGCGGTCCAGCAACCGTTTTCCCAGATATACATAAAATAGTACATATCGAGAACCAAGTTTTTACCGTAGATAGCAGGTCTTGTATCTGTCCAGTCTTCACCACGATCACGATGATAGAATACACAAACATCTTTTTCAGGATTATCGAAGCTATGATACTTACCTGTAGGTTTAAACTTACTGCCGATTGAAGAAGCGTCTCCACCGCTTATTAACAGATTAGCGAGAGCTTCTGAATTATAATGGTTCTGCAACTTCGGAAGCATACGACTCGGCATGCCATCCCAATGACAACTGATTGTCTCATAACCCTTTTCGGTTCTAACTGCAATTCCACAATGTGTTGACATATTTATTTCCTCCTTATAACAAACCAATATTTTTTGCTTTTGTTTCAATTGATTCAATTATTGTTTTAAAATAGTTAAGCTCTTCTTTATACTTATTCCAGCAAGTAGCAACATGTCCTAAGAAGTCTGCGTCGTAATCGGAAATAGGAAGATCTCCTTTAGCAATACCGATGAAGTATTCAAGCTTTCCACGGTCAGTCATGAGATAATCATCCCAGCAGTCTTCACATAAAGTCTCATCAAAGACATTAATAAAAACATCATTAGTTCGTTTTTCACATTTTTCACACAGGCTCATAATTAAATCCTCCGAAATATGTAATATAATCTGCAAGCCACTTTGTTTAACTTACAAACATATTATACCATATATTACCAACCTTGTAAACTGACAAAACACACAGGATTTAATTATAATAATCTATAAATTCAGTATTATCACCGTGGGCAATCACACGATCAACTATAGCAATGAGCTCATTAAAAGACATACAATTTATAATTTCATCTTTAATACGCTTTTGTGTTTTAGTCTTCTTTGCTTTATCAATTAAATGTAAAACATACTTTTTTATATATTCAAAATCATATCTATGATCCTGTGCTTCAATAGGTCCTACAATGCAGTGTCGTCTTCGTTTAAAATAGTAAGCTACGCATGTGTCTGAGTCTGATACCCTCACAGTAATCCTCCTTAATTAAAATGTAACATCTTCGGCAACGCTCGTACCAACCTTCTGTGTTAGCGGTTTAAGAGTTGAAGCGTTATTAAACATGTTTCTAAAGTTTGAACCTCCAAGTTTGTTAATTGCCCAAGTGGCATCTCGATAACTATTTATAGTAGCAATGCCGATAATCTTAATCCGTGTATCCTTATCCGTAGTATACTCAGTAACAGTCTTCTCAAACAGCTGAACTACTGCTTTGGTAAATCTACAGTTCTGAGCATCTACCATGCCATCTACCCACTGTTCATACGCATAACGTATATCAGGATCAGTTTCCAGAATAGCTTTCTTCATAGTTGCTTTAATGCCGGCGATCTTTGCGGCCTTCTCATCTTTCTTCACTGCAGAAGTCTTCTTAAGTTTTGTAGTGTCTTCGTCCGTGATCACCGCAACCATTCCGTTTACTGCAATCGCAATTCTATTGGGATTAGTATGATCCTTAAGCATTACTCCAAGTTCCATAAGCTTATCATCACACTTAAGTTGCTTCTTAAGTGTAAGAGTAGTTTCACGTTCTACAAAGTCTCTATCCAAAATGAAGAAACCATGTTCGTCCATGGTCTGTTTCTTTACTACTTGTTTAAGGATGCTCTGCAACTCTGCCCAGTAAGCAGCGACTTCAAAACCTGCTATCTTTATTAATTTTTTATTTAATTTAAGTTCATCAAATAAATCCAAATACATGTGTGTAAGCCTCCGACTATTATACTATTATAATATACAATAAAGGGAAGCTAGTATTTTAGCTTCCCACAATTTTTAATATGCAAAGTTTGCTCTGAGGTCTTTAAGAGTCTTGTCAAGGTAACGATAGATTTTTTGATTGTTAGCTCTATCAATAGTTTCAAGAACTGCATTAAGCTTGTCTTCAGAAATGTTATACTTAGACATAAAGTAACTTTTATATGTATCAGGTAACTTGCTTACCAGCTGAACCAAACGATAGGGCCAGAACTCACTGCTATGCTCTACATACTTTATATCTTCACCCTCAGAGTTCTGAGTCTTGATTGTTTTCTTGAAATGCTTCTGCGTATCGTTAAAAGCTATGTTATCAAGAATGATAGCTTCAACAATTTTATTTTTATTTATGTAACTTTGAATTAAGAGTGTTGCGTCATATTCGCTTGTATCTTCCATATCAACATCAGACACAAGAACATCAGCAAGACTCTTACCTTCTTCACCCTCACCTGAAAGAGGTGCGTCTAAGCTGTAAGAATTATTAACAGCTTTATGCTTGTCAAGTCTGAGGTCATAGTATTTCTGAAGTTTAATTGTGTTAATACACTGATTGATACACTGCTGAGCATTCAATTTTTTACTAGGGTCTTGCCAGCCTCTATATTTACAAGCATACTCAATACCTTCGTAAAGCCAGTCGAAGAAATCTTCTCTCTCCAAGCTAGGAGCTACTGTATTGGACGCATACATCTTATCGATAGTATACCAAAATCTAAGTATTAAAGCTGATATGTAAATATCCTTTAGAACCGTGTTGCCTGAGTCCACTGCTGCACAATAAGCGTCAGCTAGCTCATCAATAGTGTACTGTTCGTACGGTTTTGTAAGTTTGCGCGCAAGTAAAGTAAGATCTTTTTTGGTATCCTGTAACATATGTAAATCCTCCAAATTTTATTATATACATATTATGACATATTTTGCTAATTTTGTAAACCCCTTTTTTAATTTGTTTACAATTTATTTACAAATTACTTTTACTATAATAAACATAACCATTTTCATCATGTATTATATCGTAAGGACCATCTTTGCTGTGTACAATTCGATTGAAAGCTTCACTCAAACAAATTAAAGTCTTAATTTCAGAAACATTTACCTTACCTTCACTATCACATTGAAGAGGTTCAAATCCAAGAAGCTCAAGGTCATTACCATAACGTTCGTTAAAGTCATCAACAGCGTTTTCCATTTCAACAACTTCAAACTTAAGCTGAGAAAGTCTGTCACAATAATCACGAAGTTCATCACAGAGTTTATCAAAGTCACGAACAAGGTTAGTATAGAAAACCAAGTCATCACGATTTGCTTTTACAGAACCGTAATAATGTCTGCAATAACTTTTATAGTCATCATAGTTGTCAGATTCAACAATATCATCAGGAAGAAGATTTCCGTTAGAATCTTTAGCTTTAAGAATAAGATAACCACCGCTACGACCATTGAAATAAACTTCATAACCAGGATGTGCAAGTTCCCAATCGTTAATCATAATTTCAAGAGTTTCATATTCACCATTCTCAAGAAGACTGAGAGCAACACACCAATCACCTGATAAACAAAGATTATAAAGTTTTACTTTGTTGGCAATAGAATATAGATAATTATGAAAGTTCATTGTAGGATAAGTAAAGTGTCCTGCTAAAAACTCAAACATCTGTTTGTCGTTTGTAATATCAATACCTTTTTTATAAAACATTTTCATATCCTCCCAGATATATGTAATATACTTGTAAGTCGTCTTTGTTTAACTTACAAGTATATTATAACATGTTTTATTTAATTTGTAAATAGTTTTTTGGAAAAAATTGTAAAATTTTTAAATAAGTATACCATTGCAATGGTCGATTTCGTGCTGAAGTACTTCTGCTATAAAGCCGTTAAACATCTGAACTTTTCTTTGGCCGTTAGCAGTTCTCCAAACAACCTTTATTGAAGAGTGCCTCTTAACCTGTCTGGTACCATCAAGACTTAAACAACCTTCAGTTGCTATGTAAGTTTTAGGACTCTTCTGAATTATCATAGGATTTATAAAGGGTATGTACTTAGTGCCTTGTTTTACCACAACAATTCTTTTAGGAACTCCTAACTGAATACTCGCAAGACCCGCGCAATTTTCTTTGTGTTCATTCGCAGTATCAAGGAGGTCCTGAATAAGGTATTCATCTTCTCCAAAAATAAAATGTTCACTCTTTTGTTTAAGAATATTCTCATCTTTAATAATTTCTTTAACCATTACTTTATCCTCCTTAATAAATAAACTCACAGATAAAAGAGTTATCAGTTGTCTTTGAAATAATCTTATAGGTCATTACAGGCTGATTATCTTCATCAATGTACCTAACCTGAATTGTATCATTCTTATTATAGTCTTCTAAAAGTTCACGATCTATTTTAATAGAACCGTCTTCAAGAAGCTCATAATCTGAAGAGGAAACTTCAACGATAGCTGTAACCTCATCATACTCAGGACCTTCCTCATCTGAAAGCCAGACAGGATTTTTAAAGATAGTACCAACATTATAAGACTCTTCATCTTCCTTAACAACTGTCTCAACTTCAACTGATATGTAAGAAATGTCATAATCAGACTCAGTGTCATCGTCAGGAGTCATACAGATAATGTCAGGTAAAGTAATCTTTTGAGCATATTCAATTGCTTCGTCAGGGTCATCGAAAGAAGCAAAGTAGGTTTCGGCATCAGTTACATTATCTTCAGGGTCGTAACCAATTGCCCACACTTCGTAAGAAACTACAGTATCTTCCTCAAAATCATCAAGGTCTTCTACGATATGTTTTACGAGTTCATCTCTGTTTTTTAATTCTTTAATTGTATTCATTTTGTTTTCCTCCTAAGTTTAACTTACAAATATATTATAACATATTTTTCCATATTTGTAAACCCTTTTTATAAAAATTTTTAAATATTTTATAATGCTCTTGGTAACAAGCATTATATATAATGTATATTTATTATACCATAAATTACCTAAATTGTAAATAGTTAAAATAAATAAAATAACGTTTATAATTATAAACGAAACCGTGCAGTTTGTCTATAATTATAAACGTTATGATTTTATTTATATAATATGATTTCTCCAGTTCGAAGGGTTTCTGTTAAATCAATAACTCTCTGATTAGAACTTCCCCTATACATAAGTCGAAGGTCCTTAAGTTCCTCTACGAACTGTCCATCAACTACTACATCTATTTTAGAATCTACCAAGAATTCAAATACATCTTCTATTAGATATCCAGTCCAAAGCCAAACACTCTTGGTTGGATACTTCTTTTTAAATTCTCGAGCTATTCGAATAACTTCTTCGCGATTCTTAGGATGTAGTGGTTCTCCACCGAGGATACTCAGTCCGCTAATCTGCTGCGGTTCTGCTAAAGCTAAAATACTTTCAAGAGTCTGGTCAGTAAATTCCTGACCTCCGTCAAAATCTTTAGCTGAAGTATTAAAGCAACCGGGACAGTTGAAGGAGCATCCCTGGATGAAGAGAGAAACTCTACATCCAGGTCCGTTAGCTATATCAAGTTGTCTAATAGTATTATATCTCATCAGCATCCACACTCATGGCAGTCTAGGTGAACATAGCGGTCTTTAATCTCTTGGGTTCTACCTTGGTTCCAGTACTGAGTTCCAATGTAACCGCATGTTCTTCTAGCAACATTCATCTTAGACTGATCAGTATTACCGCAGTTAGGGCATTTCCAGATTAATTTACCAGACTCATCTTCGTCAATAAGGATTTCATGATCCCAGCCACACTCTTGGCAATAGTCAGACTTAGTATTAATTTCGGCATACATAATATTATCATAGATATATTCGATGATAGTAAGAATAGCTTCAATGTTATTTTCCAAGTTAGCACTTTCTATGTAACTGATTGCGCCGCCTGATGAAAGTCTCTGAAACTTACTTTCTACTCTGAGTTTCTCAAAAGGATCAATCGGTTCTTCTACATGTACATGATAACTATTAGTAATATAACTCTTATCAGTAACTCCGGGAATAATTCCGTATCTCTTCTGAAGACACTTGGCAAACTTGTAAGTAGTACTTTCTAGCGGAGTACCATAAATCCCAAAGCCTAGGTAAAGTTCCTGGTTCCACTCGTCACACTTCTTATTCATATATTTCATGATCTCAAGTCCAAGTTCCTGACCTTCTTCAGTAAGTAAGTTCTTACCAATAAGTTCTACTACACACTCCCACAATCCTGCGTAACCTAGGCTAATAGTTGAGTAGCCTCCTGTAAGTAACTTATCGATCGTCTCACCTTTCTTTAGTCGAGCAATTGCTCCATGCTGCCAAAGGATTGGAGCTACGTCACTAACAGTACCTTTAAGCCTTTCATAACGACAGAGGAGAGCCTTATGACAAAGCTCAAGTACTTCATCAAAGTTTTTCCAAAAGCTTGCTAGATCCTTAGCATAGTTTTCACCATCTGCGCCGCAAGCTACATCTACTAAGTTTACAGTAACAACACCTTTATTAAAGCGGCCATACCATTTTTGCTTACCGTCTTCATCATACCAAGGACTAAGACATGAACGACAACCCATTGGAGGGAAGCAGCCACCTTCCTTAAGTTCTTTCATGATCTTTTCACTAATATAGTCAGGAACTAGACGTTTAGCAGTACACTTTGCTGCTAACTCGGTTAAGTAGAAGTACTCAGATCCTTTACGGGCATTGCATTCCTCTAGTACATAGATAAGCTTCGGGAATGCTGGAGTTACCCATACACCTTTCTCATTCTTGATACCCTGTCTTCTCTGCAGTAAGACTTCCTCAATGATCATGGCAAGATCTTTTCTAGTGCGGTTATCTTTGACTTCACCTAAGTAAGCAAATACTGTGATAAATGGTGCTTGACCATTTGTAGTCATTAAGGTATTAACCTGATACTGAATAGTCTGTACTCCACGTTTTACTTCTGACCTAACTCGTCTTTCAGTAATTTCATCAATTGCGTCTTTCATCGAATTTGAGAATTCAGTTATGTTCACATTGTAAGTTTTATTGCATGCTAGACGTTGTTCTTCTTCTACCTCGGCTCTAATCTTCTGTCGACTAATGTCTACGAAAGGAGCAAGATGAGAGAGAGTGATGCTCTGCCCGCCATACTGGCTGCTAGCAACCTGAGCAACTATCTGAGTTGCAATATTGCATGCAGTAGCAAAGCTATGAGGTTTCTCAATAAGAGTTCCGGATACGACGGTGCCATTCTGGAGCATATCCTCTAGGTCGACTAAATCACAGTTATGAATACGCTGGGCATAGTAATCTGTATCATGGAAATGAAGTACTCCTACATCGTGAGCCTGAACAACATCTCTATCTAGGAGTAATCTACGTGTAAGATCTTTACTTACTTCGCCCGCCATGTAATCACGCTGTGTAGATGTAATCACTGGATTCTTATTTGAGTTTTCTTGTTTGAGTTCCTCATTATTTAGATTAATTAAACTGAGAATTGATTCATCAGTTGTATTTGATTTTCTAATAAGCTCTTTATTGTAACGATACTGAATAAAGGCTCGGACAAGATTGTTGTAATTTCGGTAGATTAGTTCATCTTCGACCATATCATTAATGTCTTCTACTTTAATAGCTCGCTTATATTCCTTACAACGCTCTTCTATAATAGAAGCAATCTGATTAATCTTCCTCGGACCAATCTGCTTCGATTTCATGATTTCTCTATTAGCACACGAGAGTGCCTCGATAATTTTAGTCTTATCAAACTCGACCTCACGGCCGTCACGCTTAATAACTCTTTGCATGACATCGCACCTTTCTATTAAATTTATATACTATACACCTCAACCCGGTGTATTTAATTTAGCTTATAAAATGACCTTTTTTGAGGAGCTAAAATTAAAAAGGATAACAGATTTTTAAGTCTGTTATCCTTATCAAAATTAAAAATCTCTACATAATATTATACAATATTAGAGACTCAATTTCCGGTAAAATGAAAAGTAAATTCCCACACCGTCTATATATAAATAGTATTTTTCGGAGCTGTCAGTATCCGAGATTATAAAGTTTCTATACTTAAGTTTATCTAAATAAAGTGCACCAACAGGCTTGTTATTAATGTCAAGCAACTCTAAGATAGGAGGATTATCTAGTTCTGCATAAGTGTTAAATAATGTTACTAAAGTATGTTCCATGTTTATTCCTCTCTATGATCCCACAATTCAGCATCAGTTCGCTCAGCTCCAAAGAAAGCCGCTACATAATTGCCACACAGAAGATAAGCTTCATACTCGTAAATCATATGATTAATAATATCGAGTTCTTCTTTATAGAACTTTAAAGTGTTATTTAAAATAGTAAAGGCTACCAGTCTAGTAATTTCTGAAGTACCACGTCTTACTTCACGGCAGTAAGACTTTAGAGTATTGTCTGCGGCCTTCTGCAAAGCTGAGATAGTTAATTCTAGAGTCTTCTTGGTTTGCCGGATATACCGGTAATCTTTCCAATTTCGTAAATATCGAAATTTAGAGTAATCCTTATTCTTAGCACGTTCTATTAATTGTAACATCATGTCATTGTCAGTCATACTTGTGTTTTCCTTATAAATAAAATGTAAGCTCCGGTCGGGAGGAAAACCGGAGCTCAATGAAAGGAGGATTTATCATGAATATGTAAATGTCGTTCAAACCCTATGTGTTATTATACGATATTAATTTAAAATTTTTAATATTGTCTCAGTAATTATTTTAAATTAAATCAGAAAAGTAACTGAAGAAGTTCGTCAAAAGCACAGAAAGGTTTTACATTAGCAGCTGTTACAGAACCAACTCTATTGTCGATAGTAGTTTCAAAGTCACCATCTTTTAAAGTGATATGATAGCCCTCGGGGTACTTGTCAGTAAAAGCTTTAAGTGCAGCCGCATAGGCTGTTTCACTATTTTCAAGCTTTGCAAGAATAACCTTTCTAGATTCTTCATATTTATCCTTAAGCTGCTTAAGACCTTCACGATACTGCTTATCAAGAGAAGCATTGTCTTCTTTAAAAGTCTTTCTAGCAGCATTCAGTGCTTTAAAAGCATCCTGAACTTTTTCAGCATCTGCCTTTTTAACAGCAGCTTTATCTTCTTTGGCTTTCTGCTCTGCAAAGTATGCAGCTTCAGCTTCTTTAAGAGCAGCTACAGTATCAAAAGGTTTTTTAAGTATCTTTGAATAATAAGAGTAATCACCGGTAGTAAATGTAACATTACCCTTATTTGTATCTTCTACTGTTTTCTTATTAGTATCAATATTACGATAGTTTTTCATTTTAAATTAACTCTCCTATTAGTTATATTTTGTGCTGGATAAAAGTCCTCTCATTTATCCAGCTTTTATTAAAATGAAATATCTAACCTGAGACGCATTAGGTATTCAATTTTTAATTAGTCATCGAAGAGACCCTCATGAGCAGCTTGTTGTGCCGCTGATGCAGCGTCGTCTTCCCAATGTTTTAAAAGTTCTTGTTCATACTTTTCAGTTAAATCATAAAAGTTAAGTATGAAATATGCTAAATAATCTTCTTCAGGAAAATTCTCTAAAGCATAAAGACCGCCTTCGATATCAGTAACGTCTTCTTCTTGAATAAGATCAGCAAGACATTCTATTACATCACCGTTGTCTACTTCATAAGTATACTCAACAGTTTCAGTCCATTCATCCCAATCATCTACATCACGTTTAGCGCTCTGCATGGTTACTTCGATTTCAGGATAGAATAGCTCAAACTTTTTTTTGAGAAAGGCGTCACGATAAGTAGGATCATTGTTTTCTTTATGAAGTTGTATAAGCTGACTATAAACTTCCTTTGTAACTTCGCGATACCATTTATCACTGGCTTCAAAATCTTTATCAAAGCTTATATTATATTTTTCTCTAATATCCTCAGCTACTTCAAAAGCAAATGAAGCTGCATGTTCTAAATCGGGAAGTTTATCAGAATCTGTAGTTAGTTTTTTAATAGAGTCACGAACCATTTCTGAAAGTGCCGGTTCTGTGACATCTTCAGTTAAAGTGCTAAGTGTATTAAAGCCGCAGTTGATGCAGATACCTGTTTCAGTATCAAAAGTAGTTGCTCCACCACACTCAGGACAAGAAGTTAAACGTTCTCTGTAAGTATCAGCATCTTCAAGTTCCTCTAACATTGACTTAGGTTCTTCAATAGCTTCGCCAAAGTATACTCTAAAGCAACCATCATGTTCACCGTAAGGATATTCAGGATATTCGGTCATCATTTTTTCAAGAGCTTCTTCTTCAGTAGCAGCTTCTACTGTACCAATCTCATGTCCGTCAAACTCACAAATCCAAGTAAGGAGTTTAGGAGTTTCATCGGTATTTTGTTCTGCATCTTCATCAAGGAAATCCCAATAGTCATTTTCTCTGAAGGTAAGAGTTTCTCCTCTAGACATTATAGCTGCTTGACATCTAGAACAAAGGTAGCCTAGGTTAACCTCATAGCGACACTCACTTTTATCGAATAAATCTTCGCACCATGTACATTCTACTGTATCCTCGTTTTCTTCCATCATCTCTACTATAGCTTTGATGTCTGGAGCAGGATCAGAATCTTTGGTAATAGTCTCCTCAGATTCTATAACTACAGCGTCATCTTCAAACTCTTTATTAAACTCCTCATCTGAAACATCAAAGGTTTCAGACTTAGAAAAAGTAGTAACCTGATTAGCTTCTTCAGAACCGCAGTCATTACCTAAAACTTCATCATAAGACCAAACAGTTCCAAGGTCACGTGCATCGATGCAAACACCATAATCATCTCGGTCAAACTCTGTCTGAGTTATAATAGGTTTTTGGCTAAGGCATCCTAGAGCATGAGCTTTAGCCTCATCAAAAAAATCAAAAGGCTCGTCATCACAATTAGGACACTTTACAAAATAAATATATTGAATCATTTTATTAACGCTCCTATAAAATTTTTAGCTACATAATTTAGCAATTAAAAATTTTATTTCTTTTTTAGGATTTCAATTTTAAATGATTTAGCTTCGTAACTAGTCTCGGCCAGAAGCTCATCACCAATTAATTCATTTAAATCATCACGGTCAGTTACGCCGTTGAGTGTGAAGGTTCTTTCTTTGGGAAGAATTCCTTTTAAGTATTTAATTACAGACTCATCCATCTCTTCAGGATCAAGGTAAAATTCAATGTCGGTAACTTTAACTTCCAGGTCGTAACTAATGATAGAAGTTTCTATGTCGTTAAACTTCATATCGTGAGCTACTACACATGTAGCTTCATTAAGAATCTCATCTAGAGTCATTTCCAAAAGCTTACGCTTAGCATCTTCTTCAGACTCTGCTTCAACCCAAAGCTGTTTTATCCAAGCCTCAAGAGCAAAATTTAAATTAACAGTCATAATAGTAACCTCCAAAAATCAATTTCAATAATATTATACCATAAACTGGTAGCTTTGTAAATACCTTTTTAAAAATTATTCTTCCAATAATCCGGAATTTCGTAAAAGCTTTTCGGATTCGGAAATTAAAAAAGTTTTATTTATATTATTATTTATAATTAAAAATATTTTAAGCACACGTCCTTTATATTTTAAGCGTATGTCACGATAACCATTATTATTAAACCATTCCATCTGAGCACCCTGTAATTCGGGCGATTTCGGAAAGGTTGTGATCAAGTCTAATTCTCTGTCTACAAACCGACACATATCTTCTTTATAATAAATGTTGTCTAGACCTAAATCAATCTTCTTATCTTTCCACTTTGCAAATACTTGATGTCCATCCGGATTTAGAATAAACTCAATAGTCTGACCGCGGTACTCTATAGTACTGTATCTTATAGAAACATTAGAGGTCTCGGATAATTGCTCGGAGTTCGTCAACGAGTTTGTTATTAATAGATCCGTCGGATTCTTTTCCATCTACTAAGTAATCTCCTAACTCTTTCTTAGTTTCTATAATCTGCTGAACTCTCTCATCTATAGTACCGCCACATATGAGTACAGTGATAAAAGCAGGACGATCATTATTGACACGCCAAATTCTATCAGTACCCTGATCAAACATTGCCGCAGTATAAGGAGTATCTATACAAATGAGATAAGATGCTGCGTTGAGGGTCCAGCCGGTTCCGACTTTTCCCCAAGTTCCTATAAAGACTTGTTCCCTAGGGTCAGACTGAAATCTTTCTACGTTAGCAGCAACCTCTGCATCAGACACATCTCCAGTATTAATACTAAAACGAAATTGTCCTAATTTCGTAGCAAGGTCATTTATAGTTTCTTTAAAGACTGACAGAACTACAACTTTCTCTCCTTGAGAAGTTAGTTCTTCTATATACTCTAGGCATCTAGTAACTTTAATAGATTCTACTTTCTGAGTTGTCAGTAGACCAGGGCATGCGGTCGCTTGGCGTAATCTTGTTGTGAGTGCTAGTAAGTTAGTAGCTTTAAGTTCAATCTTATCAGCTTCTTCTTTAACACCTTCCTTAATAGCTTCGTAGAATTTCCTCTGGCTATCATCAGGTTCTAAAACTTCTAGAGTTACGGTCTTAGGTGGCATATCTGAACGCACTTGATCTAACGTCCTTCGTAGTGAGCAACTTTCTATTTCCTCACGAAGTACATCTAGATTCTTAAACCCAATAACTTGGGAATCTTTTATACCGCCAAAGTTACAGTACTGAGATTTATAGGTAGTCAAGATTGATTGGTCGTTATTAGTCCAAGAAAGTGGTACATATGCAGATAGTGGATTGTTAGTGATTAATGTTCCAGTTGCGGCGATCTTAAACGGTGCATCTAGTTTAAGTAAGTTAGTTCCTTGCTGTGAAGTTTTAGTTGCGGCTTTGTGCGCTTCATCGAAAGCGATCATGCCAAACTTGTTACTAGACTTCTTAAAAGCTTCTATGATCCGGTCGTCACGTAAACTCTCTAAGTTAGTAATTACGAAGAACTCCTCAATAGGGTCTTTTAGCTGGGCCGCACGTTTATCCATCGACTTATATCTAATAGAGCCGGTTCTGGTAATATGCTCGCCTAGAACAATAGCAGACTCTGTCGAAAATTTAGCAATCTCCTTCTTCCAGTTCTGTTTAAGAGAATTAACTCCGCAAACGATGAAACAGTGATCAATTATTCCTCTTCGCTTTAGTGTCTCAGCTAACCAGATAATAGAGTTAGTTTTACCTAGACCCATAGAATCTAGTAATAGCCACTTCTCATGTTCCAAACCAAAATTAATAGCTTCAAGCTGATGGTCAAACGGTTTCATCTTAAACGAAACTTTCTCAGTTTCAGAAAGCGGTTCTAAATTAAGCTGTCGACCGAAATGAAATTCTCCAGATTCCGGTGTGTTTAATAAACTTAGGGTTATCTCGTCTAAGAAAGTAAGATTATCTAATAATCTATTTAAATAACAAACAGGAAATTCCCAGACATTATCCTTCTTGTGATAATAATAGGTAGGAATAGTTTTTAAAGCATCTACTATATATTGGTTATAGTTAAAGGTAACACAAATAGAAGATAATCCTGATATTTTCTTAGGCGGAGATATTTCTGTAATATGTATCATTTAATTACCTCCGAAATTCCGGAAGTTTCGTTATAATACTCAAAGGTCATTCCGGAAATTTGTTTTCTACGTCCAGTTAAAATTTGATTTAATCTATTTTTAGTTAAATTATTAGCTATTTCAGCTTCTCTAATAGAATTATAGATAATACCAGTTTCTTTACACCTAACTTTTCGCTGTACTGCCAAGGCACCTAAGCTAAAGTTATTTTTAATTGCTTGATATTGTTTAGGATTATCTTTTGGGTTTGGTCTAGTTGACTGTACGTATAGATATGCCGCAAGAATATTATCGGTAGTATCTAAGTCTGAAACTATTTGGTTTTCGATAGCCGGATTTAATAGGTTAAGCAGTAAAACACAAGCATTTATATTTTCTAAAATAAAATTATAAGATTTACCGCATCTAGTAAGTAATAAATGCGCCTTGATATGATCTGCATAGTTTAATTGTACTCGCTTATTATTTGGGTCTGCATTAGCTATTTTAACTGCATCTTTATCCCGAGAACTAGCGCCTCTAGTATACTTTATAGTTTTACTAACATCTTTAGGCAGGTATGCTGCCACAGGAATCATATGATGCTCTTGGGTAACATCTTTCTTTTTAGAAGTATCCAAGTTATTTAACATTAATTCTACATATTCATCTAAATACTGATTATCTATAACCAAATCAGTTTTTAAAAGTAATTCTTTAATAAATAACATCTTTGATAATTTCTCCTTGAAATTATTTGAAATTTAAGTTTTCTATTTAATTTCGCAAATAATTTCAATAGTAAAATGAAAATCCTGAAATTTCATAAATTACAAAACGAAATTTCAGGAGTTACAGGTAACTTTTCTAATTTCGGAAGTTTCATTTACATATGCATGCGCGCATGAGAAAAAAGGCCAATTTTAGCTAAAAAGTGTAAAAATTAGCTAAAATTCAGCCTAAAAAGTGTAATTAATCTAAAAGTGAGACATATTTATTAGAAAAATCAAGTTCCGGGGCTTCCTCTTTCACTCTGTAGACTACCGATGCCTCTACAACGAATGGTCTTTCGCATTCATCACATATGTAATGTTCTATAAAGTCAGGTTCATTAGCTGCTGGGCCGTAATCCTCATAAATTATCTTACCTAAGCCGTCTCTGACTACTTCTTGAGGTTGACCTATCAAAGAACCGGGCATAAAGATTTCTCCTGGTAGATATTCTCTCATACAATGAGGACAACGGATAAGTGGGGTCTTACATTTATTAGGTAATTTCATGGTTGTTTTAAGGGCTCCTTATGTAAAAAATCAAATTTTTGAAAATTTCCGAAAAATTATTTGCACGCGTGCGCGCCTCTCGATCTATATAATAATATATTAATATAATCTCAGCACAGATTATATTAATATATTATTATATAGATCTCTATTATTAATATTAATAAATATATAAATAATATATTTTATTATGCACGCAAGATTTTTTCATGCAATTTCAGTTTTCAGTCTATAGAAAAATATGAGCAGGACAAGCCTGCTTAATTATTTATCTTTAGATAAATCTAAAGATAAATAATTAAAATTCTTCTAATTTATTATACAGTATAGATCTATAGTATTTGACAGTTTTATAAAAAATTTTTTAATAATTTTTATTAATAATTTAATAAATTAATAATTTATTAATTTTAGGGGGGCGCTATTAATTTAATAATTTATTAATTTAATAAAAATGAAATTTGACGAATTACATAAAGACTATTATAAAGCTCCCCAGAATCTCCTATATCGCATTTTATTTTTAGCCATATAGTAAGCCTACTTTTAATATAAAATTTGACACGCACGAAACGAAATAAGGAAAATTACGTTTTTAAACAAGCTGGAAAATATTAGTAACTCTCACCACGGTCTCCTGTATCAAATTTTTAATGCTTAAGAGGGTAAGTAGTAGGGCCCCCTAATTAAAAGTCCTTAAAACGAGTTCTGGGAAGAAATTACAAATATAAAAAGAAAAGCTCCCTTGTATTAAACAGGGAGCTATTTAATTTATTAAAAATTATTGTGCTTCTGACCATTCAGTATCAGAAGTTTTAATATAGACGCCTTCAGCTTCTTTCCAGCCATCTGAGGTTTTAACATAAGGAACTCCTTCAGTCCAAGTGTCTTTAGCAGTCTTAATCCAGATTGTTGCAGAGTTATGTAATATACATTCTGTTAAACCATTTTCAGGATCGGTATTTACTAGGTAATTAATGTCTTGGTTAGTACCCTCAGAATCTACTATTCCTAGTAAGCTCTCCTGCGAATAATGAGTAGCTGAACCCCATGTTGCATAAGTATATACTCTACAGTAACAACGATCTTTAGCTTCAAAAACAGCAGGAGATGTACTTGCGACTCCTTCAATTGGGTTGAAAGTTAAAGAATTCCTCGTAGTTTCTACATATGGGATATTAGAATCATTATTAGTATGTCCAGTGCAACTAGTAAGTTCTATCGCGCCAGTACCTCCGCCATTCTTATTATTTTTATAAATCATGACTCTATAGCCAGCTACTTTAGCATTATGGCCGTTTCGGGTTCCAACGGCTGCTCCGCTCCAAGACCATGTTAGATCGTCCTTAAGTCTAGGTTTATTAAGTTTAGCTGTACTATATGTTAAACTTGTAGGGGGTGCCGGATAGCCAAAAGTTATATTTTCACTGGTCCAACAACTAGTGCCTATACCGAGCTGACCCTCACTTGTAAGTGAAACTTCTGCAAGAGTGGCTCCATTCGGTATCTCAAAATCTACTTCAAAGTTTCCTCCACCAGAAACACCACTTGAGCTGTTAATTAAGGTATAAGTATCAGTCTTGGAGGTTATTCCATTTCCAGAAAAAGTAACACTAAGTACTGAGCTAGTTACGTTATTATTAGTACCAGCAGAAGGTTTTGTACCTTTAACTGTAATTGTAAAATCTCCATTGTCTTTGATAGAGGTGATGGCCCCAGCAGAAATATTAGTGTAGATACTAGTAGAACTTTCATTCTTTGCTACGTGGTCTTTACAAGGACATTCATGAACGGAAAGATGCCAGGATGCTGATGATTCTTCAGCATATTGAAAATATCGGTAACATTCATCAGAGTCACCATAAAAATAAAGTAAAACGCTGGTAGCACCTGACGGAATTGGAATTTCAAATTTTTCTTTAGAAGCGTCTATAGATGACCATTCACGATAAGGATCACTTTGAGCATAGGCAGCGTCAAGTTCTGCTATCAAGTATGGAGCTTTATATTTATATAAATAAACCAATTTAGAAGTAGGTGCACTACTAAGACTATCAGTGTAGACTCTTGTACCTGAAGAATTTACATAGCTATATTTATTTATTTTTTCAGCTCCTACTAATTGGGTGTCACTTCCAACAGTGAACTTTGCCACTAAAAAAACTTTATAGTGTTGGTTAAAAGGAACACTTGAGTTTTTATTTACTAATTTTGTATCACTGCCTAAAGTTACTTCAAGAGTACTGCCCTTGACTTTAGTAGCTAATGAGCTGGTCTCTAGTTTAAAAATATGGGAGCTACTACTATGTACAGTAAAACTATAAGAAGCCATTACTCTTCACTCTCCTCTAAAACAGAATTAATCTTAGAAAGAATTTCTTCTATAATTTCTTTAGTGTTATCAGAAAGATTTTTTTCTTCGTCGTCCTTAGCCTGCTCGTAATAATATTTAGAAAGTTCTCTGAAGTCTCCTTTGTCTATAGAAAAGGAACCCCAGTCACAGAGCATTTCTAAAATATAAATATAAGGCATATCCTCACCGAGCCAGAACTCTGGGTGGTGTTCATTATGCATCCAGTGATGTCTCCAAGCTTCTTCGTAGCCGGGAACAAACTTGAGAGGCTTTCCATTAATATCTTGCGGACCGTAAAACTTTCGAGCGTAAGGTTCAAACTCTTCTTCGCCGAATTTAGAATCATCGTGTTCTTCTATAATATCATAGAAAGCATCTATATCAGGAAGCTCATCAAAAACTTCCGGCACGTTTTCATCAAGCCAGTCAGCAAATAGTTTTACTCTATTCTTATGGTCTATAATATATTTTTTATATTCTTCTTGATAGTCCTCAAGTCCTTCGTTAATCATACTCAGAGCGGCTATAGCATTTATAAAATTCATATTCATTTCTTATCAAGCCTTTCTATAAATTCTATTTAGTTTAGCTTTATATAATAAAAGCTTCCAAGAAAGTTTTTCTTTTCTCAGAAGCAGTAAGTTTTATTTATTGAGCCTTCTCGAACATCCTTATTTTCCATTCATTTAATTTAGCGTAACTTTATAGCTTAAGTTTTATTATTTTAATAATTTAATAATATTCTATATATAATAAAAAAGTAGCTATTCTATATAGCTACTCATCAATCTTTTATTTACATTTAGATTTATTTCCGATTACACCGTATTGTAAAAGTTTATCTAATAATTCATCATAATCTTTTAATGGTCCCCTATCTATGATATGAGGATACGGTTTGATTTCTTCTAATACCCAATCCCAAGATTCTACTCGCTTATAAGAATTGCCATTGTATTCGACTTCAGTTGTTGTTATTTCTAGTCTAAAGTCAATTTTATCATCTACAAAATAAAGTCTGAGTGCATGATCATTTACACCCCAGTCAGTATATTTATCATCCTCTAAATACACAGTATGTATTGTATTTAGATGTTTAGCTAATTTTAAAAATTCAATTTTATAGCTAGGAAGTCCATATTTACTTAAAGGTCTACTAGATGTTGTACTATTTGTATTCTGTGTTTGTTGACTTGTTGTCTTAATTTGCCACTCAAGTAAAGGATTATCCCAAAGAGTTTCATACTCTTTAAATTCTTCTGATAAATTCATAAAATTTGTCTCCTTAAAACATTTTATACAAACGTTTCTTCTTTTATAATTATATTAACGGGTTCTTCTGTTACTTTTCTATCTATACGAGCAGCTATTTCTTCTCCGATTAACCAATATTCAAATTTAGTTCCTGTTTTTGTTTTACCTTCTACAAGATATTTCCAAATATTTTTACGAGGATCTAAAAAACATTGTCTATGTAGAGAGCGATGATGATTTGGATTCATTAAAACTAAATTTTCAAATTGACTATTATTAGTGTGCTTACAGTCACGATGATGTAATACCCAATTATCTTCATAATTAGCTGGTTTGCTACAACCTAAGAAGTTTGCAAGATATATTAAAAAGCTTTTATATGTAGCTTGTCCTGAAAAATTCGATTCATTCAAAGTTTCTAATTCATTTAAAGCTTCGTAGAAATTCATAAGTAGCTAACCTCCTTGAAAGAACTATCAATATAATTTAGCAATAAAAAAAAGAACTTAAGTATCTCTCTACTTAAGTTCTTAATATATTCTTTTAAAAGTAAGCTATTAAATCATTAGACCCTTATCTTCATTTTCAATTTCTTCTAATAATCTTTCAAGAACACTGATTCGCCCTCGCCAGTAACCGAGGG